CCCCACCAAAGAATGATGCAACAGATGGAATAACGGCTTTATATGTTAATCCTCCGGCATCTGGTGTTACGATTGTCCAGGGCCCTCGAAAATTGTTGGGGTTTCTCATAGTGACCGCCGCGTCCGATCCAGTTGCGTTATCTCCATAGTTTGTTCCGTCTTCAGAACCATAGAACCAAACTTGAATAGCTGTATCGTTACTGGGTGTTCCTGTAACCAATTGACAATGTAATCTTACCATAGCATCAATATATAAGTTTGTGCCATTGTCAATCGCGGCACATTCGCGGGCAGCATTATTCGCAAGACTTGCAAGAGTCATTGTTATTGCTGTTGTGCTCCCATAAGAAATTTTTGATGTTGCCATTTTTATTCCTTTACTATCGTAAGTCCTTCTGCACCTTGAGGGTTAGTTGAAAGAAAATACATAAATGTGTCTTGTAAATCTTGAGCCGTTACCCTATTTGGCGCGTTTTCTATTCCCGCAAAAATTTCACATATTCTAGGAGGATAAAATTCTCTTTTTATCACCACACCATGTAAATCCGGAAATGCCGAACACTCTATAGGATCTTCATGTAAACAAACTCTAACCTCTCTGTCTCTTGAAGAATTTACAAGAGCGACAATCTGAGGTATATAAAATTTGTTTCCATTCAATCGCCCATATTTTCTATAACCCAAATCTTTTGGATCATTGAAATACTCAGCAATTAATCTATCCATCATTTCTTGAGTGAGGGCCATTATCCCTCCGAAAGTTTCTTCAAGAAATTCTCAAATACTTCAACTTGTTTATTTTCTAATTCTCTCTTTCGAGACTTTCTGATCTGTTCTTTATACTGTTCAATAGTAAGTTCTTTTATGATACCATTTTCCCAGATCCATTCTTTACCTTCCATGATGCCAGTTACAAACGCATCTGGTGCAGAAGGATCATGAACAATATCAATAGTGCAAAGATAGAAATCGTCTTGAACTTCTTGAATCCCATCCTTACGAGGAATTAAAGAACCCATCCCACGAGAAGAAACTCCAAGACTAATACCCTCGTCTAGTAATCCCTTTGCAATCTTACCATAAGGTGTATCGAGAATTTTAGCTTTTCCGACGATATTACTTCCTTCCTTTTTAAGCTCTGTAATTTTGTGTGATACTCTTTCAAGGTTCACAGTTGGTCCTTCAGGATGACCAAGTTCTCCTAGAGCGCGGCCAGCCTTTACAACGTCTTCATTGTAACGACCAACTTCCTTCTCCAGAACGTGAACAGGATAGATTCTCCCATTCTTGTTTTGAGCTTCAGCTTGCATAAAAATACCTTGGATAAAATAATCCTTGGCATCTTTACCTTCTTTGATAACTTTGAATTCGCTTATGTTTTCTCTAATAAGTTTCATATTACTTAACTTGTTTCCATCCGAAGTCTACTAGTTTCATAAACGATTGTGGGTTTGATCCCAACATATTTTCAAATTTTTGTTTTGCCTCATCTTTCTGTAGTGCATTATAAACAGTTAACAACATATTTGCAGTCTGCAAATCTACTGTTAGTTGTTGTCCATTTTGAAACTTGATTGGGCGCCGGCCCTTTTCACCAACTATTCCCTTCAAGACATCAAGAGCACCCTCTTGGAGAGCTAACTTTTTTAATTCTACTTTTCTCTCCTCAATCTTATCACGAACTTTATTATTAAGAATAGACTTGACTATTTTTCTTAACTCAAGAGGACGATGAAGTGTTTCCAACAATTTATTTGTCGTTACCTTCCCCATTTTTACCTCCAGCGAAAGAGTCTTTAGCAAGTGCTTCTTTCTTTGTATTCAATGCAGCTTTCACTTTATTGTTCAAAGAACCATACACAAGCTCTTTCACCTTTGAGGCATTTCCGCTTGTAACAAACTCAGTTATTTTCTTAAATGCTTTTTCCATACTACTATTTATTCCTTATATGCTTCCTACATCTTTTCCAGCATTACCTGGTCCACCGGAACCCTCATCTTTCCCACCCTTAATTTCATTTCCACCAGTTCCTTCAGTAGATTTTGGTTCTGCTCCAGAAGGCTCTTGAGTCAGACCTAACTCGGGTTCTGGATACTTTCCTTCTTCGTCTTTAATTTGTTTATCTATTTCTGCTATATTTTCGTCATTCTGACCCAAAACATTTTTTCTAATCCATTCAACAGAGAAATATTTCTTTGTATAATTGTTAGAATCTGGGTCAAGAGTAGCAAGAGTTTTCATTTTTTCTGTAAGAATTTCATTCTCTTTTAACTCAGCAAAGAAGTTATCCTTCGCAAAATCGTAGCTTAAGCTATGACGAACATCTGGCCAATCATCTGGCTTAATGAGTCCCTTTAAGATTAGTTGCTTTTCAAGCAAACTATCAAACAACATAGAGAATCTAATACGCAAGCGTGTAATAAACTTTGAAAACGCAACTTCATCTCTTGTAATTTCTGAAGATCGTCCTACGTTAAAAGCATTGTTTGGGTCAAGTCTTCCAAGAGGAACATGCAAAGACTTATAGAGCTTCTTTAAAAAGTATTCTATATCCCTAATTTCTCCAAGATTTTCTCCACCAGGAAGTGTATCGATGGCCGTTGTGGCAACACCATTTCTTCTAGGAAGCCAAAAGTCTTCAAGCATTGTCGTGAAACGTCTATCGTCTTTAACTTCTCCTGTACCAGCATCATACACAATCTTGCTTCTATAACGCTGCATCATTTCACGCATATATTGATCTGCCTTTGTCTTTGGCAAATCTTGCACATCAATGTAAAAAATTCTTCTTTCTGGTGCTCGAACAATACGATAAATTACGGAAGCATCTTCCATCATTTTAAGCTGATTTAATGGGCGGATCGCTTGATGGAGATATGACAAAATTGTTGACGAATATCTATCTGTTATTCCTGAATGAACATGAACAACAGCATCTTTTGAAATTTTTATTCCAGTTACAGTGCTTCCTTGTCCTGCAACAACTACACCACCATAGTTAACATTCCCTTGAGGATATTGAACACCTCTTTGATTGTAGGCGTAATATTCTTCTAGGATTCGGATAATTTCAGCTTGTGTTGCACTATCAAGTTCTCTTTCAATAACGCGAATTTTTCTAATCTGTCTAGGATCAATATAACGTATCTCTTGAATTCCTTTCTTTTCTTCACCTTCTGTTGTAACAGAATGAAAATACAATCTTCCGTCGATATACCATTTTCTAAAAATTTCATAACCTTGATTATTGAAATCTAATAGTTTTAAAATATATTGAAATTCTTTTTCGACAATTTTTGTAAATTTTTCTGGGACCTTTTCTTCATCTCTTTCATCAAGCCATTCGAGCTTAACTGGAGGAATGTTGTCCTCAATTACTATAGCTTCATTTACAACTTGATCTATGGCATTGTTAAGTTCTGGATATAAAGACATCTCTCTATAGCGGGTGATCAACTCAAATTCATTTCTAATTGAACCATCAATATCAATGTAACCGCCGAGGACGCCACCTTCAACAACAACAGCACCATCATCATTTGTGGGTGTTACGAAAGACTTATTTTTCTTTAATGCTTTTTTTGATTCGGGAGAGATAGGAAATTGAGGACCAAAAAGCTCATCTTCAGTTAGAGTTTCACTAATTGGTAGAGTGATAACCTCATTAACTTTTGCGGGAGCCTTGGAAGGCTTCTTAATAGAACCAGTTTGCTTCTTTTTACCAGGTTTTGCCATATCATCCTCAAACGGTGGAGGACAATAATGTCCTCCACATCAATATTTATCTTAACTGTTATCGAGCAACAGTTGTGGCAGGAACCCAGATGTCATATTGAAGTGTTACAGTGAATTCTTCAATAACATCAACAGTTCCCCAATCCAATGGAATAGCAGCAACTTCAGATGGCCAAACTCCTTCAAACGTATACGCACGAATGATTTGACCTTCTTTAGAGAGTTGTAATACTTCAGCACTTCCCTTGTAAGATGCAGGAGCAGAAGTAGCACCAAGTCCACGAACGTTTTCACGGTGAAGATTGACAGCTTGGTTCCAGCTTTCAAAAGCATTTCTGATACGGAAATCTTCATCGTTCATGATGGTGATTTGCCATTCAGGGAATGTTCTGTTACCTGCTAACTTAATTGTTCTTCCTTGATAAGGAATATTTACTACTCCTTGAACAGCTTGTGGTAAACTTGCTGCGCGGCAAAGGAAAGTCAATTTAGGAAGCATTGTCAAAGCATCTCCAACAGCAGGAGGCAAAACAGTAACTTCAAAGAGTGAAGGTCTAGCTCCACCTAGTTGTAACTCTGACTTAATATTGTCGATTGAGCGGGCCATTTAGTTTACTCCTTCTCTGTATTAAAACTTACCAACGATTTCTTCAAACTCTACTCCAGTTCTAACAGCAATGAAGTTCAATTGGATAAAGTTGATTGAACGTGCTGGCTTGATGTAAATATCACCAACAAATTCATTTCTATCAATAACTTCAGGTGTGTTATTTGAACTATCGCAAACAACTCTGAAATCGGTAATACCACGACGACCCTTAACGTCACGGAGGTATGGTTCGATCAATGCGCGGAATTGTGCTCGTGTAAATTCATCGTTGAATTCAAACAATGAAAACTTCGCAGCTTTCGCAATAGACTTTTCGAGAACAATAAACAAACGACGAACGTTGATACGGTCGAACGCGCTTGGCTTTGCAAGCAAAGTTTTGTCTCCAAAAAGAACTGTTCCTTCACCTGGGAATGTAACAACTGAGTTTACACCCTTCAGATAAAGATCATCTCTTTCGCTCTTATTAGGGTTGAAAGCAAGACGAGTAACATTCTTAATTTGTCCTCTGTTAAATCCAGCAGGAGAAAACCAAGGATCTCTATCTCTGTCAGTTCTAGCACATAGTCCAGCTACATCTCCGCAAAGAGGAACATAACGGAATACGTCATTGTATTTGTCAAATTGCAACTTCCATCCACTGTCAAGGACTCCATAAGAACTTGAAGGAAGATTGTCTCTGAAAGTGATAATGTCTTCTGCTTCTTGTCCAGCATTGTCAACAACAGCAGCTTGTGGAGGCGACAAGAGAGCAATACAATCCTTTCTGTTTTCAGCAAGGTTATTGATCAAATGGGTTGCCACTGCGGCACTTGCATCTGCTCCAATGATAAGAGCAATATCAATTGCTTCAGCATTTTGGAACAAATCGTATCCATTAATTTTGTTTGCATCGGATGGTGCAGAACCTTCAGCGCCGCCCGCAAGACTGTAACTGTATGGACGATCAACCGCTGTATAGGTTGTTCCTTGTGCAGGTGTTCCCCAGTTTACGCCAGCAGGAATATGATCTGCCCAACGGAGATACTTTGAATTCTTGTTAATAGCATCTTTGTAATATGCAGAAGCACCGTCAGATGCCTTTGCGTCAGATGCCTTTGATACAAGAGGAAATCTTTCGAGAACTTGTCCAGTTACACCAGAGAAAATTCCATCTTCATCAATAACAATGACATTCATTTCATCGTCTGCACCAGAACGATCAAGAACATAGTCTGAAGTTCCAGGTGTGAATTGAATATTTTGTCTATATTGCCAGTTGATTGTTGCCGCAGTATTTGTAAGGTCTGTTGTGAAAGCAGCATTAAGTGTGATCGAACCAACAGCTACCGCAACGATGATTCTTTCTTCGCCACTAAGAGAATCAACAACAAGTGATCCTACAGCAGCAACAAGAGTATGATCAACAACACCAGTAATTGTCAATGATGTTCCAACGGTAACAACATCTGGCCAGAGTCTTGAGTAAGCATTTGCGCTTGGAGCAACAGAAACACGGAGACTATTTCCAGCAGTACCAGGATGACGTGCAACGAATGGTCCTACGTTAAGAGAACCACCAGCATAGTTTGCATCATATTGTGCATCATTTTCGATCAAGAATCCTGTACCAGGGGTTCCAGAACCTGTTGATGCTTCAGCAGTAGAGTTTAAAACGCCAGTTCCAGCTACACGAACCAAACGCAATTTATTTGAATATGCTAGGAAGTTTGCTCCCGAAAAGAACGAAACGAAAGTAGCATCGTTTGGTTTTCCAAATTTTTCAACAAGTTGAAGTTCGTTTTCGATAAGGGTAACATCCTTAAGTGGACCCCATCGAAAATTACCCACAAGGGCCGCATCGCTTGTTGAAATAGATGGAACAATAGTAGTTAAATCGATTTCGCTGACATTAACGCCAGGACTTACTTGAAACGCCATCTGTTCTTCTCCTTACTTAAAGATTGCCTTTAGTAGATTCTTGATAAATCTCAATGGTAGTATTTATAAATTAATCGGGCTTCATTCTTACAATGTGTTCGGAGGTTCCGTGTCATCGTCTTCCATAAGAAAATTGGGATTATTCCACCACTTGGCCATCTTTTTTATCGCTTCCTTTTCTTGAACAAACTCCCAACGAGTACCTCCTTCATCCACAAACGTTTCTTTTTCCTCTGCACTGCTTTTAAAACCGAATGGTAAAGATGTTTCTTCCAAATTTTTTTCTCTTTCTTCAAATAAACGCTTTTGAATATTCACATCTGTCATCTCTTTAAACATGGGTTGTGCTACCAACCAAGAGAACATTACAAGAGTCATTACTAAGTCATCATTTCGACCTTCTTCGGCCTCATAGCTCTTTGCTTTTTTGACAAATGTTGTAAGTTCTGAGATAGTATCGAAGTCTTTAATAATAAGCTGGTCTCCTTCAATCAATGTTTTAAGGTTTGAACAACCTATGGATTTCATAGGAGCACTTGTCTTAACTCCTATTTTTCCATTCTTTCGCATACCCAATGAAATCTTTTGGCCGCCTCGGCCCATTGTTATAGTGCAAAACATATGTTCATATTCCAACTCATGAAATAAGATGTCACCAACCTGTGATCCTATATCATTTGTTTCGACAAGAATAAATGCTTTATTGTAATTTGTGGCCACATTGAAAATGATGTTCGGGTATACCATTGAAGGTATTTCTGAATCTCTAAATTTTGCGACTTGACGATATGGTGCAGTTGTTACATCGAAAACTGAGAAAGCAGAGTAGTCAGCACCCTGGCCCCTACTAGTGTCCACAGTTATCATATAAGAATGTCCCTCTTGAGGAGTTTCGTATACATCAAGTTTTTTGCTACTCCACATTGCAGTAATCCACGCCAATGTGGCAAGTTTTGCCGAACTTACAAGCGTATCCGATGAACCCAAAAATTCGCAGTTATGACTTAATATATCATTTGTATAATATGTATGGGTTTGAGTATTTAATATATCATATAAAAAAATTTTCTTTTTTATGAGTCTTTTATATTTTATGAATGTTCCCCCTACCTTAGTTAGAACCTCAATTTTATTGTTTAGGTTTTTGGCAAGAATTAAACCATCAATCGTGATAAATGGGTGATTTATGGAGCATTTCATTTCCTGGCCATTATGAAACTTGATTAAGTAATATTCATCATACTCTGATTTTCTAATACCAGAATAATTTTCAAATCCTATTGGCGTTTTAATTAAATTTATCATTATCTTAATGTTTTATATTGAAGGATGTTTATTATTTGGGGTATAGATATATTGAATACATTTTTATTTTGTATAGCAAAGGCTCTTTCTGCCGTCACAATTTTACCATTTTTTGCAACATATGGAATAAAAAATGGTTTAAATATATTAAATTTCTGCCTCAAAGCATTATATATTTTCGTATCAATTTTATAGGAAGCTATTTTACCTTTACATCTTTTTGATGCCTTTTCGGCAATTTTGTTTAGAGATTTTTTGGTAAAATACTGTTTAATTGGACCATTTCTTTGTATTCTTTCTTTGGCAGATTTAGACATTTTTCTTTTTGATTGCTCAGAAAATTTATAACCTAGAGTTGTAAAATTTTTTGAATGATGATTACCCTTACCATTTAACGATTCGTTTAATCCATTTCTATACGAATCAAAAAATTTTATATAATATTCTTCCTTATTATCTATATAATCTTTTGATGTAGATTCTTCTAAGATAAAATAATCGAATGTATGATTTTTAAATCTTTTTGTTTTACTATGAGCGACCATTCTTTTTTCGATTGTATCTTTTTTTGTTGTTCCAATATAAATTTTACCATCATCTCTGACGATTTTATAAACTACATAAATTTCTTCGTGCATCAAAAACAAATTCTCTATAGTCATTTTTCCGTTAATAGTTTCAATAATCGTATCTCCAGCAACACAACCAAACTCTTGATCAAATTGCTCTTGCCCTAACTGCTTAACTTGATCTTCTGCCCATTGCTTATCTCTTCCGGGAACATTTGACCAATGAATCTCAATTGGAATATAGAGATTTCTTTTATTGATAGCTTCGGTCCAATACTTATAGAAAAGGTTCATACCCTTAGGGGTCGATACCATTATAACCTTTGATGTCTTCCCAGAAGTAATAGTAGGGTATACAGAACTCATGAATTCTTCGGCAATGTTATGTGGCACGAACGCAAATTCATCTAAGAAAATTATATTATAAGTATTTCCTCGAACTGAGCTATCAGATGTCGAAGCAGCAAGAATTTTTGAATTGTTTTCTAATTCAAGACTTCCCTTGTTCCAAGATTTAACACCTTGTTGCAACCAAAGGGGAATATTCTCATATGAGGTTTGCAAACGCCCCAAAATTTCTCTAGCTGTTGCCGACTTGTTAGCAAGAATGGCGACATTTTGTGTTGGTTGAAATAAAACAACCCATAACAAATATGAAACAGTAGTTGTAGATTTTCCTACCTGTCTTGGTAGTTTAGCGATTGTGTAACGATTTTGAATAAAATTTTGTATTAGATTCTTTTGAAAATCCCATAGCTTGAATGGTACAAGGCCCTCATCGATTGTAACAATCTTCACATATTTTTCTATAAAATAGAAAGGATCACTAGAACAACGAATATATTCTTCAAGTTGATCTTGAGTATATGATAGCTTGACGTTTGCAGCTTTTAAATGGGGGTTTCCCATGTAAAATTGCATTACATCTTTTTGATCATCTGTAGATTCGACCATACTTTATTCTTCTTTCGGTTTTTGGAGATTTTTTACAAATTCTAAAAGTTGCGAAGATGAGCCAACAAAAAGGTTATTATTTGTTACGTTCTGTTTTGCTGTTTCGGGTTTGTTTAGTTGTTCTTTTTCTTTTATTTCTAAGTCTTGTCTTTGTTTGTGCAAGTCTAATAATTTTTTGTTAGAATCAACTATAGTATTCAATAATAGAGCTAACACTTCAAATGCTCGCGGAACATTTGTTTGCATAGCAACAGTTTTCATTCTATCTAAGGCGTCTTTCCCAGCGTCGATAATATCATGGAGATTATCTCTAGCATAAGCATAGTCAACATCTCTTTCAACACTAGGATTTATTACCTTTGCTTCCTGAGGTATAATGAGGTCTGTAGAAATACTGGGAGACTTATTCTCAGCTAGTTCAGAAATTTCTTTTATGTCTTGTTCAGTTGGAAGAAATTCACTATAATTCTTTTCTTCAACTGGTTCTTCAACATCTTTCTTTGCCATTATAGATTTAATAATATCGTCTTCAAAACTATTCTTACTCATAATTTTCCTTAAGGTATGTCAATATCAGTACCAGTTACAGGATCTCTTTTCTTACCATCATTAAATTCTTCTAATGTTTCTGTATAACCATAATCATCGTCGGCGTCTGCATCGAGGGGATCTGGTTCAATAGTTATTCTTACTGATCTTGGACTATTGGCCACTTGTTCATCTGTAACAGGACCATCTCCAGATGCAATATGAATATCTGTGATCGCTTTCTTAATAACTCCTTGTTCCTTGATAGGCCCGTAAAAGAAAGCCTTCAATTCAAATGTGAGTGTATACAAAACATTTCTTCTTACCTTCCAATCATCGTCATAATTATCACTGTATACAACACTATTTAACACAACTGGCAAATCTTCTTTCCAATCAAATCCAGGAATAGGATTGTATGAAGGAGAGAAATCAGGGGTAAAGAAAGGAAGTATTTGTTCAAGTATCTGATTTGCGTCATCTTGATTTTTTGAAATGATAGTTAACTCCATTCCAATCTTATATGGTACACCATCAAATAGACGTTGTAGATTATCGTCGTCTTCAACTTGAACGTGTTGACGAATTTTGTTTCTCTTTCTATCACCATCATATTGTATAGAAACAATCTGAAAACTCATTCTAGGAACTTGAATAGCTATAGGTCTATTCAAGTCAGGATCTTGGTGCATCCTTGTCAGATATTTTTCTTTAGGGCCATAAGCGATAGGAACCTTGAAACGTTCAACTTCATTCCCAAGTTTATCTTTACGAACAACTCCTATTTCATTGAATAGAGTCCCAAAAATAGAAGTCACCTTTCGTAAGGAACTGTAATAAAATGGATTGTGACCTAACATTAGTAATTACCCTCTGAAAACGGATCGTCTTCTGTGAAGTCTAATACGGCATCCGCTTCTGCTTCTAATTCTGGTGCATCTGTGTTAGGATCATTTATATTATCTTGTGTATCAATTACTAGTAATGCATAAGATGCACTAGATGTATCACCAATAATTGGCCCATTAGCAGGCAGAAATTCTCCAACGATTTCCCTAATTTTTAAGTTGTTTGCATTTGGAATTCCGAAATCTGTAACGATAGCTTTTGCTGTAGCAGTTGCAAGAGAAGCGCCTTGGTAAACTTCTTCATCTTCTTGATAAGTTCCTGCACCAGCACCAAGTTCAAGCAAAAGAGTGTATGCAAAATTCTTTTCTATGTTATCAAGCTCCTCAATCCCAGTATCGAAATTTTCGTTACTGTATACAAATTGCTCAACTGTTAATTCATACATATAAAGATCGCCCAGTTGATAGTGTATAGATTCGTTAGCAACAAATTTAATTTCAAGTATGGCACCGTTAAAAGGATAATAAATTAAATCTCCTTCTTTAGGTCGAATTGTTTCATCCGCTGTAACTGCGTTCCATCTTGAACGAGAAACTTGGAGAATCGCTTGATCTTTTATTTCAATACCAAACTTAGACATAGAATCGCCTTGGCCTACGAAACCATCAACAGATTTCACATACATTTCTATGTCGTAATAGTCGTCGAATTTTGATATGGGATCTTCACCATAAATCATGTCTTCTTTTTGAAGTGTTCTCGGAAGATAAAGAAAGTCATAACCATGGATTTGAATAGCCTCAATTATAAGGTCATCAACTAAACCCTGTTCGGATGTTCTGTGAGTTTTGTTGAAATACGGATTCGTTGACATTGAGGATTCCTAAACTGTTCCACGTAAGAATACACAATTATTTATATTCTGGTGGACGCCCTTCAAGTTTAGGATTTCTGTCAAAGTATGCATAGACATGCTTTAAAACTTCTTCCCAGGTATCAGCAGGTTTATCATAATATTCCCACGCCTTACCACCAAGTTTTTTAAGGCCATAGAAATAGATATAAGATAAAGGATAATAAATGGGTCGTTGCCAAACGGGCTTTGATCTTACTGCATCATGTGCTTTATGAAAGAATTCTTTGTCGGCAGCTTTTCTATCTTTGTCTGTCCCGCCGCGAAAGTAAGCGAAGTCATGATAGATAGATGGTTTCTCAAAGATCAAAGCTGGTGGCTTAACATACTCTCGACTACCAACTCCATTCCAAATATATTTTAAAAAGAAGTCTTTTTGTTTTGCAGTAAGGTTATCATAAAGAAGCATGTTATCCAATGAGAAAATCTACGGGAAGTTCCCATTCCTTTTTGATTCTAGCTTCTAATTCTTTTTGATATGCTGCACCTTCATCATATATTTGTTGGCCGTTCATTGTAACATTACCAACTAGAGCAATACCACTAAACTTTTTCATATTTTCTCCCCATTGCTTTTTAAGCAATGCATAGCAATACTCTCTCACGAAATAATCCCCATATACTTCGTGATATGCTTCGGGATCAACGGCAACATAACATTCAAAAATTACATACTCATCTGGAGAAACAATATTGTGCAACCAATCTATATCAAGATAAATTTTATTTGTTTTTCTATTAAAGCGCAAACCTTTAATGCCCGAGAATTCAAATCTTAGTAATTCGATTTGTCTTTTAAACATATCGTAAGTAATCAAATCAGTTGAAATTAAACTATGCATACTATTCAATGCAAATTGATAGTTTATATCAAAAATACTTCCTGTTGAGGGCAAACCACTATTGAAAGGAAGAACATTTACTACACCAATGATTTGATCTGTTACAGGAATCCAACCATTGTCAATATCTCCAAGCGTAACAGCATTTACGGCCGCGAGTGTAGCAGTTACACCACTAGTTGCACCCTGTAATTGTTCTCCGTTTAGAAATTGGGATGTTTGTAACCCCTTTACTCTAACGCTTAAATTGTCTGTTGCTTGATCTACTAACTGAGCTACCGCCCCCGAAGTTAATCCAGTAACAACTTCACCGACTGCAAAAGAGCCCACAACAGCTACAGAAAAAGCTAAAGATGATGCAGTCACTTTATGTTTTAGGTACATCCTTTCAACACCATCAAAATGATAGTCACGAAAATATGTAAGACCTTCATCGATACGATCTTCTATTTGATCTTCATCCATGTTTATTTCTAAAACAGGATCGCCCAGCTTTCGTAGGCACCATAACTTCAATTGATTTCTTGTTGCAGGAATTGCCATTATCGACTCTTTTTTCTAGGAACTTCTCTACCTTTTGTAACAAGAGAAAGTTTGTCTATTAATACCTTTAAAAAATTTTGTTTAGCTAACCTATTAACATTTTCCAAAATAGATTGTAGTTCTGTTAGGATGATAAATGAAGACACCATACTTGTTAAAGGAATGTCGTCGCTTAACATTACATATTCACTAACAAGATGCATCAAAATAATTGTAAACAAATATACAAGAGTTTTTGTTACAGTTCTTGATAACTTTGCACTTGATATTTTTGCTTTATGTTTTAATGCTGAAGCAAGACCAGTAAACAAATCAATGATAATAAGAATCAAAAGAATCAGCAAAAGATTTTTAATAGGAGCGAGAAATGCAACGATTAATAGGAATATTTTGCATCCGAAATCCAAAATTCCTTTATATAACCCACTTGTCTCAGCCAAATTTAATAATGACATTATAATGGCTCCTTAAGTGTTTATCTTAGACCAACTAGCAATGTGGCAGTTGTTCCTGTTGTGTGAATTCTTCTTACCCTAAGTTCAAGGACTGTTCCTGTTGGAACTGATTTAAAGAGTGTAGCAGAACCATCAGCATCTTTAAACAATTCAAGATTCAAATCTCCACCTGCACCTACATATATCGCCGCAGGCCTTTTATCATCGGCTAAATCCACAGTATCACTCTTTTCTGAATCTAGTGTGAATGATGTTTGATATTGACGTCCTGACATATTAATATCCTTTATTTTTATTTATTTTAAGAGACAATTACAGCAACCATCGGCCGCGAATCGCCGTAGTCATTCCAAATTTTACCTACAGCATACTTATGAAGATTTTTAAGGTCCGTAATATCATCCAAAGAATATGCCACTGCAACAATACTATCAGAGTCACCTTCTTCGGCCAAAACATATTCAGCAACATTCCAAGATCCTGTTACATTTACGGGAACTCTTCCAGAAAATGCCACTCTATCTACCATCGCTCTCGCTTCTTCTAGCGTTAGTTCATTATCATCCAAAAATTCTTGGGAACCCCAATTGTCACCACCAACATAAGATGGATCAGTTGATTTAATTGCGAAAGATTTTGCTTCGCTCCACTTATCCGTTAATTTGCCATTTGCAGAAATACCAACAACTTGGCCTGCACTTACAGTACCACAAGTTGGTTCTTTAAACATATATTCAGCATAGTCAGCGCCACTTGCATTTATAGTTCCTGAAGCATTGATAGAACGACTAGTTGGCGTATCTCGACCAACTCGAATCCCGGCAGCGTTTGAGTTATAGGCAATATTATCAGTATTGAAAATTTGGACACACCCTGCGGTATTTCCATCGAAAATCATGATTTGATTTCCTTCAGCTACGGCCCTTTTAATTGTATTGGTAGAAGCAGAAGTTACCCCAACAAGCAGATATCCGTTTGTGTGAATTCGCGCCGCCTCTACACCAGAAACATAAAATTGAGTTTCGTGAGCGCCGGCAGATCCAATTCTTACAAAAGATCCAGACACGTTACCACAAAGTAATTGTGCTGAACCTGTTCCTCCAGCTTCATTCCCAGTTAAAGTTAGAGAAGCCCCACGAGTTGTTCCTGCTCCACCACCCCCATATAAACTTAACGTTTTATTATCAGAACCATCACTAGTATTAGATTGAATAATAAAAGAAGAGGTATTAAATGTCAAATTTCCGGAAGAGTCGAATCTGGCCGCTTCTGTATTCAATGGCGAAAATGCGATATATGTTCCAGAAGCAAATGTTCTTAGCGAAACAATTGATCCGGATACACCACCAGCATCTAGGAATAAAGTTCCAGTTAAAGAACTTTCGTTTCCTGCAAGGATTATTCCAGCGCCTCGGGTTTGCCCTGCTGCGCCGCCGCCGGTCAATCGCAATATTTGGTCATCCGATCCGTCTGAGGTATTTGTTGATAGAAGACTTGTCCCCGAGGCGGTATGAAATATAATGTTACTTAAACCTTCAAATATCATATTTATCCTTTATGATGAAGTTGAAACTGCATTTGAAGTAACTTCAGCAGTCCAAGATACCGTCTCGCTCGCCGCTCCAGTAACTCTAACTCTAACATCATTACTTGAAACATCAACATCAAATGTATATCCTGATGAACCATATGTATCTATTTCTCTCAATCTAGTTCCAACTATTGTTGCTGAACCACCATTATTTCTATAAACACCAAAACTTAATCTTCCAATAACACCCTTAGCAGTTGTGCTATTAAATCTTCCGACTACTTGAACTTCAAATTTATATGTTCTATTATCTGAAAGAGTTTGGGTAAAGAGATTTGTTGTTGTAGCATCTGTTGTATTAACAGCAGCAGTAATTTTTGTTGATCCAGATCCAGTATATGCATCATGTGACTTTAGCAATAATGAACCATCATTACCAAGTAACATTCTTTCAGTTAAAGTTATACTACTAATTCTTGTTGTTTGAAATGATATTTCCGATGGAGTAGATGCTCCTGCTGACCATGTTGCGGCCGCTCTAAAAAGGATTCGGCACCTGTTAAAGTTTTGCGCTGAACCATCATATCCACCAGCTTGTAAAAACAATAATGATGAACCAGATGCCGTTGCAGTTTTGCTGGCAAATGTTCCGCCGTAGTGGCCACCCATTATAACAGCACCAGGAGATTCAATTGCAAATCTTGCATTAGAGTTTGTTGAGTCACCTTGAATAAGCAAAACTGCATCGCCCCCGGCAAGAGTCGTTTCAGGACTAATTAAATGTTGACCAGCGGCACTAATAGTTTTTCTTAATAGGCCATTTGAATAAAAATAAAGTGGTTGTGCACCAAAAGATGCTATTTGAAGAAATGCTGTTCCTATATCACCGCACTGTAAAATTACAGACCCGCCATTCGATGCTTCTTCGTTTCCTTTTAGGGTTAAAACAGCGCCGCGACCAGTAGATAATCCACCACCACCACCAATTGTGATTTGTTGATTATCAGCTCCATCCGAGGTATTTGAAATAATTGTGCCACTTGCACTAGTTAATACTATAGCATTATGAGTGGACGTTGAAGAAAAAGTTTTTGCGCCCGCAAGTGTTTGTGTGCCAGTTGTAACTAATCCTCTATTTGTAGCAGATGCATCAGGAATATGAAAGGTAATAGTATTGGCTGCGTGAGCAATATTAAAATCCGTTCCAGTTGAACCTGTTGCCAAATCTTTATATTCAAGGGCAGTTCCACCAGAATTTGCACCAACAATTCTGTTAGCAGTATATGAAGAAGGTAGACGGAATCTTTCCGTACCATTGACGTAAAATATGAGATTATCTACTCCGTATAGCTCGGTATCGTTACCATTGACCTTTAACTTGTCATTGGTTCCATCAGTGATTCTTTTGACACCCTTAAGTGTGGCCATAATTTAATTCCTTGAATGTATCAGTATTTAGTTTGTCTTTATAGTCTTAACTAACACAGTCCAATGCACTGTTTCACCAACAGCACCTGTGACATTGACAAGCAGATTGTTTCCACTAACTGCAACCGCAGCTTGATATCCAGAACCACTTTCTTCATCTTCGTGTATAAGAGATGTGCCAACTAATGTTGCTGAGCCTGCATTATTTCTTCTAACAGCACCCTCGGCCTTTGCCCAATATGTTTTATTTGAAAGATTGTTTGTATCTCTAGCAATTATTTTTCCCTCAAACATATATGCTGTATCATCTGTTAATGGAATAGTTAATGCTGTATTAGAAAGACCATCTGTTGTTTCAAAATCTACAGAAGAAAATGTTATTTCATCTGCCGAGATACTAACTGTTCCACTGAAAGTAATATTTCCTGTGAAATCATGATCTCCTGTCAGTGTTGGTGGTAATATGTTGGTTGCCGCAACAGATTTTTTATTTCCCGAATCACTTGCATCTTCAAGCAATAAAATATCTGAATCAGCTACAGAAGTGATAAGAGTAAACGTATTAAAATCGTTTGCTGAACGCTTTAGTTGAGAATCATTCGTGACATTAGATAATCCAACCTGTGATTTTGTAACTGCATGAGGATTTGAGAAGTTAAGTGTATGAGATTCAAAATCTGATTGTCTAATAAGAAGTTCTAAGTTAGAAGAAATTCCTGCATAGAACGCATCTGTTGTTTCATCCCAAACAAATTGAGCATCATCCTCATCCCCTCTCTTAATCACAATATAAGCATTTTCTGTTGGTGTGCCAGAAGTAAAATCGGAATTTAAAATGATCTCATTATCAGCAATTGAGAGAGTTGCTGTATTAAACGTTGTAGTTGTTCCATTAACAGTTAAATTTCCTTCAAGAACTAGATCGTTAGCAAAAATATTTCCAGCAGGATCTAAAGATGTTCCAATGTTAATTCCAATTTGAAGTTTTTGTCCTGTAATTGAATGATCATCAACAGTGATTGTATCTGATCGTTCAAGACCATGAATATAAAAATCTAAATCAACACCGTTTGCTGGTGCAACGTTAAAGATGACATCAAACCCATTGATAGCTAATGTCCAATCTTCTGTGAATCGTTGTAAAACACCGTCAGCAAATACTTGTAATGCTTCTTCAACAAGCGGCCCGAAAGGTAAAGTGAATGTTGTAGATATCCCGTTTCCTACTGCTTCTGCTCTATAGGGTTGCAATCCTGCTGTTCTAGGAATAGAAAGTTCTCTTCCCAAGAAAATAATATAAATTCTATCGGTGATAAGAGGAAGGTCTGAGAAAAGAACGTTTGTTCCACCGTCAGTTAATGTATAATCAAACGCAGCTTCTTGAATCATGTCATTTTTGATTACAAGCATAGCTGTAGGTGATCCAACTTTATACAAAAGTTGGTATTCTGAAGTAAGTCCAGTTAACAAAAGAACTTGCTTTTCAAAGAATCCGTATGATGCTGGTGAACCAATAAATCTTGCCATGCTACTCCATTATGTCTTAATTATATAGTTCACTACAAAGAAAGGGGGATTCGCTAATCCAGTGCTTCCTGCGCCAGCAGAACCTGATGTTGGAGTTGATTGTGTGATAGTAGATAGAGCATTATTTCCGTTAACAGCACTATTAACATTACCAATTGAGCCAGCAAATTGTGCTGTTGTGTGTGTATGTGCTCCAGTGCTTGAACTAAATGTTCCCGGTGAAACGGGGTTAATTGGCACAGTATGTTGGTGTGCAGATTCGGGTTTTGGTAAAACAGTTCCAGAAACAGTATGACTATGAACACCACCAGTTGAAGTTCTTCCTCTATCAGGAGCTAATCCTGATGTTTTCAAATCATATGCGAAGATCCCGCCCGCACCATCATAACTTCTGACTATACCTGGTTCATCGATAGTATCATCTAACACTGTAGCAAGGCCATCAACTATCATGTGGTGAAAGTGACTTCCCCCACTATTTGCAACAATCCCATCTAGGACAGAAATACTATGACTATGAACACCTTCACCAGGATTTGAAAGTGAAGGACTATGTCCATGAGCCAAATCTGTGTTATGTGTTCCTGAGCTTATGATATTGATGCTTGACCCTGCGGCAGTATCGTGTAAATGATAATGTCCTGGAACTGTGTGAGTGTGAGAAATATCATGAGTATGATTAGAAGTTGTGTGGGTGTGATCGATTGCTCCACCGTAACTTCCCAATACAGATCCAGTTCCTGAAGTTGCTTTTCCTAAAGGAAATTTTTGGCGACCATCAGGAACACGGAAATTACCTGCACCTTCACCACCAGTATTATAGTTCGAACCAATATTTGTAAAAAGAGCTGGGTATGTTGCTTGTGCATATACTGATCCGTCGCATAGCAAATATCCTGTTGGTGCAACTGCTCCACCAAATGCAATAATAGAACCAGGAGGAATAAGATTACTTTGTATATCTTGAACTTGAGTATTTAAGTTAGAAACATCTACACCATCAACAGTTCCTGGAGTAATTATGTTCCCACTGACTGTTAAGTTTCCACTCAAAGAACCAGTCGCGGCATTTAATTGACCAGAAAAATATCCGTCTTTGAATTTTAGAAGCGAAGTTCCTAAATCAATCGTTGCTGTAACATTAGGACCCAATACAGAAGATGTCAATGTAACTCTATCAGAACCACCGACAGAAAGAATAATTGTAGATGTTGATTCAAGTTTTGTGATTGCTGGGCTATATAAAATTAGATTGTCAGAAACATCTAATCGTAATACGCCATATGGTGTTGTATCAAATTTCTTTGCTCTTAGAAACTCATTGTTGTCTAACAAAATTTTCGCGCCTGTTACAGCATTGGCTTGAATTTTAGTTGTTGATACAGAGTTAATCGCCAACTTTGGTTCTGTAACAGCACCATTTCTTAGTTGTGTTGTATCAACTGTATCAGCACCAATGATACCAATTTGTCCATCAGAAAGAACACTTCGGCGGCTTATAGTTGAAAACCCTAAATGTAATACTCGAATTTTTGAAAGGTTTGCTGGAGCAACAGCAAATTCTAAAGTGATACCATCAACATTTAATGTATAATCACCTGTAAGAAAGAAAGCATCATTTGGTTCTTGAACAACTCCATCAACATAAACAACAAGAGATTTAGCACTTACTGCCTCTTGAGTAAGAGTAAAATCAGTTTCAAGTCCATCCCCTGTAAAACGATCAAATTTGAAGTTTCTTAGATTTTCACTAAGTTGATCTGGGCCTACAGAATTTTGAGTAGGAACAAAATTGTATGTTGCATCACCCTTATGAATTACATAACATACATCTTCTTCTTGTAAAACTTCTGATAGTGTAATCAGACGATTATATTGTGGACCAACTCCACCAATTGTGTAATCTACTTCCGGCTCAAGTGCTTCCCAAGGACCATCATATGCTTGTGTAAGAGTTAAAGCAACACCAGGGCCTTCAGCACTATTAATGCTTACGCTATTATCAAATGTGATTGTGATAAGTGATCCTGTTCCACCAGGATTGTAATCAACTGTTTCAACACGATATAGCGCATTATTCGCAACGTCAGTAGCACCCTCAAGAAGGATGCTTTGTCCAGGAACTACAGATGAAAGAACTGCCGCAAGTATATCGTCGCTTGTTGTGAGGGTGTTGGTTACATCGTCGATTGCAATGGTTAGATTATCTTCACAAAGTTGATTGTAAAGAAACTTACGACGGAAGACCAAAACATTCCCTTCATACCCACCAGGAACTTCTTGGCTTAAATCAAAAGTTACTTTGTTAGTCCCTGGATCTGGTACTAGGTCATCACGCAAATTGGGCGCATAAATCTCAAGTGTGCGAGCATTTCCTATATAGTGGCCCATTCGGAGGTTCCTAAATTAGTTATTGACATCTTCAACAGCAGAAATAACAACATCAACAGTTTCGCTAGGTGTTACACAACGAACTTGAATCTTATCTCCTGCTTCAACAACTTGCTTTTTATCTTCAATATATTCTAATGTGGCACCAACTGGAATAGGAACATTCTTTGCAAGATAATATGGTGTTCCTGAACGAAGATATACGATGTCAACTTGGATACCTGTGTTGCCAGTTACAGAAACATCTAATTGAAGTAAGTAGGCGTCTTTACCAACAGGAGCTTCATAAACATCTGTTAAGACGTTACCGATGCCTGTGCTTGGATATGATTTAAACTGACTAATAGGTGGTGCCATATGTTTCCTTTACGCCATCGCAATTGCTCTTATCAAACATGATCTAATATCTTCGCTTAGAGAACTTGAAAGAGAATTGATAGCACTTACTAAATCTGTCGTTACAGGAGTAGTTAGCAATACAAGATCGCCTTGTCTTTGTGCTATCAAATTTGTCTTTTGTCTCCAAATATCAAAAGTATCTGTATCTGGAACGTTAATTATTGCCATTGTTTAGCTTCTCTAAGATGTGTTGAAGAAATACTTTGATTTCTGCAACATCTTTCTTTAATCTATTTATTTCCTCTTCCTTCTGCCTTTCTTCCAACTTCTTTTTTTTAGCTTCTGAAACTTTCTTTCGATGTTCAATCAAAGCATCACCATCCATGTTCACTATGGCCCCGGAATTCGCGTCACGGTACAATCCGGGACGATCCTTGACAGGAACGCGCGGTTTCATATATTACTCATCCAATGCAATTATTTGAAGGTCTTTGGCTCTTGGAACCCTTGTAGAATCTGATCCAAGAAAAACCAACTTAACAGCAACAGACAAAAACGGTGGAATCCCGTTAAGTGTATATTGATATTCCTTCATAATGTATCTGTGAGTTGCAGGAGCAATTTCTGCATCTGGTAAAGCCTCAGCATATGGAATTTCATCAAATGGTGTATTGTCATCAACTTGTGAAACTTTATAGAATACTCTAACATCTGCACTCTTATCAATTTGCGCTGCGAAGCGAATTTGAATTGAAGTTGATGGGTTGCTTAGAACCATTCTACGCGAAACATACGAACTTGCGGCACTTCCACCCAATGCGGTTTCTTCTGCAAAAAATCCTTCGAGTAATCTTAATGTGATTGGCACACCAGCAACTTCATTAATTACGTTTGAATCAATAAAGATTTCAATATTAGGCGCACTGTAAACAATATCTTGAATACGGTATGCACCGTTATTTACTCCATCAGCAGCTTGTGATCCATCAATACGAATGTATTGTCCTACTCTTGCCTTTGCTAGAGATAGGGAGGTTGCCGCGTCTGTTGATTTAATAGAATCAACAACTCTTTCAATTGTTGCAGATGCAGCGGGAATTTCATCAACAAGGCCTTCTTCAACAAAGATGTCAATCCCAGAAGAGGCAGTATAATTAACTCTGTTAACTTTGAATGTTCCGTTATTTGATGTTGTTCCAGAAACTACTATATAATCTGTTGGGAAAAGAACAGAAAGTTTGGCCGCACTTACAGGATCAACACTGTTATCAACTCTGATAAAGTTTTGTGTAGAATGAAACTCAACACTTGCAACCGCAGAAATCAAAGTTTCAAACGATGTACCAAATGTAATATTCTTGTTTGAAGATACGTTTGCAGATGCCGGCGCAGCAATATCAGGACTAAATGCTTCATCTATTGTAGCTGTTACACCAGAGAAAGAAACAATTCTTCTTCTTTGTCCGGCATTAGGACCAGAACTTGGTTCTAATATAGCACCATCATATAATCCAGTATAGACTCCTGTTCCATCTCCATGAACTTCACCAGTAAATGTGCCACCAGCAATTGTTACTGTTGTTCCGCTGGAAGTAATAGTTCCAGTAATTACTCGCATTGTTGAAACTTCTTCATCAACAACAGGAACATTTATACCAAATTCTCCTACTGCATCTGGGTAATTTAAACGAGAAGAAATAGTTGTTATACTTGTTTTTTGCAAATCAATAACTGGGCTAAGATTTTTGTTTACAGTTCTTAGTGTGCAACGAACAAATAATGATTTGCTTCCAAGTGTTGGAGGTGAAGAAATAACTGGACCTGGGCCTGAATCAATTTCGTTAGGGCGAGAAGCAATACAACGGGGGTCATCGAATTCAATATTCTTGTTAGGAACAAAGTTATTGAAATTTGCTTCCATAATATATGGGTCAAACAAATCATCTCTATCGTGAACTGTTGTTCCAGATGTTGTTCTAATTTCATATGTAACAGATGTTTCAGGTAAAACAATATCTGTTATCATAGGCATAGCAACGTCCATTTGCTTGTCTTGTGTAACAAATACAGCAGAGCCACCACCTGAGGTTGTAGATGTTGCTCGGGAAATTGGTTTACCATCTGGGTGACCAAGTTTTCTTGCTATTTTATCGGCATCTGTTGTGTAAGGTAGAATGTAATATGTATCTAAGTCTACAACTCTAATGATATGAAAATCATCGTCATCCGCAGGATTAGTATTGATTTCACTATCAGGAATACCACCAACAGTTGTTGCACCTTGAATTTTTAATCTTGGAGGATTAATAAATCCTTCATCTTTGTTTCTGAACCCATGATTTTGGTGTCTTATTTTGATGATATTTGAATCATTGGCAACAGATAATGGACTAACATCTAATCTTCGTAGTGCTACAGATTCATTAACTAGTTGCAATGTTCCAACCTTTGAAACATCGAATTCAGCTTGATAAAGCTCAAACATCATATCTTCAAGTTGATCGGCGTTCCATGTGCTTGCATTTTGTGACTTGAAAAGTGAGCCAGCATATGGTTGTGCTGTAATAGGAATACGTGTTCCGACATTTCTTGATCCCAATTCAGAGATCCAAAGAGTATATTCTTGTGTATTTGCCATGACAACAAAACAATATTCTGTTCCTTCAAGCACACAAACTGGAGCAGGAAATAAAACTTCTGTAGCAAGGAAATCGGCACTTGTAAAATTTGTTATTGCTGCACCACCATTTATAGATAATGTTCCGATTGTATCTGTGGGATCGTCTGCATCTGGTGCATGTTGTCCACTTACAAAGTTTGTGTTAACTTGTGATGGAGAAAGAATGACTTCACCAAATGGAAGAATCTTACTTCCTGGGTAACCATTTACCATTTCTCGAATTTGAATTGTTACTGGTATGTTAGCATCTTTCGTTGCAAAATATAAATTTAACTTTGTTAAGAAGCCACCACCTCTTGTATTAACCAAGAATGATTGTGCAAGAGGGTCTGTCCAACAACCCAATTTAATATTTGTGTCGTAAGTATCAAATTTGATTTCTTTAGGATTAGGATCAACAATAGCAGCGCGGTCGAAATCAGCTACACGAGTTGAAAGAATTGTGCTTTGTTTTGTTTCTTGTAACCCTTGTGCTCGATACATTACAGCACCTTGAGTTGTCCAATTATCATCATTGTTTGGACGATCTGTTAGAAGAAAGATTCTTTCTCCTGTTAAGAATTGAGAATATGCTTTTGCAAATGCTGCCGCGGTAATAGTATCAGGGATATGAAAAACACCAGATACAGTTCCTTCGTTGTTTGTCACAAGAGGGAAAGCAAGATTTTCAATTGTTTGTGATGGTGTCCAAACTCCGCCTGCTGATACCCATTGAGATACAGGAACACGATCAAAGAAAGCAAACAAACGTGTATTTGGTTTGAAACCTCTTGCTGTAAAAGAAATATCTCTTGAACGAATGAATGGAGCAAACGATGTATCAACAACTCTTTCACCAAGATTGTTGTTGATTGTTCCACCATCTTTAACTTGTAAATTATAACCCGAACGTGTTTGTTCGATAGTTGTTTGGTTAGTTGTTCGGATTGTTTCATTAACACGAACGGGCCAAGCATTTGGTTGTGGTAATTGCTTTTCTTGTTTTGTCTTGCTTTTGCTATTTTTTTTACGAGATTGCGCTTTCTTAGGATGTTTTATTTGATCAATCAAATATTGTCCTGATTGGTTCCAAGAAAGTCCGATGTTATCTGGGTTCCCAGATTGATCTAAGTGCCACGCGACTCCAGGAAATATTTCGGTTTGTGTTGCAATAACTTCTTGACTAACTTGTGTAGTTCCCAACCAGTTATATTCCCATTCATTCCAAATTGTTCCCAATGCATTATCAGCAACAAGATTTTGAAGTGATTCAAATGCAGAGTTATCAAAAACTCTAAGTTCAGGTTTTACATCTGTATCTTTCCATTGGTCTTGTGAAGGAGTTAATTCAATTGATCCCAAGAAACTGAATACAGCATATGGGTTAACATTGATATTCTTAGCAGTGGCCTTTTGAGCTGCCAATAAAACATCTGTATAAGGAAGCAATACTAAATCACCCTTCTTAACATATTGTGCTGTAGTTCTTAGAGGGTTAGTTGGTACAGTAAATCCGTCATCACCAAAAGATTCTTGTAATTGAACGTTATCAGAATAAAATTGTGGTCTAACTTCCCCATTAGGAATGTCAATGGCGCATGTATAATCAGGACTTAAAACGTCCCCAACACCATGGCCTTTGAAGTTATCAACAATGAAACCATTCTTGAATCTTTCATTTCCATCTGTATCTGTTATTTGAAGCGATGCTGTATCTTTTTCAAGTAAATTCAATGATGTATAGTATTCAACGTTTCTCAATCTTTCGTCAAGTTTACCAATATCTCTCATTGTGTAACGACGATTTTCTCGATAAGATGGAAAGATTTCTCTAATACTTTTTGTATACGCTCTTACGCTCAAATCATAAAGAACCATCCCGCTTGAAGGTTCAGTAGGACTTATAGGATTAACAGCAGGTGTCCCTTTTGTTACATAGAAATTTCCGTCTGGATTAATGAAAAGTTTGTCGATTCGGTGCAAGTAGTGATCGAAATCGATATTGATAATTCCCTTAGGAATAAAAGTAATCGAACCGGCACCTTCAACAAATTGGCTATCTGTATATGTTACGCTAGGCGCTGCCTCTGCTTTTGTAGGACGAAAGTCCATTACATCTGTCAAAGCATATGTAGCTCCAACATCGGCAGAAACATAAGTAGGAATAATAGCATAATCATTTGGATCATAAGAGTCAACGGAGAAGTATGCTTTCATACCATCTCCTAAATGAGAATAGTAATCAAACACAACTGCAATTCTTCCTGTTGGTTTTTGTGCTCCCTTTTTAAGGATAACAGAACCATGATCATAGTGCGTATCTCTTTGACCTGTATCTAATGTATATCTGTCAGTTATAAGTGTATCACTTCCAATTGGTGCAGTCGTAAAATCTGGTGACATGCGGATTTCTTTAATCGTAAGCACGTCAGTTTTTCCTAGATAGAATCTACCTAAGTTTTGTGCACCAGAAGGAGATACCGCGGCAGAGGCGAAAGAACCAGGGATTAAATTTTTGATTTTGTGTTGAGATGCTGGATGTTGTGTCTTTAATACACCGGCAAGAATTACAAGTTTTCTTCCATCATAAGTTGCATCTGGAAATGTAATTGTTAGTTGTGTTCCTGAAATTGAAACCATTGAACTTGTTAAAGCAACAAATTCACCTGTGTCGGCAGTTACAACAATATAATCAATGATAGAAAATGGAACAAATGTTTCTGTTGCATCTGCTGTCTGTATAGTTACGTCATGTGTGCCAACATTAACTAGGTTTGAAAGAAATTGTTTTTGAACAACAAAATTTGTATCAGAAGTCAAGTGCTTTGTAAACGCTTGAGGTGTTCTGAAAATAAGAGGTACGTTTGAAACATCTTCTAATTCAGCATAAACTCTTGCAACAGGTTGATCAACAATGTTACCACCAGAGATAGTATTTTCAAGAATTAGTTCTGTGTCAGATACAGGGGGCTGATCTACATACAGTAGACGACCATCGGCAATTTGAAGAACGTCTCTGCTAAGTAGACGATATTCGTCAATAGTTGCCCAATAAGTATTTACTCCTGTAATAACATTTGTTCCGTTTGTTCCAGAAACAGTAGCTCCAAGAAAGGGTTCAATTTGTAATACTGTATTTGCTTCAAAGTCTGGGAAGCCCAAACCAGGAACGCTTTGAATACTCATTACTTCACCAAATTCTCTTCCCTCAGACATCAATACATCAAATAGATATAATGAGTAGGCAGCATTTTCGGAGAAGGGTGTCCCCCCAACAAACTCCATGAAAAATGCTCTAGCTGTTCCTATAACAGAACCAGTAACATCACCCAGTCTTCGATCATACAGATCAATTTTTTGAAAACTTTGTTCTCCAGAAACGCCAGTCGAAAGTCTTGGTAAACCAACAAGATTTGTGATACGAACAAAGTTCCCGATAATAGGACGAACAGAAGCATTATTTAAACTTTGTATTTGTCTTGCTTTATCAAGATCAACATATGTTGTTCCTAATGTTTCGATCTTGAAACCTCGCACATATCCCTTACCAGGCTCAACAGCAATAACAGCTTTTGCTCTAGCAGCTTCTTCAAATTCTTCTAATGTTCTTCCTGGGAGCCATTTGTTAGCACCATAAGAAATATCTGTATGAGCAAAGATTTGAGGAAGCTCAAATTCTGTCTCTATCATTCCAAATCTTTGGCGAGCAACTTGGTCAGCAAGTAAATCTGTTGGTTGAAACAAATCTTCTTTTACATATGCGCCCTGATTGCCATTTTCATTGTAAAATTCTTTTTGAGAGATCAACCAGGGGCGAGTTGTATAGTCCCCGCTTTCATCAAAAGTTCTTTCAGCAAGTGTTCTAAGAATAATATTATATGCAGTGCTATCAACTTTAAGTTCAGCCCTACCATTTACTAAACGCAAAAGTTCAATAAAGTTATCATTAACAGTTGCATCACCAAGAGTATTAAGATCCTTTTTAACAAGAAGTAATTCGATCTTAAGACGATGGGCACCAGGTGCAGCATAGTTAGGAGAGCCGTTTGCATTGTCAAGCAAACTTTCATCATCTTCTGGTTTAACGATTGATTGAACTACTTCAAGTCCAATTCTTGCAGAAGGGTTTGGGGTTTCTGTATCTACTGAGAGAATTTGTTTATCAACAATCGCAAAGAACCCTTTTGTAAAATAAATTCCCTGTTCGATTGTAGCACCACAACCAATACCTGTTGCGTCAAGAGCATCAACTGTAACTGTTACTGCTGGAGCATCAATAACTTGTAATGTTTCACCATCTTCAAATGCAGAAACGTTATCACCTGAAACAACATTTCCTTTTTGATATTTTACGAAAAAATAAACAATATTACTTGTATCTTTTGGAATATAATGAATAACTTGACCTTCAAGTAATGAAGAAACTCCGCTAATCTTTTTGTTTAGAAAGTTATTTTGGATTGCTGCTTCTGTATCAGTGAAGCTATTGCTTTGGACTTTAACCCATGTGAAACGACGATCAAATGTAATATGTCCAGGAACTACCATTGCACCTTCTTTGAAAAGGTGTGAACCGACTCTGTTGAGTTGTTCTTGTAAAAGAGTTTGAACTTGTGTTAGTTCTCTTGCTTGGACCGCAAGGCCTGGCCGATAAAGAATACGATAGAATTTTTTCTCTACGTCGTAGTCATCCCAATATGGAGAATTTTTTAAATCAGGTGATGGCATTCGTTATACTCTAGTCCAATCTCTATATTTATCTCTCTTTCCAGAAAGGAGACAGCTTAATCCGCTGGGAGATAAACCATTTTCTTTAGCAAAGTTATTTAGGCCAGTAAATTTAACAACCAGTCCTTGTGGATTTCTAACTGTGAATGATTGGCGTTGATATTCAGCATAAGAATTACTCTTGTTTCTTTCTATCAACTTCTTTTTACGTTCTTTAGTCCATGCCCTTGACATCTTCTTTTTAGTTTCTTGTGTGTGATATGTTACTCCGCCAAATTTTTCTGTGGAATTATATTCTTTCAAAGTGTCATATTTTTGTATAAAATGTAATTCTAGTTCTTTGATTTCTTGTTTATTTGTTGTTAATATCGAAAAAATTTCAGAAAACAAAAACATTTCTTTTCCGTATTTTCTTATGGCCCTATGAAATTTGTATGGTGAACCGTGCTTGGCGGAAGAAAAATGCTTAATCATCCTATGTTTAAGAAATTGAGAAGTAAACCCAATATATTTCTTACCATTGATTTTGTTTTTGACAAGATAGATTATAAACATAATGATTAGATTTTTTTCTATAATATAGAAAATACTAAAATTCTAAGATTAATTTTATATCTTCTAACTGATCTGCCGCTCTCAAAATTGGCCGTCTATTTTCAAGGTAAATAATGTCGCCGCTGTATCGATTAACTTCAGGATCCAAAACTGCACTTACAGTCCCGCTTGCACCGCTCACAGAACCAGTTACAATCAATCCAACAGTTCCCGAAAAGTCTCCAAAACCACTATCAACATCTTGAATAAATGTGATAATGTCTGTGACTGTATCATAATCAACAATGAATCCAGTAGGGCTTCCTTCACTTACAGGCCCGATCAAATCTTCATCTGGCAAAAATGTTCCCGTAATCGGAACAATTTCTAATCTTTGTGCTGCAATTCTTGTTGTTGCAGTTGAGAGATCAGAAGTTCCAAAATCAGTTACATTACGGACGATTCCAATTTGTCGATAGTCATTTGATAATGGGAAGTCTCCAGCGCCTTCATTATATTCTAAGCGAACATTCAAGATCGCAAAATGAGCACCCATTTCGTATACAGCATTTGCACCATGTCCACCGACAGGGGGAATCAAAACTTCAAGGGTTGCGCCGCTACCACCAGCTCCGGAAACTACCGCTGTTGCATATCGATAATTCGCGCCGCTATTTGTTACAGAAACAGAAGTGATCCCATCAGGAGTTATTTGATCTACAAAAGCCTTTGCTCTTGCATTTTGCCCGTTTCCAGAAATTGTTACTGTAGGAAGAATTTTGTAATCATCTCCAGCCAAAGGAACTGTAACAAGTGCAGCATCCAATGTAATTGTATTTGTGCCGTGATCGTATGCAGTAATAATACCACTTTGCCCTGCACCTAAACCTGTCTCAATCCAGAAAGTTCCGCCGTTGTAAAATCCGTTTCCTGTAGCATATGATTGTGCTGCCGCGTTCAGAACAACTTCTGTTGGAGTTGCAGAGGTTAATGCTTCTGCTGTTGCTCTAACTTTATCATAAAGTGTTCCTGCTGCTGATACTCGAATATCCGAAATTATCCCGTCAACTGCACCTTGTTGAACTAACCATTGAAATGATCCGTCATCTGCATCTAAAAACTTAACAGGAAGCCATGCATCTGTGAGCCATTTAAGAGCATCTGAAGTAGATACAGTGAACATATACTTCCAACGATAACCATCAGATGTTTCAACTATATCAAGAGAGTTACCTGGCTTCAAAGGTTTTACAGTAGACTTTACGTTGCCCCCGTTTGCAAGACATTTAAAAACATGAAATTCATCTGTCATTGCATAGAATGATCCTGGAGTATATGTGCCATCCAAGTTAGCTGCCGCGACTTCTGCTGGAGTAGGATGGTAGAAAAGTTCTGCATCTTGATCGGAATAGGCAACATATTTTGTATTACCAGTTGCATCCCAATCGTGTCTAGGGATTGCATGAGAAGCTCCAGACTCTACGATCTTTTTAAGGCCCATCATGCTTTCCCAAGCACGAAGTTCATCGTAAAGATGGTCTTGAGGGACGTCAGGGAAAATATCGTCTGCCCAAGGGCGTGGTTTACCAACAAACAAGTAGTTGTTTTTATCGGTTACTATGGTATCGAAGTCAGCTTTAAATTCGGCCGCTTGAATAATTCTAAATTTGGAAGTGATAATAGCTGTCAAGGGACTACTCCTTATTAATCATTGTTTCTATTTATTATCTTAAAAATATGTTCCCAATACAGGTTCAGGCATAATATTCGTCTTTTGTCTAAAGTCTTGAGTTACTTGCTTGATTTGAACATTTGCAAATACTCTTATAGGTAGATTTCCATATTGTGCCCAATAGCCAGCATTAGCACCAACAAGATTAGCATCGTCATTTGGTGTCAATGATGAGGGCTCATAAGTGAATTTAAACTGCTCAATACTTCTCCAAGAGGGCCCTAGCTTAAATGATGATACTTCACCATTAGATAATTGATCCACAACTATTTGAACTGATCTAACACTGTCACTTACACGGGCCTTACCTTGTATTACATAACCCTGTTCTGGGTGAGAATCTTGATAAGATGATTTTGTTACACCATCCCAATGCCACAAATTTTGTTCATAGCCTTGAATGATATAGCTTTCTTCATGGAAAATCTCTGTTTGTTCTCCGTTAGGTCCAAAAGAATCCACTGGAGGGCTTGTTGTAAACTCTCCTGAAAGATTGAGATTAACAAATCTAACTTCTGGGTCAAAAAGAATACTGTTAGGTGGAATAATTTTGATTGGGCCGTGAAACCCTTGAGGTTCAAACCCAACGTGTCTTTGAACTATGATAAATGAATCTGTTTGATTATCTGGAAGTTGTGGTCTTGCGTCAAGTAGATTTTGGGTAAAAAATTCGCCGAACAGTAATAGTCCAGCAGGATGCAATAGTTCTTGCACTAAAGATTTGTATGACTCTAATGATTGTTCAACTTTAATGACATAAGAAAATTGTTGATAAAAGAAACTATCTTGAATGAATTTTGCGTTACTGATCTTACCGTCATCATTCAAGAAATATCCAGGGTAAAGAGTTTGGCCACCTATTATACCAACACCAAATGCTTGCATTGGTTGTGCTGGGAAAAGGATTTGGCCTGTAGGAACACCAGAAGAATATCCAGCGCCATAGTCAATTATTTTAACCTTTAAAACTTTACCAAGTTCGTCAACATTTTCAACTCTAGCGCGCCCACCATATCCTGGGCCTGCCTGAGTGATAAGGATTTCATCACCGATGCTGTATCCCTCACCAGGATTAAGAATTTGAATCCCTGTTAAAAGATGATATGTTCGAGCTGTTGTTCCAGGAACTGTATCTGATACAATTAATTCATTTGGTAGAAATAGTCCTATAATACTTGAACGATTCAAAAAGATTTCATAAACTTCAAGTGGACCAACATTGATTTTTTGAACGTGTTCTACAAACGCAGAACTATTGCTTGTAGTTCCTCTGATTTTTTGGTTTGCAAATAAGAAGGGATTGCCACTAAGTTGTCTAGTTCTTATTGTGACATCTTGAAACCATTTCCCATCAGATGCTTTGAGCATATCAACACGAGGATAATAGAAGTCAATTTTGGCATCAAATAAGATTCTAAAAAGAAATCTAAAAGATTTTTCAGTTCCTCTAGCACGATAAAATTGCTTAATGCTTTTGATAAGTTTTCTTTTATCAACCGCTCTTGTAGAGTCTGAAGGATCGACATATAAACTTTCGGGAATTTTCGCTAGAAATTCTCTTTTGAAATATGTTATGAAACTATCTAATGTAAAATCTACATCTTGATATGAAGGTAGATTTTTTGAAAACTCAAGAGCATTGCCAGTTTCTTCAAGCCATTCAAAATAGGCTTCAACAAACTCCAAAAAATGGGGATGGTCTTGGCGAATATATTGTGATAATTGCCTAGCTAATAATGCGGAGTGTTTCTTGAAAGTGGACACAAATTACGCATCCTCGTTGATGATTTGGACAGAAATATCTTCATCTAGGATTACAACGATTTGATTTCTTACTGGAGTTAAATCATTTTCACCAGGAATTAAGATGAAATCAATTACTTCTTTTCCATCAGGAATACCTTGAATAATTAAACTAGGAAGAATAATCTTCCCTGTATCATAGTCGATAGTCCCAACATTTGTTTCAACAATAACTTTTTGAGAAAGAACTAAACGATAAATGTATAGATTTCCCATACCATCGTCGCCGATATATGAAACAAGACCATCTTTAATAAAACCGGTGCTATTTAAAGCAGAGATATTATTAGCTGAATCTCCCTTATCAATCTTTGCGTTAAGATGTATTTCAAATCTTTGAGCAATATTGATTGGTGGGGTAATAGTATACTTAAGTTTAATTTGTGTCAGGTTGTTTTGAATAGACTGATCTGCCGCGTCGATCTGTCTAGTTAATTTTGTGTATCTGAAATTACTATCAAACCCCAATAGGTTTGAATCTCGATAATTTTTAATAGCTTGAATAATCTTTCCTTGAATATCACCAAGTGTTAGGGTTGAATTTCTTAGTTTAATTTTTGCAACAGTGCTAACAATTACTTTTAAATAATCAGGCTCTACAATAACTGTTTCAATTGAAACAGGGCTTCTAGGACGAATGATACTATTGATAATTGAAAGTTTTTCTTGGGCAGAAAACGATAAAGCACCAATAGGCTTAAGTGACATATAAACTTTCCCGTATACTGGAGGATCGTTTTCTTCTCCACCCCATACACGGACAAACTCAACTTGAGGATAATCTTTTAGAATTAGAGTTTCGTAATCATGTTTATTAACAGCACGATTTTGTGCTTCATAAAATTGTGGAGCAACAAATTTGATTCTTTCGTTTGATTCGATTGGCAAACCATCTTTTGATGATTGTAATGTTGTTATTACAGTCCCGTTATAGCCAGCAATAGTTACAGTTGGTGTAAATTTCTTTGCGCCGTTCGCTACTTCACCATGAGTTACAACATAATTAACTCTTAAAAGATTACCATCCTCTAATCTCTTACCAACAACCCCATCACCAAAGAAGATTTCATATTTACCATCTTCAACTTCTTGCAAAAAATATGCAGGACTATTTGACTCAATAACATTAATATCTGTTGCCAAAAAGAATGTTTCAACAGCAGTTTGACTTACACTTTTTTGAACTTGCACAACTATAGTGGCAGCATCAATTCCAGTATTCGGTAAAACGTATCTTTGTTTGATTTCTAATGAACTATCAACTGTAAATTCGTGCGTCAATAAACTACCTTCAACAATATCTAATGAGCCGATATAATGACCGGCTCCATTATTTGTAACAGTCAATGCTATAGGATTGAGGAATGTATATATTTTGTTTTCGACAGATGTTGTAAATTTTGTCCATTGTGGGACAAGTATAGATGCAGGACTTGGTGGTCCTCCACCCAAAGATGGATTAAAGTCTAATTGGACTTTTGCTCTTGATGCTTGAATAGAGTGAGGGCGATAACCGATCGCTTTAGCTCTTGATACAACACTTTCTCTTAAAAGGGCCGTATCAAGAAACATTTCATTAGCAATCATATTGCTATAGAAACCAATATATTCTGTATTGTGTGTTAGAAGTTCAATTAGGGTATTGATTCCAGATCCGTCAAAATCAAAATCTTTGAATTCGTCTTTTGTTTTGAGAAAGTCAATTAGACTTTGTTTGAGAGTGAAAAAATCTAACTCAGTGAAATTTGTCGCCATATTACCTTACTCTTTCCATAAAGACGCTTATTTGTAGAACGTCAATTATATTTTCGATAGAAAATTCTACTACAACTTCGTACCCATTAGCATCTTCATCAAAAGATATTCTTATATCAAGCAATCTAGCTCTAGGCTCATTGATTGCGATTGCTCTAAAGACTTCATCTCTTAAGGCATATTTAGTGAGTGGATCGGCGTTTTCAAACAAAAGGTGTGCAATACGAGACCCGATATTAGGTCTGTATGGTCTTTCGTAAAGATTAGTTAAGAGAATGTTTCTTATGCTTCTTTTAACAGCCTCGGGACCCTCTAATGGAATAATATCTCCACTTACAGGATGAGGAGTCAAATCCAAATCTAGATCGTTGTATTGTCGTGTTACGGTCGGCATTTAAGAATAATTTTACCAAAAGATTGACTTCCAGATTATTTATAACGACCATAGAACGAATAATTATTTCCACAATAAATCTGGTCTCAACCAAAAAGCAAAGGCCCATACACCAACAGCAGTGGCGTAAACAAGAGTTACTAATTTAAAAGCTAAGAATAAAGTTTTGTCTTGATATTTTTCTGTTAGCATATAAGATAGAAACACAACAAAACAACATGCAATAAACTTTACAAGAACAAGAGCTACCTCAGGACCTAATGCTACAATTAAAGAGCGTATAATAGGGTTGCCTTCTATAGGTATACCCTGCCTCTTAACTCCTAAATATGTAAAGATTCCATCTGCTACCTGTAAAAATAATAATCCAGATGCCCAATTTCTAACAGATTTTTTACTTAGCATGATTCTTCAGGCCCACTTATTTCAGGATCTTCTGGTTCAATCAACGGAGCAACAACAAGATAATTATGTGGTGCACTTCTATCAGGTAAAGGTGGTGCAGGAATAGGAGGAATAACTTCAGCCGCACCCAATGCGGCAGCTACTAGAGAATCTAGCGCATGAATAAATCCGAAAGTTTCACCATTCATAAAAATGAGCGGTGCTTTATTGCTTACAAATAATCCTGCACTGACCTCAGCGATAGCGCCTGCATCAACACGAGCCAAAACTTCTGCATTTATATCGGCTGCTAAACTATTAACTGTAAATTGCTGGGAAGTATCAAACGTTATGTTCCCATCAACACCAACATTTAAATTTCCGTGGACTGCTATCTTTAAATTTCCACCAACAACTAAAGTCCCATCTGCACCAATGCTTAAGTTTGCTGCACCACCAACAATTTCATTTAAATCTTTTTGTATCACCGTATTTTGATCTACATCAATCAAAGTATGAACATTAGCAAGAAAATGGTTGTTGACATGATTCTCAACAATTGTGTTTCTGAAATTTTTGATTTTAGTATTAGAATCTACATCTACAACTCTGTTATCATCATTAACAACTCTTTTATTTGAGTCAACTCTAACAAGAGTATTCAAATTCAATTCTGTATCTCTATTCATATCACCACAGGAATGATGAATCATTTCTGTTCCTGATTGAAATCTCATTGCTAATCCAGATGTCATATTAACATCTTTATAACCACAGAAAAAGTGTTCGTGAATCACGAATTCATATTTCTGTCTTTTTGTTTTCTCAACTACAGTTGCGTTAGGATGCCATTCAACAAATGTTCCAGTTTTGTGAAGCCAATGCATCCTTTCTTTAGTTGGTGTATCATCTATTTCTACATAGTGGCCACCTTCGGATTGATACACATGGTTGTATGGGTATTTTGCATCGAATGGTGTTGGTGGTTCTTCAAAGACATCTGTAGGATATGCAATGTCTGTGCCCACTCCACTATTCTTATGATAACCTAATTTTGCTACACCCAAGTCTTCTAATTTTCTAGGTACCCAAGTATCACCAACCCCAACATCTTCTGGTCTCTCAAGTCTATGTGTGACCGGTTCTGTTAATCTATCTTCAAGAGGATACGGAGTAACGGCCTTAATGTGGGGCACTTCATCTAAGACAACGGGAATCGGGCCACAGCAATCACCAGCTACTTCCTTTGGTGTGGGAATTCTGTGTTCATTTAGGCATTGCGGATCTCGTCTTGGGATAACTTCACAATCTAAAGGATATTTTGCTGGATCATAAAACCCTAATTCAGGGTTTGCAGGAACTTCAGGAATACCTGGTATTACACCGAAGATAATAGGTTCTTGTGCTCTAACACCGTCACGGAAAAATCCTATTACCCAATCACCAGGTTTAAGACCCACGACATTTGTTCCGTTATCTAACGGAAGAATAGCATAAGACCATGGTAATAATTCAGTAGGCATCTCAGTTTTGTCTTGAGTATGCCATCCGAATATGCGTGTTTTGGTGCGGCCAAGGAAAAGAGGGTCGTCCCGATCCTCTACTACTCCCTTCCACCATATAAATTGATCTGCACCGAAGAAATCTCTAATCATGAATATTATTTATTCACGATTTTCTGGGTTTACTTTCTTGATTATAATTGGATGTAACTTCAACAAATTCAGCTTTACGTTGAAGTTCCTTAATGGAACGCGCACCACCATATGTAAGGCCGCTGCGAAGTCCACCAAGTAACTCATCAATCAATTCTTGTGCTGTTCCACTTACAGGCGCCCAGAAAGATTCTCCTTCTGCAACAGTTCCTGGTTTCATCGCCTTATAAAAATCTTCTTGAAAGTCTTTGGATGCTTGGCCTCTATATTTTGCCAATCGTTCAACAACAGAAAATCTTGGATCTTTTCTAAAATCTGTTTTCTCTGCCGCGCTTTCTTCTGTCAATGCAAACAATTTTCCAATCATTACAGTTGATGCTCCGGCGGCCAATGCCAAGACAATATCACGAGAATTTCGGATTCCTCCGTCCGCGATGAGCGGCACCCTTAATCTTTTTGCTACTTGTCCACATTCATATATAGCAGTAAATTGGGGAACACCAAACCCTGTTACCATTCGTGTGGTGCAAGCAGCACCAGGACCAATACCAACTTTAACTGCATCTGCACCAGCATTAACAAGGTCTTGATATCCCATAGGTGTGCATACATTACCAGCAATAACTTCTTTATCTGGTAGCACATCCTTAAATTTTTTAATTGTGTCTATCATTGTTTTGCAATGTCCGTGGGCGACATCAAAACAAACTCCCCTAAAAGTATCTCCTTTCATTTCATCATATAGCTTAAATAGTTCTTCCAAATCTTCATTTTTAAGGCCGCAAGAAAGATAGCAAGATTGGCCGAAATCTATCATTAATTGTTTCTTGTCCTCATAAGACATGAATCTATGAAAAATTGGATAGACCCCATTATCTGATATAATTTTTGCAAGAGAATATCCTATAACTGTATCCATATTTGCGGGCAATAGCGGAATTTTAATTTCTGTTTTAGAAGTTACCCAAGTAGAAAATGTTATGCTTTCTTCTGTTCGGCTCTTGATATTATTATATTGAGGAACTAAGGCTACATCGTCAAAAGTAAAAGCTGGTTTAAACATATTATCCTCTTGTTAGTTTCACAATCTTTTCAATTTGCGATTTTATTTGCGGGCCTCTATTGGGCCAATGAATGTATGCTTGATCAGCAGTATTGAATAGCTTATTCAAGAAGGGAAGAATTAGCTTTTCAACTTCTCTCAATCTTATCTTATAAGATTCAACTGTCTGTGCTGTTTCTGTGATTGCTTTGTTGTATTCATCTTCTGAAATTGAGGAGAAACCAAAATCACTATCCTTATCGTCATATTCAGAAAGTATCTTATCAAAATCCATATCGAATTTTGTGATTGCTTTGTCTGCCATATTATTTACATCCTACTATTATTTTCCATAATATCTTTTTCTAAATTCTGCTTCTCTATCTATCCCATTCTTTCTATCTTCTTTCTCAGCCCAAATTTGATACTCTCTTTCGATAGCATCCCTTCTATGCTGCTCCCTAATACGTTCGTAATAGTCATCATATACTTGGGACTGAATTTCTGTGCTGCCAACATAGATCGTTTCATTGATAACTCGTCTCGTATCAAATGTTCCGCCTTGTGCTGCCGATGCTGCGTTTCGGATCAATACGTTGATTGCTCCTGATACACCAGAATCAAGTCGTTGATTGTATCCTTGTGTAGAACAACCGATCATTAGTAATGGTAACAATATTAATTTTTTCATAATTCCTTTAGCTCCCTTTCAATGGCTAGTAACTGTTGATCCAATTTCTCTCTTTCTTTTGGAATTGTTTCTAATTGTCTTTCTAAAAGTTTGCGTCTACTTTTTAAGTCTCGAATCCTTTTTCTGTCCACAATTTTTTTGTGAACATCAACAACCCGTTCACTTGTTTGCTCCTCTTCTACAAGTTTGAATGAAACAAGTTCTGCGCCAGTCCAAACAGAAGAATCTCGACTAAACGAATTTGAATTGAAGTGATAGCCGATAGCATTTATAGCATTAGACCTTGACGAATAAATTTTTCCTTTTGTTCGATGCCATTGACAATATTTACCCGTGTAAAAGAGTCCATTTAAACTACGAATTTTATAAACTATTTTATGACTCATAATACTTTGAAAATAAGAAATAGAAAAAGAGAGACATTAATCAATACCTGATAGATCAGCCACTTCTTTAAGATGCTCTTATCTTGAACAAGATAAATTCTATGTGTCCATTCTTTCAGATGTTTTGTTCTTTCATGACCATACGCAGTTTGCCACTTCTCCTTTTCTGTATTTCTTTTATTGGCAGCTCCTGCTAATGACTTAAGATGTTGTCTCAAATTTTTTACTCTTGTACCTAGTTTGAGTAGTAAATCATTTTGTGCATCTATTACAGCAACAGCATCTTCTAAATCCCTTCGAGAGAAATAATAACTACCGTCAAGAGTTGCAAGTTTTTCTTTCAACCTAGATAAGGTATTCTTTCGGTGTATTGTCACTTTGCATCCTCTTAAGTTGTAACTCCAAATAAATTATGTAATCTGCTACACTGGCAAAATCTTCTGCAATCTCTTGCTCTATTACCTTTCCAGAATTAAGTTTGTCACTCAGTTCTTGGGAATCAGAAAAGAGTCTGATTAATGCCATTCTAGCAATTTCGTGAAGGTCTTTATCTATTTTCATATGCATCTCTCATCATAACAAGACTAATTTGTGCCCACCAGGCAATCTCATCATATTCAATTTTATTCCCCTCTCTTGTTTCCCACCACACATCATTTTGTTCTATTGAATAGAGTAACACGGCTTCTAATTCTACACCACTCTTTTGTTTTACGTGGACAAAAACATTAATGGGTGGTCGCTCTTTTCTTAAATAAATCCAAACCTTGGGTTTCTTCATGGCAACATTTTCTCAATCTGTGTTCTTCCCATTTCTCTTAGCAAAAGAAAATTCACCATCTTTGCCAGAGATTTTGCAATTTCTAATTTCCTTCGCACTTCTTCTCTTTGGTCGGGATCTGGTATAATATAAAGTTGACTAAGAGAACTTTCTAATTCCATCAGATAAGAATTTATTGTTGTGACTGAATAATCTATATCATAATTAGTAACACACATACTTTTGCTAGAATTAATATTAGGTATAGTTATCGTTAAACAACTGTTATTATTTCCATCCCATGTCATAGTGACTCCTTAAATCTATTACGACACACATATAAAAGAACATCATATATTAAACAAGAGAATGGTTCTTTATCATCAATCAAATCTTTATATTGATGAATTAGATGTTCTGCTCTGCAAATTTTGTCGCTTGTCAAAAGCAGTGATGTTGAAGTTGGTAGAAAGTGTAATCTAATTATATCCATTACAAGCCTCAATGAAATTAATTTTACCTTTCGTTGTAAAAATCTGACCGAAGGTTGATGATCAACAATTGTTTTAATTTCCTCCGCCTCTTTTAATGATTCTTGATATAAAAGATTATATGTTGTGTCAGGGATTTCTTTACCCTTTAGGACCAACATATCAAGATTTTTATAACTATTGATTTTGGGTGATGGAGATCCCGAAGTTGTTATTTGTATCAAAACAAAATCTCGCAATGTTCCAAGAACAATCAATGATATATCATTCTCATTAAACAGTGAGTTTGCAATAATATCATCTGTTGCAACTAGAAATTTTTCGATCATCGTATAAGGAACTGGAACATTCGGCATATCAATTTTACCATACGGACTATAATAGGTGATAGTCATTATATCAGCCTCTCACATTCACTAGCTATATACTTCAAAACAAGCAAAGTGGTGTTACATTCTCCTCTTTGTTCGGGAGTTAGGCCACCAAATTTTATTTCATCTTCAATAAATTTTATTTTTGGTCGTATAAGTTCCAACAAAGACAGAGCATCTGTAGATGTAAAATCAAATTCATAGTCAAAATTATTCAAGTTCATACCACTAAATGGTGATGGTTTGTGCGGTCCAGATTGTGGTGGAGGGCCTCCCGGTGGAGGAAGTCCGCTTGATTGTGTTGGGTTTTGTCCTATTTGGTTTAATCTCTCTTTAAAATGTTCTCGACTTTTTAAATAAAATCTTCTATTCTTGTAGAAGCCAATTTCATTAATAAGATTTTTGATTCCAATGTAAAGAATTTCGTATAGGGTAAATAAAATCATCCCTACTGATACAGAAAGGATAAAAACACTAAGAAAAAATGCAATTAAAACTAAAGGATCTTTGAACATATTAATGTCTCTTTAATAGCTTTGGTCTTTTAGCAAGGACAATATCCTTCCCCGGAAGGTTAAGTGTCACTTGAACATCTACCAAATCACCCTCATTTATTTCTTTAATCCATTTGCTTCTACTACTGAAACAAACTCTACCAAATTCTTTGCTATTAACAATCACAATCGTTTGTTGTTGCAACACATTATTCTTTACTCTCTGAGATTTTGAGTAAATACAATCTACTGTTGCTTCATTAAGCAAGACTTCTTTACCAAGGAAAGAATCTAAAACAAAATCATCCATTTTCAGAACCAAACTCAATTTTTACTTTTACAATTTTCTTAGCAACAAGAATCGGTGATCCTTCAAAACCTCTTTTTTGAACAACCATTGTTCCAGAAATTTTATCACCAATCTTCACTATCTTTGCCCATGATTTTCTTACAGAAGAAAAGATTATACCATACTTTTCTGACTGCATTGTTATATTGATAGGCGTGTTAACTTCCTCAGTAACATTTAAAGGTGCTTTGGAAATCTTTACTATCAAGGCGTTTTCTACCTTAATTGTTTTACCTGTCAATACTCTAATCATATAAGAATGAAAAACAAAACTCCACAAATCAGCTTAAGAAGGAAGACAAAAACAACCATCTTAATCACAACATTAAAAAGTCTATCAATCATCTAATTCTCCCATAATACATACATCGGACTTTGCTTGACGATGTTCCTCACAGGCACAATACAAATAAGTTTTTTCTGTGCAAAATATTGTTCCAGTTTTACCACAGGTCTCACAAGATTTTAATGCTTCGTCTACAGCCATAGAAATATGGCGACACACTTCTGTATATACTGTAGGATCAATTGTTTCTTCTTTTTCAATATATGCAGTAAAGTAACCGAACTTTTGTTTGATTTGAGAGAAATAAACTTTGTCTGTTATTAACTGTAGGCCTTGTGATAGCTTCTCTAAGATGGGCCACCAACCTTTCTCAATTTCGACTCCCCTCTGTTGAAGAGGAACCTTATACTTTGAAAGATCCTCCTCATACAATGCACGAAACAATGTAGGGAATCTTTCTAGTAAAGAAAGTTCAAAGGCCAGGGTTTCCGGACTTTTAAGTTTTTGGATCTTTTCAGGGACCTTCATAATAACCAAATACAGTCGTTATATCAATTATAACAAACTGTTCAACACTTTGTCAAGTACCACTCTCATATCGTTATGGAAATCATTTGATTGATTTTTGATATGAGAGAGTTTTGATTTGATTCCTTGCTTAAACCATTCGATGGTTTCTACTCCAGAATCTTTAATAGATTTAACAAGACCGATAATCCCGACTTGGGTTTCACGACTATCAATTCCATGTAAATGAGCATTACTCACTATAGGAGTGAAGAATAAATTAAATTCCTTCTCTGTCATCGGTCGCTTCATTCTATTATTTATTAATGTGAATACTTCTTTGACTTCGATGCTAAACTAAGCTCGATTTGAGCTATTTGCGAAAAGCATTGATCGATTGCATCAAGTAAATCTTCTTGAGATTCTTCGTCGGCAAATTCTTTCATATCTAGCTTCCGAGAATAATCAAGAATCAACTTTTTTAAAGTTTGGATTTGTTCATCGCTTGACATTAGATCCTTATTTTTTATCCAAGTTCTCTGAATCATAATCATCTCCAGAGTCGCTTTCATCCTAGTCATTGTCACCCTTTAATATGAGTCATTAAAACGCATATGAGATTATTATAATCACCGGACATACAAGCATCGGTTACTTTCCCAATTTCTTCTTTCGTCCAACCTTGTCGTCTTGCCTCAGCAGCAAATGCACCCATTAAACTAAAAGCGTTACCATCTTTTCCTACAAGGGTCATTTTTACTTTCTTATCTACCAACTGTTCCATATTACTCCTAGTTTATTACACCAAATGCTCGTGCCCACCTTTGGACTCCGAACCATTGTCTTTTGTCGATACATTCAAGCAAAAGGTCTTCAAGAGGTTGTAAATCCTTCGACATTGATCTGGCAATCTTAGACGACCACTTTCCGTTTTCGTCATATGCAGGCAAATCAAAATCAGCGGTGCAAGGCATACATTGATGTTGCGGTTTAGGAGAAACTGCAAAAACTAACATTCTCCAAACATAAGCGGCCTTACCCGTAATAGGATTATTTTTATCTACCTTAGGTTTCGTCGCACGAACTGTTCCATCCTTCTTAAACAGATAGCGAGTGATTCCTTTAAACTCATAAACATCATATTGAGGATCTAATTGCATCAACAACGAATTCATTTTTGCGAAGTCTATTTTCGGCATTTCACGATTAAACATATATTCTCCTTATTGGTTCACGCGAAGAATTTCTTCTAAATCAGTCTCACCAGAAACCTTTACTTTGCACTTAGAAGGACGTTTAAAATAACCAAACTTTGGATCGTTTGCAGATTGCTTGAATGTAGCTGAAAATTCAACTACTGAACCACGCTGAATTCCATGTCCTGAAGGAACACTACCATATGCCATAAAACCCGTTTCAGATTTAACAAGCATTTTTAATTGTGTCGCATTATATCCATAAAGACAAACCTGTTCCTTGATGCTAATAACTTCACCAACAAAGGTTACACGACCATTAGGACATTCTGCGGCATTGGCACGTTCATCTGCCCGTCGTTTTGCAATTACTTCTCTATTATCAATTTGATTGAGCAAATTTTTCATGAAGTCAATTTGCTTGTTACTTTTAAAATCACCATAGCGAACGACATTTGTAATCATGTCCCGAATTGTGATTTCCTCGTAAAGTTTACGTCCCTTATATTCTTCGGAATGCCAATTTGTATTGTAAATGTCCCAGACCTTTTTAGCTTGATTCTCATAGAAAATTTCTGCTAAAATACGTTGTGCATTAGCTTTACCTTTTGCAATTTTAATTTCAAGACGAACAGATTTCTTGAACAAATTAAATTGTTCATCGCTATAAGATAAATCAAGTTTATCAGCGCAAATAGAACCGACATGAATATACTCATTACTTTTTTGATGATAAAACGTGCAAGTATAAACAGCATTAGCGCCGCAGCATTGACAACCACCAGCACCCTCGGATTGTTCGTGGCGCGAATATTTTCCCTTAGTCATAGACATATGGGCACGTTTCATTTCACGTTCATGTTTAAGAAAATGGGCATCTTCGATACCCATAACTTTTATATAATCAAATGCCACGAATTCATAATCACTGGGAACAATTTGTGAAGGTGAGTGAATATCGTTTCTTTTAAAATGTTTTCTTTTTGTTGTCATGTATTAATTACTCAATTTTGAAACAATAGAATTAGTTATTAAAACAAATCTTTCAAACTTGCTAAAACTTTAAACCCTTTGTCACTGATTAGACAGTCACGACCGAATTCATCCTTTTGAGGAAGAATTTCGATCAATACAACCTTGAGGATAACTGGATTACACTTAGAGTTAAGACCATTAGTTTTATATGTCTGGCCAACCACATATTTAATTTGTTCATTCATCATACATCCATTATCTCATGGAAGACGCTATTATGTCAAATTTTTCTTATAGTTTTTAATGAATGATTTCAATGATTTACATTTATTTTCTATATAATGCTCTATATCAGCGTCTAATATTGTTAAGTATTTAACAAATCTATTGACATATTTTTGATGATTTCTTTTATCAATAGCTGATTTTAGCTCTAAGCATAAAGAAAAAGCAACCTTGTCAACTATGATTTCCTCTAAAGCATAATTATTATGTCTATCTAAAACTTTATTTCCTGTTGCAAATTTTTTAACTCTGCCACCTCTACCACTCTTTGCAGCCCAATGAGATAATTCATGAAACAAAACATGCCGACACATTTTAACTGATCTGTATCTATCTAAAGAACGGATGTATATTGTATTATCAGTTTCACAATAACATCCATTATCTCCTTCAACTATATCGTCGTCGGAAACAATTTTAATGTTAGGGACCAAATTTCTTATTTCCCTAACTATCTTTAAATATTCTTTCCTAGCAATTGGCATTATAATATATCTGCAACATCTGAACAAAATTGTTTAACATCTACCAGATTATATTCTCTTTCAGAGATCGCTTTTAGAACATATTCTAATGTTGCAGAAATTATAGACTCCCCTGTTTCAGCATCATTTAACATAGCATAAATGTATTTGTTTCTTGCACCAGAACCACGATGAATGTTTGTCACCCTAACATTTCTCATACATTTTTAGACTTCATTAAACGATTGTGCAATTCAGGAGTCCAAGGAGTATTACCCCAAAGATCGTTTAAATAACTAATGCTTGAACCATGCCAATCTTTCGGATTCAGAAAACCATCTTCAACAAGTTGGCCAACAGTTTCATCCCAAAATTCAGCAATAGTTTCCCCTGTTTTCTTATCTTCAATCAATATCATAGCTCTATCACGTTCAAACCATGTATTGCAGGTTGTATTCTTGATAGTTAACATTAATTTGTCTCCTTAGGTTTATGAGTCAATTCGTATTCAAATGAAGTTTTGGGATCATCACAAACAATCATTTTTGAACCACAAAAAGTAATACCGATAGATAAAACTCTCGTGTTATCTTCTGGGTGTTCAAAAAGAGTTACGTCCCTCTGTCTCCAATTACTTTTGTAATGATGCAATACTGGTTGTTGCAAAATTTCAACAATTTCAAATTTAGTATTGTTTTTTACTTCTGCAACAGGGGTGCGAACTGTTTTCATATTAAACCTTAGACAAGAGTGAGGGGGATACAGTGTATCGCATTGGCATTGACGGGACACCATCAACAGTTTGAACGTCAACCTTTGCGTTTTTACGGCCGAGACTTTTTACGATTCCCACAACTTTTCTATTATGCTTGTCCTTAAAACTAACACTATCACCAATAATAAATTGTGCTAGGGCAGTAGTCTGTTTAATTGTGTGTAACAATTTCAGGCGGGAAACAATCTGCTTATTAAGAGCATATAATTCTTGTTCTGTTAATTTTGTCAAGTCGATTTTCATATTAGACCTAAGGTCTCCTTATTAATTGTATAGTATATTATAACAAATTTCTATGGAAAATGCAAGAAAATTGTGTTGATGTAAGACTTTGAAATGATTAGATTTCTAAGATTTATTGTGCAAGGTACTTTTGTAAGACTGGGAACACGCTAGTTCCTCGTGGTTCCCACATAGGTGCTTCTGCCCATGCATGATAAGTCCAAGAGATATTATGTTGACGAAACTTTGCTAGAGCCTTATCAATAAACTTAGCGGCATTTTTCTTATATGTTTCACACCCGATTTCACCAACATAGAATGGTTCATTATACTTTCGTTTGAAAGAAACAATCTTATCAATCATTGAAATAGATGAACTGTTTCCTGCACAATAAACGTGAGCTGAATACCACGTATTATAAAGGCCATGTTCTAACTTGTTTACTAATAGAGGGTTACCAAAGGCTGATTCAACTATAACAATCCTATTAGGATCGTTCTGTCTCACAACCCAGGTAGCGGTCCTATAGATAGCGTTTAAGAACTTATAATCTTTTGTTGCAGGTTCATTAAGTAAATCATAAGATGCAACACGAGGATCATAAGCATAATGCTTTGATAGAATATCCCAGGCCTCATAAAACTGTCCGAGACAATTCAAGTCTGAGAACATCTTAAAATATCTGCCCTGAAAGCCGCAAGGGGGTGTATGTAAGTCTATAACTAATTGTGCTCCCTGCTGTTGCACAATTGGAAGGATATTATCTATTTGATAGATATGTGCTGCAAGGAATTCTTTGTATTGTGTTGGTGTCCATGTCCCAGGAACAGCGCCTTCTGGATAGTAAATATAATATCGAAACAGATTCGCCCCTAGGCTGCTAGTCTCTCGAATGTCGTGTGGTAACCAAGTGGTGCGGTAAGGATTAATCATGAATCCTTTTTGAGATTGAGCTTGTGCAAAATTTGCACTAACTGAAATCAATAAAAGGACTAGTAAACTGCGAAACATATCCATAACAAAGATTTTGGGTAAAAAATAGGCAGAGTGGTGTTAACACTCTGCCACCAATATAAAGCAGAACTTTTTAGTTTGCTTCTACTGTTGACGCATCTGCTCCATTAGTAGCAGAAGCCTTGACAGTGCTTTCCAGCAAGTCAAGATTATATGCGCCGCGCCCTACACGGATGTTCTTGTTGTTAGTAATCCAGTGAGGAAACTCAGTCCCAGAAGGAACACGAGAACCGTCAAAGGAAACACCTTGAGACTTCACAAACTCAAGAATTTGCTTGCGAGTTACGACATTAGTGCCATACTTCGCCTTCAAATTTGTAACAAGCGTTTTCTTTTCTTCAGTCAATTTCATACATCTCCATTCATTATTAAATGCTCACGCATTTTTATCTTACTCCACTATTATAGCAAAGTCCAAGATATTTGTCAAGGAATATTTTCCTTCAATCCACAGCTATTCTTTAATGCGGATCCCAAGTTCATCAATTTGACGATTGATGTCAGCAAGCATTTGCTTTACCTTCCTTTGATCTTGTGAAAGTGCTTTCATAGATGCTTTGTTATTGGAAACTTTTCTAGCAAGTTCCAATCTCTTATCAAGAAGAAAATTCCTGACAAGTCTTTCCACTTCCTTATTTCTGGCTCTCTTAGATTTTTGAACCGTCATTATACACCATGTTTTAACCAAATCTCATCTCTTTTCTCTTTTGCATCTTTAATCAAGAGCAAAACATTCTTATCGTTTGTTTTCAGATATTGATCGTTTAACTCTACAAGAGTTTTATCTAACTCGTTTGCAACAGTTTTCAACTTTCTTAAAAATTGAGCCTTCTTTTCGTCTATTAAATATGTCTTATTCATTTAATACCTTAAAAATGAGGATCTTGATATGTTTCTCTTTCACCAACATAAACATGGCCACCACCCTGGCGTCGCCACTTACCTGTTCTTTTGCTTCTCGTTACTTTTTCTTCCTGTGCCTCGGGGTCTGGCAAATAAATCCATTTTTGATTACCATAGTAGTTTGAATCCTTTCGGGCTCGAAAGTCATCCTTTTTGAACCAAAAAGTTTTCCCCGATGCTGAAACTCGACTAATAGTTCCCGGGTAAGAGTCCGACCCCACACTATAAGTTATTCCCATTCCTACTTCTGGTGTCACTTCTAAAGGTGCCTCATCTGTATAGTCTATCATAACTATATTATAACACAATCCACAAAGGAAAGTCAATTCTTTTTGTGTGTTTAATGTCTAATGATTATAGTATATTGACTTATTGTTTCAGTATATTAGAGTGATTCGTTAGAATCTCGTGAGCATCGTCCCTGATCATCGAAGAATAACAGTTCATCAATTTTACGCAACGGGCAATTTCTACCACATTTTTGGTCTTAAAGTGATTGTCAAGTTCTTCGCAAAGAATTTTTTGCTTTGTCACTATTTCATCATACGAATCAAGTCTATTAAAAACATCTTGAGGAACGTCGTTTCTTTGATTCAACTTCTCTCTTGTATCCTTAACTGTTTCTTGAACCTCTGTTAAAGATGCCATCAACTTGATTATCAATTCTTGCGCTAAATTATTCATACCTTTGCTAAACATGCATCACAAGTATCGAACCCAGATGAAACAGCAACAAGGGTTTTGTTGCAGCAACAGCAGGGCAGCCATTCGTCTCCTGATTTACACTTAGGACATTGACAGTCACTTGGATGCTTAGTTATAGGCAATTCTGCCAATTGTTCGTCAGTGTAATTACTCATCTTACTAGTCCCAACATTCGATAGGATCAAGATTCACTTGTTCCGTTTCTTCAATTGGTTCCTCTTCTACCCAATCATCTTCATCAAAATCGAATTCTCGATTAATCGGGCAAATCTTTCGTTCATTCATATTCCCACGAATCTACGGTCTCTATATTTAACTGCGGAAATTTCGCAGCAAAATTTTCCTTTAATTCATGTTCCATTTCTGAGGCCCACTGATCAAAATCAGCTTCTCTATCTTTTGGACATTCCCTAGATGCTTCTAGTGTAGCACTTATGAAGAAAGTAAATCCAACTTTCATTATTTAACTCCAAAAACAAATCTTTTAGCTCTTTGTAACAAAGTTTCACCAACATCGTCTGTTCGGCAAGGCATTAAGACACCAAATTTATTTGGTCGGCCGCTGCCATCTTGATTCGAGACATCAACAAGAATAGGTCCTAGAGGGCTACTCCCATCGAATTCAAGTGTAACGAGTGAACGATTATTATGTTCTAATGCCGCAGCAAGGCGAGTCAATAACGCAAGGTTAAAAGCAATCCTTACAGGAGTTTTAAACTCTGAGGGGATAACATTACTATAGTCCGGAAATGCCCCGGTGGTACGTTCTGCCACTGAACCTTGTTCTGAAACGTATTTTGTTTCAAGTCTAAAAAAGGTTTCAGAGCCTCTATTTTTATCAAGTTGTTTTGGTTTATTGAACTTAAGAATCGTCTTAGATGGAACAGGCTCATCCACCTTTTCCTTCTTTTCTACGGCCATAATATGGCCGTCTGTTGCAACATTGACATTATCGTCAAAGTAAACACCAGTAATATTATAACGAGTTTCGTCCGAACTAGCAGCAACCTGCAATTTTTGAGTTGATGCGTTAACTTGAACACGAGTGAAATCACTCATACTACCTTCTCCCAGTTTTATACAAGGGGTTAATAAATCTTTTAACAATCTTGAGTTTATATCCGATGCGTTCCAATTCTTCTTTCAATTCTCTGTATTCGTCTTCGGTTGCCAGCTTGGTGACGTAAACCAATTCTGGTGCCGCTGAACCGTGTTGGCCCATATGCTGATAAGACAAGCAATAACGATTATTGATGTCACCAACAAGGTCAGGGAACAGAGCAATAATATCACCGTCATTAAATTTACGGAAAATAACTCTCTCAGTTTCCATTTAATCTTCTTTAATCAATTCCTTTAATGCAATTATAATTTTTGATGCCTCTTGAGAATTCAAAAGAATTCCCACACCAATTTCTTCACCATTGTGATCAAATTGTCGCAATTCTATTAGATCCAATCCCTCTCTATCAGGACCTAGTTCAATTCTAGTTCCTAATTGATCGTCCCAAATCTTAAAATATTTTTCCAATGTAGTATTCATTATTCAACGTCAAAGTCCTTTCTCAAGACCCAGGAATAGACGTTCTTTCCGACTTGAATCATTATTTTATACTGTTGAACTTTAACAACATTATAACTCTGGTTCTTTCTAAGACGAACATACTTAGAACCCACTAATACGTCAACATCTTTATTGGCTTTTACTTTCATCTTTATCAACCACAAAAAATTCCATATGTGTAATATTCTTGCTACTCATAAACGATAGCAAGTCCTCGGCAGTCGAGAATTGTTTATCACCGGTCATACCCCAATGAATCTCATAGAAGTATTTACCTGTTGAAGGATCCCAAATCTTAAACACTTGTGACATTTTCATAATTATTTCCTTTCAATCAATTCGATTTTAGTAGATACACCTTCATGCATTACACCTAATACGAGGGTATAACCATACCCGAATTCAGACACAAGATAAAGACGATTTAACTTATTACCGATCTTTTTTACGATTGCGACATCCGTTTTAACACGATCCTTGTCAGTCGTCTTATACTTCATCCCGCAGATAACACGATAATCCCCAAAGTCGTGAGTGATTTTAATCTTGTCACCGACCTTAAAACTACTTGCTACATTCTGATCAATTTTCATCATGTATCCATTATCTCATGGATTGAGCAAACTTGTCAAATTTTTCTTCGTCTAAAAATCTAACGATTTCAAGGACTTATAAATTTCTTTATTCGAGCTTATTAGCTTGTCTAATTTGAGCAAGCATTAGAACTTTTTCTTGCTCAATTTTAGCTTGATCTATGTTAAAGAATTCTGATAGCAAATCAGGAATAGAATTATTTTTCAAACTAATATTTTTCTCGCAAGTCAACCAATCAAGAAACTCTCCGCATAGTTGAGAGTCTGAAGCAATAACACTTAATTTTCCGTGTTCAGGATATTTCATAGGTGGTGGGGTTCAAAGGGGTGGAGACTTAATCCCAAGTAATCTTGTTTATGTCTACGGGTTTATATTCGACAAACTTCAATGCTTCGTCAATCAAAAGAACTTCATCCTTCAAAGAGAGAAGCAAACTATCTTTTGATGATGAATTATGAAATGCTTTTATTTGCTCTTGTGTAGATGCTCTTACAGAATCCTGTTTATAAACTATCTGTTGACGATAGCTTTTTAAAGCCTTCGCAATTACATCTTTTATATCCTTTTTCATTTTCTATCTACAAATACAGTTTGTATCTCTACTGGAACATTATAAACAATAAATCCATCTTGTGAGAATCTGTTTAAAATTGTGTCTTGATCATTCAAATCGAATGTCCAATTTTCTACAAAATCTTCACCATCAGGATTAGGTTCAAGAATAACACCACGTCTTAGTTCGTCCGATTCTTCATGATCTTCAAATTCGCCGATCATGGCAACCATTACATGAACACTCTTTTCATAGATTAGATATTTGATTTTCATTTTTCAATCAACCCAAGAGCCGACTTTAATGTTTCAGCAAACTTATCAATATCTTCTAAATCAAGTGCCCAGCGATCGGTTTTGATAACGACATAAGCACCACCCCCACCATCCTGGGTTTCTATAAAAAGTTCATGTCCATTATCATTGTGAGAACAACAATCAGACTCTTGATAAAATCCCAACTTAACACTATCTGGTTTCATTTTCTACCAAACCTCTTTAACACTCTTTTCGCGGACAGGACTCAATTTCAAGCACTTCTTACAAAGCCAGCGAACTTGTTTTGACTTCTTACAAAAAACAGCTTCACCATGTTGAGACTTTCGACAATTACAATCCTTTGCTGCTAAAGCAAAAAGTTTATCAAAAATCTTATCTAAGAAACTAAATTTCATAGTCCACGTTCATGATCAATGAGATCCTTTGCATCCTGCAAAGCAATATCAAAATTTACATAAGCATAATCTCCTTCTCTATCCTTATCGATAGTAAAGAGATACATAGTCTTTCCCCCGCTAACATATTTGTTAGTAGGGTCAAAACTAAAGATTTGAATACTATGTCCCTGATATTCTAAATCTTGTTCTTGCTTCATTTTTGAATAGTCAAACTTTGACATTACACAACCCACTCACAATTTCCAATATTATATCAAGTTCCAATCTATTTGTCAATCTATTCTTTTAATGCGTCCAACAGCTCTTCCCGAATTCGTTCCACACACTTTTTCCTTCGCTCCAATTCACTATACCGTCTTTTCGTTTCCTCTAGCAATCTTGAACTAAATGCTGCCAATTCTTGATATGCTTTTTCGGAGTCATCCCGAAGAATGATTAGTGCCGACAACTGATTTTCGAGCGCCTTTATTTTAATCGATATATCTTGCGCTTTCATACATTCCTCACAATCTTTGTTGCACCAGTTCCTCCCTTCGGAGGCCGCATCAATTTTGATGGCCTAGGAGTATAACCTTTTCTTTCTGGTAATATCAATACGAAAAGAGCAATCAAACAAACACAATATAGAGCAATCATCTATTAAACTCTCCAACTGAAAGAACCAGCTTTTCGATACATTCATAAATCACGTCGTCTATCGTTTGATTCTTGCTATTCGTTTCAGGCAACAAAACATATCGAAACTCTTTAAGAAACGTAACATTGCTGTTTTTGCGATTCTGATAGATTCGATTCCCCTTCAGAATGATATTCTTGAGTCTCTGATCATACTCGCACATATAAGAGAGGCCTTCATAGTTAATGGAAGCGAACGTGATTCCACTCTCTGTCGTGCGTTTTTGTAGTTGAATCAACCACATCTCGTCACAAAAGTCCTTCACTGCGGGCATGACAGATTGTGCAGTGTTGCTCTTGAGCACAAATTGAGTATTAGACGAAAACATATCGTTATTAGTGATAGCAAGACCGATTCGTTTACCTTTCAGTTCAAAGCGGGCCTTCTCTTGAACGCCGGTGATAAATCGTAGCTCTTGAAAGTCTTCAGAGTAGTATAACTTAAGAAGGTTCTGAAATATCAGAGGCCGAAGTGAAAGCAGGCCGTCTTTGAAGCCAGAATTAACATGATCGCTCTCAGCAAGGGCCGAGATTCTTAAAGCAATGTCGTGAATCAGGGAGGCCTTTTCTTTTAGAGTGTCAAGATAGGTTGACTGGATTATTACTCGACGTTTAGGCTTTTCTATTACTGTGTTATCTAATAGCATATATTCATTATCTCACATCTAACTGGAAATAGCAAGTCTATGGAAAAACTCTAATAGACTATCTAATTTTTCTCCGAAAAAATTTTGGAAAAACTTTTCAAATCTGTCTGTCTGTCACACATCCCGCTTAATAAGCCCTAAAACTTTCATATTAAGTTCCAGTTTTTGATCAATTCTCACTTTTTGGCCGGTTTGGCCGGCCTATCGGATCCCAGTTCTTTTAAATTTTCCTGAATTTCGGCCCTATCCGCCAGGCGACGGAGGCCCTTAGATTTGTTCTTTAGCTCTGCGGTCTTTTCACACCTAGCACGGCCACCATTGGATCCCTTCATTCCATGTTTTAGCTTTATTCCCATAGGGCCCTTGTCACGATAACCACTTGAATATAATCATAGTCTCTATAATATAGGCAATACTGTTGTTGCTTATCATAGGCCAATTCTTTGGATGTGTATACATCTGAGATTGAATAGGTTAAACGATGTGGTGAATCGTCTATATGTTGGGCCAATACTATGTAAACTTCTTTCATGTTATTCCCAATAGAATTGGTTGCGGAAACCTTCTCTTAGCTTCTTGTCAACATTATCGTTCCAGATGGTGACGGCGTCCTTCCATTCAAGGTGTTCCTTTGCAAAGGCCACTATATGGGACAGCGATCTATTGCCTCGCTGGAAGGCGGAATGGTCATCCGAGAAAACATAGGTCAGGTCATGCATATGGACCAGGTGCTTGAATTCGGTGAGCAATGTATCATATGGGTATATACTATTCATATTTTTTGAACACCTGAAGGTTTGATAGTGCCCATTTAACATGGCTTGCATCTAAATTAAATTCCTCAAGACTAGCAACAGCACGTTTTGCGGCCTTATACTCAATAGCCGAGATTTCATCTCCTGATAGGCCGCTTGACATAAGCAGGTCATAAACAACGTTAATAATACCACTAGTGTTCTTAATAGGAAGCCACTGATCATGAAAAATCCTTTCAACACTTTCAAGCAATTTCTCCTTATTCATCTAAATCGTCTCCATTGTAGGGACTCGGTTCATATGGTTCATAGTCATCATGGTATCCGCATACATCACCTTCCTGCTGGTGCAATGCGTCATAGTAGCCGGATTCCCAGGCCGTGTATTCAGAGGAATTGAACGGATAGGGATTTGGGAATCCTTTCGCATAGCCTTGTCGGCCTTCTTCTCTCACACTATCAATATAAAGCAGGTATTCAGGATCGAACATTAGCTACCCTCACGTTATGCAAAACTCGGCCAAATGGAGTATACTCAACCACAATCTCCAACTTTCGACCAACCTCTTCTGCCAATTTGACTTTAGCGAGCTGGTCAGTCACTACCAGGTTATATCGTTTTCTCAATAACTCGGGAGTCACTGTGATAGTTTCAAAACTAGACATATTAAAAAATCTCGATCATGAAAAGACCCTTTTCCTCGGTCTTCTGTTGGTTGGTTTCACCAAGGTTCTTAATCACTAAAGCAGTTTGATTTACCTGCTTAATAGTGTTACCAGTGGCAATCAAAAATGCCTGGTATTCGTTTTCGTCGTTTGCTAAACTTAGCTTTGTTTGTTCGTTCATCATGTATCCATTATCTCATGGCCACAGGCCTAGGTCAATGGATAATCCACACTTTTATTGCTAGTGTTTTCGAGGGTTTAGCTATTTTCTTTTTCTGTAGCAATTTCAACTAGTTGTAAGGCTGCCTCTTTGGCCACGCAAACCAGACCAGAAAGGGTCCAATAGTCGCCTAGCTCCTTAATCTTCGAGGAACTAACATTCATGGAGATTATGCTCGACAAGTTGTCCCATTGAATTAATGGGATACTATTAAAATGCTCATCCTTTGCATAGGCTTCCTTGAGGCGCTTAATGGTAAAGGCGCTTTCTACCAGACGCAACAGGCCAGGAGTTACCAACTGGGCATAATACTTGCGGTGTGCACCTGTACCACGATCGGCAGCCAAGTAGTCTTTACGTGTAAACATATTAATCCTTATAATCAATAAAAGTGCTGAGGTTGATTTCTGTATATTCTTGAATACAATCACCCGATTCATCATAGACGGCCGGAATGGTGACTGTCATCCGAATATCTGATCCACATTCAGCATAGCCTTGCCAATGATCCTCAGCTTGAATCGACGCACCGAAATCTGCTAACAAATTGCGAAGGCGCTTCAAAAATTCTGTTTTTGCTTGAACTTGATTCATCATGTATAAATTATCTCATATATTGTGGAAATCGTCAAACATTTCTTTTAAGATAATTGTCAATGATTTCATGGGCTTGCTCTAACACCTTGATTGGACTGGCATAATATTTTGTTTCGACCATAAAGGCCCCTGTTATCAGGCCCTTATACTTAAAGCCTGTGGTGCACAACCTACACTCATGGGTAAAAACACGGACCTTGTGGCCCTTATACGTCTCAACTAACGGAAGAAATTCGTGAGCCTTCACTGGTTATACCTTTCATAAAAACACGATGTTTAGGATTCTTGTCGATATACAAATAAATGGAGACATCTTTAATGTTCTCATGCATATCAAAAGAAAAGAATTCAAATGCTGATAATGCACTTCTATAGGTAATGGCCGAGGTCGCAGCCACGTGGGAACTATTCTTGTATGTTACCTCAACAAGATAGTGGCTGTATTTTCGCTTTTTGTTCACAGGTATGCTCTCCGGGTTTCATCAGGATAGGCCAATGCTTGACGCGCCTCATGATCCCAAACGATCCCAGGTTCACAACCATCAGGAACTTGGGTACCATTCAGATAGGCAAAACCCTTATAGGAATGGACACTATGCAACATGGTTTCAATCAAGGCGCAGAGGCGCAGGCGATAGTCAACAGAATTACATCCGCGCAATTCTCGGTTGACGTATTTTTTCAAGGTTTCAATTTCAATTGTTTTTCGCATATTAACTCATGTATTCAAAAACGATTAACGACTTGCCAAATGCCTTTGCTTTTTCAAGCGCATCACCAATAGCAGCACTATGCTTCCAGCGGGAATCATAAGAAACATAAAGAGCATTATTAGCGTCAAGCCAGGCCTGAAATTTCGAGAATCCTTCGGCCGTGTATGGTTCAACATCACCATAAATTGTTCCTAAATCCAACTCCAGAACGTTCTTAATTTCCACTATTGGAGCACCAACATTAAAGCAACCAACAAAAGAGTTTCCAACCAAAGGCAGTTTTCAAAAGTTAGATTCACTTTACAGTTCCCTCCTGAACGGCCTTAATCGTGCTGTTATGAACATAAACGAATTCATTAAATCCAAAAGGGCTAACACTAACCCGGATAATGCTACAATCACTAGGAACATTGTGTAGGTGCCGAGTAATGTATCGGACGGGTGTCATCAATTTAGGATACCCATTTTGGTGCTCATTCAATTCAGCGAAGGCCTGTTCCCAAGTCAACATATTACAGGCGCTCCACTGAGGTATTAGGAACTTGTGAATAAATGAATTCCTGCTCGACCTCGACAACGTTATTCCAGCCACCGCGGCGAATGAATTCATTGATATGCTTAGAAGTGGTGGACGACCACTTTTTACTAGTCTTATAGACTGTTGACCGCATATGATCAACAATGACCACTGGCGTCTGATATGAAAACAAAATGATATGATAGGGCGTCTTAAGAATTGTTGCGTTTTTGTTGCTTTTCATCGTCATACATATAATATCGTCTGAATTCCCAATCCACTTGAGAACTTTCTTTCCAGCTAAGTGCTTAGAAACACTCGATATTTTAAATTGTTACAAAATGATACAAGAATGTTACATTTGATGGGAATCGTCTGTTTTCGTGAACAAGAAAATGGGTGGTTTTGAGAAAGTCTTGGACTCAATGGTGTGGATGGAACTTGTCAGGAGAGGTTAACATCAGCCCTGTTAGCTAGGAAGCGGCGGTGATCATTCCGCAATCAATTTCCTAGTTCCTTCTGGCCATGGCCCAGAATCTCCATCCACACCACTCAATCCAAATACAAAAGAAAGCGCCAGTGATTGCACAATCCTAGAATTTGGATGGATAAGAACTAACACACTTCGCAATCTTTAATAAGGCCGCTGGCGCACCCGACCTTCTCAGAAGTACCGGCCATTTTAAGTATCCAGAGATACACCGATTAGGATTGAAAAGAAGTTATCCACCCAAATTTATATCACTCACCTGGAGCAAAAGCTCCGGTTGTTCATCATTATATAGGCCATTTTATCACCTATTGACTCGAAAGTCAAGCAATGTTATAATAAAAATATGACAAGACAAGAATTCCAAAATAGAATCGAGTTGGCCTACACTAACGAAAGAGAGAGACTGAGAAAATGTGGTGACCTTGTAGGCCTTTCCGAGTTGGGGAAAAGTATAAGGGTTTATTGTGATGAGCATTATAGTCTATATTTTCGGAATACTATGGAAGGTAAGATAAAGGCCATTGACGAAAACATTTAGGTGTGATAGAGTTGTAATAGAATAGTTTAGGGACTTGTGGAAACGGGGACTATGGCGGCCTTTTACCGAGGGGGCCGGGATTCCGCGCAGCGTGAGCCCACAGGCCGTGTATGGAGTTTTGGCCAGCATAGGCCGGCATAAACTCAATCTCAGAGGTAATGTGAGGATAACAAAGAAACAAGTAGAAAGAAACATTCGACGTTGGATTAAGGCCCTTCGTTCAGGTGACTATAAGCAAGGCACTAACAGTCTATCATATAATGGTAAGCATTGTTGTCTCGGTGTAGCTTGCGAAGTCTTTAAGATAGAAAAACAGAAATGTGTGACCTCGGGTGGAAAAGAATTATGTGTTTGGCAATACAAGGATGATGGTTCATTAAAATGGGCAAGAGCTAATCTTCCAGATAAGGTTCGTCAACTATTAGGCCTTCAGAATCATGATGGTAAATACAATGACTTTTCACTTATTCGTTTGAATGATACGGGACATTCTTTTGAGCAAATTGCTAATGTCATTCAGTCTCAGCCTAGTGGTTTGTTCAAGTATAGGAATTTAAAAATATGAGAGTTTCCAAGAAAGAAGTCGAGAAGAATGTCAGAAAGTGGTTGCGGGCCCTTCGCAGCGGAGACTATGAACAAGGCCGGGAAAGATTGGCCAATGATGGAAAATTCTGTTGTCTCGGTGTTGCTTGCGAAGTTTTTCACGCACGAAGAATCGAAGACGGCAGGCATCTTAAATACGCTGACTTTGGTGGGACCGATGATCAGCAATTTCAATGGAACGATTTGACACTTCCAGAGTTGCTTCGTCGCAAGTTGGGGCTCACTGATAGCAGTGGTGAATTTGAAAATGATGAAACATCTTCTCTCACACGGATGAACGATCTGTATGAAGCAACTTTTGATGAAATCGCAGATTTGATTGAAAGTCAACCAGTAGGCCTTTTTGTCTATAAGAAGTTAGATTTGTGATTTATGATATTTTCGAGAGTTTGGAATAAGCGAAAAGCTCAGGATATGACAAAAGATTCACGGGCTAGAATCTTTCATCAACAGTTCAAAGAAATTGATAGAAGCATCAAAGAGAACATTAGATTCGGGAATTATGCGATGGTCTATAAATTTGAGTCTACTATAGAAAGTTCACAAAAAGAGGCAATCCTCCAACACTATAAGAATCTTGGATTTTCGATTCGTCCCGTGACTGCTTATCCTGATTTCATAGAGTTTTCTTGGGAGTGAAACAGATGTTAAAAACGTTTTTGTTGATAATTGTTTGGACTCAACTGGTTAGATATACTGGTGAATCTCTTTTGCGTCTATGGTTCAGAATACAGGGAGAAGACTCGCTGGAAGAGCATGAATTTCTTTTCGGATTTGCTGCATGGGCATTTGTTGGAACAATATTGGCAATCACTATATGAATGATGTAAGGTTCTTTTTTGCTCTTATTGCATTTATGATTATAACGTTTGCCTTCTGCGTTCTAGCAGAAAAGTTCGGCCCCTGGCCAGCGGCCGTTGCAATACATTCATTTTTAGCTGTTATTCTTTTTTCTCTTCGGAAGATATTCAAGTAGGATTTATGAATGAAAATACTATAAAACAGGAAGTTGCACAAATTGTAAGAAAATATTATGAAAACAGGGGAATAGGATTAGAAAAAACAGTCAATGAAATCATTTCAACTCTGAATCAACAGAATTCTTGTGATTCGGGTTTTATAAAAACTTCAAGTGATTTGATGCAATTTGCTGATATTCTATTTAATTGTGCAAAAGCATGTGAAGATCCAAATGCATTTTTAGCATTGAATACACATGGATCTGTGACTGTTGACTTCAGTAACTATCACTTTGAAGTAACAAAAGAGCTTTTAACATTTTCTGCAATGTTCTTAGAAAAATTAGGATTTAGTGTATCTATAACTGATTCCAAAATCATAATGAGAATTATATGAAATGTCAAAATTGTAATAAGTGTAAGGCCACTGCTAGAAGAACTGACTTGTGTCCAGAGGGTCCAGCTATTCAACATCTTTTGTGTCGTCGTTGTGTCATTCAGTATGACAAATATCGTGATCTGACACACAAGATTTTTATCTATCCCTTAGCTGCAATGGGAATTGTTATAACTATCTCAGCTTTCTGGATATTTGCTCGTATTATTTGGTTGTCTTTTAATTAGTGAGGAAAATATGTTCGCGTTTGTTCTTGTTTTAGCTGTTTCTTTTGGTGCTTCTTTCTATGCTGCCAACTATTTCACAAATCTGCATCCTGAATGGAAGCCGCTTCGTGAATTGGCTGCCGGGCTCGTTACTTTCTTTGTAGCAGTCGTTTACGGGCTACTCGTTTTGCTTTTCTAATATGAAATTAAACGTTATTGCTTCCTATGAAAACAATCCGAGAGATTGGGCAGCTATAAACCTAGATGATAATGGCCGTCATATTAGCACAGATTATACAATTCGCAACAGAGATGGATCAAAATACTTCAAAAGGGTTTTAGCAAGTGAAGACTTTAAAAAACAAAATGAAGATTATTTTAAATACAAGATATTGTCTTATGTTATCGAAGAAATAGATAAGTGTATCTAGGAATTGCGATGAAATTTTGTCCTACGTGTAAAATTGAAAGTTCTCGTAAACTTCCCAAGACAGATAAAGATCCATTTTGGAGATATTTGTTCCCCAAGAAACTTAGATGTGTAACAAAGATAGGGCTTGAAACATCTTATGGTTTCTGTATCCACGGATTAGGGATATATGATTACTGTCCTAGGTGCTTCAAAGTATTCAATTTTAAAGCAGATAAACAATAATTTGCATCCATAGTGTGATTGTGAGATAATATTCAACATGAGCAAAATAAGGCTAACAAACTTCTCGATAGAATTAACAGTCATGCCGGGATCTGAATTATCTAATACTATTAGAGAAGCTAGGTATCTAGCAACCATTCTCAGATGTCCAGTATCATTTACGTTCAATGATCATGAATTATTAGTAACAGAAGATAGTTCTATTGATGAAATTTACAACTCTTACTGGGTTATCAAAGGCAATCGAGCATGAAATTCACAAAGAAACAAGTAGAACAGAATGTTAAGAGATGGTTACAGGCTTTAAGATCGGGCCGATACCAACAAACAACAAAGGATCTTTGCAATCTACAAGGCCACTGTTGTCTCGGTGTTGCTTGTGAAATATTCAAACGAGATTTGGGATTACGCAAGCACAAGGCTCCCAATGGTCAAGATAGATGGTCATATAGATATAACAATTATCATTTTGACCTTCCACCAGATGTGCAAGATTCACTCGGCCTCAGCACTAGGTCGGGACACTTTGATCAAATCGTAAATATTCCATATGTTAATCTTTCAGACATAAACGATTGCTCAGGCACAGATTTTAGGGGAATTGCTGATTTCATCGAATCACAACCCAAAGGACTATTTAAGTTCAAGAATTTAAAACTATAGTATGACAGTTTCCAAATTTCTTAGTTATACATCTCTGCTCTTTGCGATAATCACATTAACAGTAGCTCCTATTAGATGGATGCAGGGACATTGGGGGTTGATGGTTTGGGATTGGGTGCTTGCGTTTGTATTCTTCATCATGTATAACAAGCTCAAAAAGGAATAGCTTATATGTCCCTTACATCGGTCGGAAATGCTTTAAATGTCATTTATTTCATTTTTAGAGCTACTTTCCACAGGAAATCTCATGGATAGTGATAATATTTTGATTGCAGCTATAGTCCTAACTGCTCTTTGTTTTGTTGCATACATTTTCAGAGATGTTCAAGAAAGAGAATCCAAATACAAATCAAATTTGATTCCTGCTGCTGTATCATATTACGACGATTGTAGAAAGTATGACAGTAAAACAGAAATTTGTCGATTTTTAGTCAAAAGGAAATATGGCCTATAAGAACTTTCTATTTTTACTCTTGGGACTGATTTGTGGAATATTGTGGACTGTTGTCATGTATGAGACTAATCCAGAAATATATGTCATTTATTTGACCTTTGGTGTCTTTGGGGCAGGGCTTTGCTTGTGTGAAATACTCAAACGTTGACAGTAAAGAGATTGTAATGTATAATTGGTTAGCAGACAAATATGGAAAAACAGCAACAAGAAATCTTAGATAAGTTAAAGATTGTTAGTTCTGTATTGAAATACAAGATTGAACAAACCCAAGCTAGATCACAAGATTACTTTACTCTTTCAAAAGAAGATACATTGTTTATCTTTTCTTCTTTAGAGTTTTTAATTCAAAAGGAAATTGCAACATATGAAGCTATCTCGAAGTGAAATTTCTGAATACGTTTCAACTCTTGTTGAAGACGAGATTACAAAAGTAAGGAAGAAGTATAAACCTTATAATTCAGACCACGAACTTTATGCAGTATTGCAAGAGGAAGTTGATGAATTCTGGGACGAGGTTAAGAAAAACGGGACATACAAAAGAAAGACTGAAGAATTGGTCCAGATTATAGCTGTAGCTAAACGAGGACTTGAAGAAATCATTTTGCATGAAATGGAAGACAGACAAAAACTTGCAAAGGTTCTATGATATTTTTCCGCATTTTAACAGTCGCAATTTTCCTATTCATATTAGCTGGAACTTTCATTTGGCCACCCAATCTTTTTAGTTGTATAGCATTGTTATGGTCTTCTATTAATGTGTTAGTGTATTGGAATAAGGAAATATAGTATGGGTTTGCTTGAAGTTACATTTGTTGTTTTATTGGTGCTGAAACTAGCTGGAATAGCACAAATTAATTGGTTAATTGTATTTTCGCCGCTTGTTGTTTCGATAGTGATATGGGTTATCTTGCTGGTACTTTTCTCAACTGGTGTTTTGGTGTTTAGGAAGCGGCTAAAATGATAAATTATGTTTTACAATGGCTAATTCTATTTGGCTGTTGGTTAAACGTTTTTCTTTGTATCGTGAAGGGGCAATGGTTTTGGGCATTTGCTTTGATAGTTGTTCTGATTTTCTTAGCTAAACATTTCACAGATGAATGGAATAAAAATTTATGAAGTGGCAAACAATGCAGTTCTATAAGGAAGAGATAGAAAAGAATGTTAGAGATTGGTTGTCGGCGCTTCGATCTGGAGAGTATCAACAAGTAAAAGGAACTTTAAAAACAAACAAAGGCCACTGCTGTTTGGGTGTCGCCTGTGAAGTTCTTAAACAAAAATTAAATCTAGTAGAGGGAGTTTTGCTCAGAGAAGATAATGATTTGGACCATAATATTTTCTCTGAACGATTCACTTTCAATCGACAATCCGCAACACTGCCACGTAATGTTCAAATGTCACTTGGATTAAATGATATGGAGGGATGTTTTTACGGCGAAAGGAGTCTATCTCAACTTAACGACCGCGGATTATCCTTTTTACAGATTGCTGATTTGATTGAAAGTCAACCAGTAGGTCTTTTTCACATTCACTTGGATCTATGATACGTGCAATGAATTGTTTTGATTGTAAACAACGGCCTGTTATATACGCTTCAGGTAATGACAATAACATTCAAATAGAATGTAGAAATGGCTGCACAGCCTGTTGGGGATTGAGTAAAGAGGAAGCAATATCAGAATGGAACTATATTCAAGATGAGAAACAAAGAAACTCCACTAGAGAATGATTTGATTGAAATAAGCATCAATGGAACAGTCAGATATACATATCCTGGCTACAATTTCGAGGATGCTGTAATTCAAGCAAATCAATTATCAGAAGCTAATCCTAAGGCTGTTGTGACATTAAAAACAGTCAATACAAACGTATTGATGAGTTTCGGCCCTATTAGAGCACAACAACAATAGAAAGAATCATTGTTGTTAACAATGCCATAAGAGACAATACAAGATTGTATTGATCGGCACCTATCCATCCCATCCAATAGGGAAGATATGCTAGAAGACATACAAGCAAACAAATTCCCCACATCAATATAAGAAACATCAATGGAGTTTCTTTATTCATCCATTTGAGTAGTTCTAATTTAGGTCTTAGGGACTTTTCGTATTTTGAGAGTGATTGTTTTAGTTTCTCGGCCCCATGATGCGTTCGCTGCCTCCATGTTTATGGGGTGTTATTTAAGGGCGTGCATCAATAGATTTACAAACCCAGCTAAACAGTATGACCAAACCACAAAGATAAAAGCAAATAAAAGCACAATTGCTATGTCTTCTGGTTTGCGTTTCAACATGAAGTTATTTAGCGGCTCAATGCCTGTTTGCACAACTCAAAACATTCAGAAAATGAGGTTTTTCCCATATCTGTATTGAGCCAGTTGTAAAAAAGTTTCATTGTATCGAGCATATTTGAAACAGAAACCTTTTGTTGTGCATATTTTAGGTAGACAATAAACGCAATATCATAGGCTCGGTGCTTACATCTTTCGTCAAAGCTAATTATCTTTTTCGCAGCATCTAAATCTATTTTGATTCTCATAACATCGGATTTGCGAGACATTTGCTTCCAGGGTGGTTTGTCTTCACGAACCATGTCCATATAACTGAAATTGTTTAAACCCTTTAAAGCAAGTATCCATGCTTCAACATTGGTCTGTAAGCTATAATAGTAAATCGTCTCTTTTCCCTTCTCTATTTTTTCCATGAAAAAGCAGAGGCTGCATTCCTCAACAAAATCCTCTGCTCTTCCGGAAACACCTAGTCCAACAGCTTCTCTATCAACATCATATAGCAAGTCCAACGCACGTTGCTTGTTTATGGCGTCGATTATCTTATTTTCTTTGTCTGTAGTGCTAAAATACATTATCGTTAAATGGAATTGATTATTTCTCTGTTATCCAAGATTTCGTTAGCTATATGAGATTTGACTTGGATGTATAGATCAAACCAAAATCTATGAGAAGGTGCTGGATTGTATATGCTACCGGCCATTATTATTTTTGGATGATTTTCCCTGTATATGTGCCTGTATGTGATGTCAAAAAATGTTCTGAAATCGGCGTCCGCGATGTTATGTGATTGATCGATAATTAATAAATCAGTGGCCTTTTCTGCACAACCGACCTGATTAATTGCATCCACTTTGAAGGTTGTTCGCCAGTCAAATGTTTTAAGACCAAAAGCAACTTTCATATTCTTAACACAATGCAGGGATGGTAAAAGAAATAAAGTTGTTCCTTGAAGGTATTGAGTATAAAGATATAGGAATGTTGAAGTTCCGGCACCCCTCGGCATGTTGAGAATATTAAAAGAGTAGTTTGATACTACATTAAACATCTCAATTTGATCCGGTTTTAGAGTAATATCAAAATTTTTCTTGCAGAAATTACCAAAAACATCTACCATATAATTTCTAACTGAAATGAGCTTATGTAGACTCTATAATTATTTTCTTCAAACAAATCCTTTATTGCTTTTAGGATTTCTTTGTCTTCTGTTGAGAGTTGAACAATCGTTTTTCTTTTACCATCATTGGCAGCCTTCTTAATAGATGCAGCAACCACGTCAACTGCTTTCGCAAAAATTTTTGCTCTCTCGTCTTGAGAGATTACATTAAGAGAATTAACTTCTGGGACAATAGAATGTAACTTTGATGCAAACTGAGCTAATTCAGATTCAGGCTTCATTACAAAGACAGAAAAGATGAAGCCTAAGAAACATAACATCCAACCATATTCTTGGTGTTGGAGTTTTATTAGAGCTGGCTTACTTATTACGTCTGTTACATCGAATAATATATCAATGTCGAGTTTATAAACTCTAGCACTTATTCTGAAAATGAATTCTTTTGAAAGGGCAGCAAAACTTAATTTCAACATAAGACGATGTTAGCACAATTTTAACGCTTCCGCAATTTATTTAGGACATTTTGATCTAGCTTATAGTCTTCAGTGTCCAAATCTTCTTCCATGTCAGATAAGTAATTGTCTTCCTCAATTCTCTTTCTATCACGTTTTAGTTTCTTTTTTCTTTTTAGTGCTTCTTCGTAATCAAGTTTCGGACGGTCGTCTGTACCCATTTCTCCTCTGTTATTATGGAATATTAGGTTTATACTCTAACCAAAGTTTTGCTACCTTTTTCAAGACCCAGTAGTCGAAGGGGCGAGAAGGTTCTTCATTTACCCATATAGGTTGCCCGATTTTTACTTTGAATACAGCCGTAGTTTTTATATGGACAATTATTTCAAAGTTGAGAGGATCATAAGAATTCTTAACAACCCTATCTAAATGAGTCATAAAGGCACTTGCGGCCTCCTCAATACTGTTAAACTGATCTCTATTGAATCTAAGACCTAATTCATCTATAACAGCTATGGTCCTAGGTTTTGTATTAGGACCTAATATTGTAATAGGCTCATTTGCATTGATTGGATTTTCGGGATATTCCTGAAAATAAACGATAGGATGTAAAAGTGGATCAACACTTCCTGGGTTGAAGGGATCGAATGTCGATTGAGGGGAATCCATCACATTAATTCCCTATTACTAGAGGCATTTAAACGTCTCCGTTTTCCTCAATTTTCTTATCTTCGTAAGGTGCAACTGTTCTTCTATAAAGTTCCAGTTTTGCATTTTCAAATACACTAATCATCTCAGCATAATCACTGTATCCGAGTTTGAAATTATCTTGTTCGGCCGCGCCCTTGTAGGCTCTCTTAACTATACTTGTAATTATGTAGTTCAAATGACCAGGATAAGCTGAGATAGTTTCAAATCTAGCTGTTGCTACTAACTTGTCAACTAACGCAACTATTTCCTTTTCGTATGTTTCTCTGTCTTCTTGTTTAATGTATGGCATATTAACTTCTTTGCTTAAGCATGTCGTGAGCTTTAGTAACAAGTAAATCAATCGAGGCGTTCTTTACTTTAACGGGATCAAGATGATCCAAATCCCCTGAAGCAATTTGCTCAAGACTCAAATAGTATACTGGAATACAATTTTCTTTTGCAAACTCAACTTCAGCAGCAACTCCAACTGATTTGTCCCATCCTTCTAGTTGAAGGACAACAACAGCATCCATTCTCGAAACAAATGCTTTATCAAATTCAGCCCAGAAATCCCACTGAAATGGAAGATTATACTTTTCCCAAGGTGCATTGTAGGGAATAGGTGCAAACACGAAAATGCCCTTATTCAACAAGTCTACTGCGGCCTTGGTTGCCTGCTCTGCCCTTTTTTCCATCACACTTCTGTCTGTATGTGAATATGGGCTTGCCAGGTAATAAAGATGAGAGTATTTTGATGCCATATTAAATTCGTGCTAACACATCCTTTTCATGAATTAGAAAGAGCTTTTCTCCTTCAATAACAATTTCTACTGCCTGTCCTGGAAAGAACAGAACTTGGTCTCCCTTCTTTAGTTCAAGTTCGACACGAACACCATTTTCAATATATGCTACAGCAGCGGCGACAACTTCTCCCTTTGAAGGGGTGTTTGAATTTCTTAGATTCTCGGGAATATGAATTCCTCCTGCGCTAACAGATTTTTCGTCGGCCTTCTTGATAAGAACTTTGCTTCCAAATAAACGCATAATGTCATCCTACTATTTGTTACAATCTTATGTTAACAAAAGTTGGTGATTCTGTCAAGGGATTAATAGATATCCTTGTATCTATCCACAACATCTGTGTGAGCAATAGGTTTAAAGAAGGTGTCTTTTATTATTTCCAAATCCATTGAATAGCCTGTTTGCGTCAATCTGTGTTTGATTGAAGTAACAAGATAGCGGCCTTGAAAGTATCTATCTAGTTCTTGGGGTCTTCTATCATGGGCATCACCTGCAACTTGTGGCATAGTGACTTCGATAATATCTCCAACTTTTCTGCGAGGATCTCCTGTCACTGTCATACCCATTTTAAAATTGTTTATCTGGTGCATGTGTGAGGTTCTTCTCATTACATACTCTTCCAATTTGAAAGGTTTTATTCCTGGTTCTCTATCAGCTATCCAAGGAACAATGTCGTGGTCTTTATTTGTGTGCATTAACTTTGTGTGTGCAAATGGCCCTGCTAGAGCGTCTAATGCGTCTGTAAAGAATCTTTCTTTATCTACGTGCTTGAAAGATTCAAACTCTGCTGTTAAGTCAAAAGGAATGAATTCAAATACTTGTCTTACTGGATCGACTGTTGTTAGATGTTGTGCATACATTCCACCTTCGAGATTCCGAAGGATGTCATGTTGGCCGTTCCAGTGGTAATGTTCTAAGTTTTTTACTTCAATGTCGATTGGCAAATCTATTGGACGAAACTTACCTTCATTAGGTATCCAAACTTTTCTTGGTGCGTGGCCGTATTTTTCTTTTGTGCCACCAATCAAGAGTTTACCCAATGTTACATAGTAAAATGCTTCTCTATCTTCATAGAAAATGTATGCTTCGCCATTACCTTCAGCAGAAATCGAGCGGGCAGCAATTGTATGAAAGAATTCATATGGGTTCATATTGCTGCAACAAAAATCTTGTTCATATAAAGTTGGTTCAATCACAATAGGTTTACCTATACTGATAAATTCGCCGTATATTTCATCTACCATGTCAGAATAGAATGTATCATCCCAACATCTATACACTTTTTGCTTCAGATTCTTGATTAATTCTTCAGAAATCAAATGCATTGTATATGTTTGAACTTTTTCGTTTTGTAGTTGTCTCCCACTAACCTTGTAGATTCTGAAGTTCATTTCGAGGTCAGGCAATAGACCACCTTCTCTTGCCTTACCGCTCTCATCTTGGCGTGTCAAAATTACTTTTAACTTTTCTTCGCCTATCAATGGCATGAATTGTTGATAGTCGATAGCATCTATTAATTCTAAACTGCCACTGATAGCATTGCTGAATAAATCTTCTTTATATTCAAAAATTGCTCTGTGATTAGTTAGATCATAACTCTTACCATTGTAGGCAGTAAGAATCATTGACTTCAATAAGAAGTCTTGTTCTTTTCTTATGACTGTTTGTGGTGGAGAATCGTAACTATTGCTCCCACCTATGTTATCATTTAATCCCATATTATCTAAAAATTCTCTCAAATTCATTTACTATTTGATTATAGTAAACTTTATCAATCACCTTTATTCGTCTCTTTTCCTCGTTTGAATCAAACTCAACCTGGAAAAAAGTTTTCTCGTCTCTCTCTTGAACAGGAGTGTTTCTCCATGTCTTGTAATCTATTTGTAGGCCTTCAGAGTTATAGTAAGAATGAATTTTTGTTCTAACTGCACAATCTACATCAACCAGATCATTGTTAAATGGCAAATCTATGTTGAACTGTCCTGCACTTATGACTGTGACGACATCTCTAATTTGGCCAGATGGAGAAATTATTTGATCTCCCTCTTTAACAGGTGTTATTCTTTCTTCATATGTCACATTAATGCCGCTACTACTAACATGATGTATTGTTCCGAGACTCTTTGTGGCATCTTTAGGATCTACGCCCTGATATTTTGCAAGCATATACTTATTGAAGTCTTCATAGGATAAAAGCCAATCATAGAATGGATCAAATACTTCATTAGCATAAAATAGAATCCAAGTATTATCAGCAGTGCCATAATATTTGAAGGCAAGAATGTCTGGTCTTTCATGATCATCTAGATCGTATTCGTAATATACAACTCGATTTTGCAAAACAAGTTCACGTATCTTTGATCTAACCATTATGTTAGTCACTATGTTTTCTGAATACTCAACTCTAGGAAAGAATTGGAAATGCTTCATGATTAAAATCCTGATTTTTGAATAGATTCTTTTGTAACGATTTGCAATTCTTTAAATTGTAAACTCATTCTCACATCAACAGGAGCACCGGTTTCACTGAAGAAAGATGGTACGCCACTGCCGGCATAATCGACTTCCATTCCTGTCAATACGCAGACACCAATTTTAAACAGATATTCTTCCCGAGGAGAAAAGAATTCAATTGTGAAGTTATTAGGGTATGAATACCATCTTTCTGGATCTGTTGCATCAAGCCCAGGATGCATCGCGTATTTAAATTGGTAGATGATATTTTGTATAGCATCGCTCTCTTGTGCATTACGTGCCATCATTTGAAAGTCGAATTGAAATTCTCTAAATCTGACACCTCTGAATAGTTGTGCCATGTGAGGGTTAACTGTGATTCTGTTTTGCAATTCAAATTGATCAGAAATGTTAGCACCAGTAACACCGGTGATAATATTGGCACCTAACCTTTCTGCTGCTCGAACAGGGTCATTTGCAAGGGAACCAATAGCGGCTTTGAATCGTTCCCAATCTAATGAAATGTCTTCATATTGAGCATTGTATCCAACTTTAAGAGTTGGTGGCATATACATTGCAATAGTTCCCTGCCTTACACCACTTTTAGCAACTGAATCAAAAATGTTGAAAATCATGAATGGCTCAGCCCCAGGGGTGAACAGATCAGATGGATACTGAAAGAGGCCAGCTTTAGTTGTTGATTTGGCTGATGCGAATAATTTTGCTGCGCCGCCTGCGACTGTGGGCATAGATACCTTTTATTGATTGCGATAAATATTTATATGAAGTGGCAAGGACAATTTCAACCAAAACACCCAGAAAAATACATTGGTGATCCAACAAAGATATTCTTTAGGTCCTCGTGGGAAATGCAGGTAATGTTTTGGTTGGATAAAACAAAATCTGTTGTTTGCTGGTCTTCTGAGGAAGTTGTCATCCCATACAGATGCCCCACGGACAACAAAATCCACAGATACTTTGTGGATTTTTTGATTAAGTTAGATAACGGGAAGACATTGCTGGTTGAAGTGAAGCCTAATAGAAATTTAGTTAAACCCAAAAGAAAGAAATATCAAAAACAAGCAAAGTTTATTCGTGAAGTATTTACATACACAAAGAATCTTGCCAAATTTAATGCAGCTAAAGTTTATGCTGAAAAGAGAGGCTGGAAATTTGAAGTTTGGACAGAAGATATGCTTCATGATCTAGGGATGATCACATAATGACAAAAGAGATTTCAGATATTTTAAAAAAAGCAGATGACGAAAAAGTTAAAAATGAACGTCGTTTAAGTGCTTTAGATTGGTTCCGTAACAGGGTGCAGAACCTTAATAAGCCCATTAGGCCTGTTGATTTGCTTTCTGATAAAGAAAGATTACAAGATAGATTTGAGTATGGTAAAATGTATAATTTTAGATATGACCCTAAGACTAAACTAACTCTTCCATATTACGACCTTTTTCCATTGTGTATCCCAATAAAACCTGTTCCTGGTGGGTTTATAGGATTGAATCTACACTATTTGTATCCAAAACAAAGAGCATTTTTGTTGTCTAAAATCAGTGAGCTTGAAAAAAGAGATGTTACGGGTGAACTGAAATATAAAATGACATATAATCTTCTTAATTCCTCAGCTAAATATAAGGCCTTTAAGCCTTGCGTTAAACGCTACTTGTATTCTTACATAAAGAGTAAGTTTGTTAAGATTAATGAAAAAGAATGGAACGTTGCAATATTTCTGCCAACAGAAATGTTTGTTAAAAAGAAAAAGACATTTGTTTGGGAAGAAAGTTCTCAAAAGATAAAGAGGTAAGATGCCCGCAGTAATCGATGCACTAAAAGCTATTATAGATAGAGGAAACGGAATCGCTTCACCTAGTCGGTATTTGGTGTTCATTCAATTTCCCTTGGCTATAGCTAGTGCATTTTCACAAATTGACAAAGTTATTTTTCTTACAGAAATCACAGAGCTGCCTGGTAGACAAATTGCTACAACTCCCCAAACCATATATGGTGTAGCTAGAAAGATGCCATATGGCGTTGTTTATAATGATTTGCCTGTTACTTTTCTTTGCACTAATGATATGGCCATTAGAACTGTATTTGATCAATGGCATACAGCTATTACAGATCCTACAAATAATTATTTCAACTACTATGACAATTATGTAGGTAGAATCTATCTTAACAAGCTCGATGAACAAATGAATATTACATACAACGTTGTATTAGATGAGGTTTATCCTGTTACAATCGAACCACAACCACTTGACGCTGGTGCCGTTGATCAATATCTGAGATTGAATGTCCAATTTGCTTATAGACGTTGGAGATCATTTGAAGACTTTGCAAGAGGTGGGGAAGCATTTTCATTTGATCCTGGTGCTGTATTTGATGGTGGAGGAAGTCTAGTATTGTATCCACCTATACCAAACAAGCTATTTCCAACAACACCACCTTCACCCTTTGAAGACTAAATATTGTTGCATTGTGATTTCTGAATGGAGTGATTAGTATGGCTTTATTACCAAAAATTGATGTCCCTTTATACGATACAATTTTACCATCCACAAAACAAAAACTTAAAATTCGCCCTTTCACTGTCAAAGAAGAAAAAATTGTTCTTCTGGCATTATCTAGCGATAACGATCAAGACATCGAAGGCGCAACAAAACAAATTATCAATAACTGTGTCGTTTATCCTGATAAACTTAATGTAGATAAACTTACAACATACGATCTTGAGTATCTATTACTCCAACTTCGCGCCCGATCAGTTGGGGAAACATTGACCCTGACATTCCGCCCGATAGAGGAAAGCAAGTGTGCTAGTTGTTCAAAGACAACTGAAGTTGAAATCGACCTTCTCAATGTTGAAGTAACAACTTTCCCAGAACACACCAAAAAGATTCAGTTGAGAGAAAATTTGGGGATCATTATGAAAGATCCGACTTATGGTTTGATGAAAGAAATTCGCAATGCTCGAACAACACAAGAATTTGATGCTGTTCTAAAAGTTGTTGCAAAGTGCATTGAACAAATTTTTGATGACAAACAAAGCTATAATGCGAAAGACTATACACCTGCTGAGTTTCTTGATTTTGTTGAATCACTGACTAAGAAAGAGTTTACAAAAATCGATCAGTTCTTTGACACACTTCCTATATTGAGACATATTGTAAATATAGACTGTAAACAGTGCGGCAATCACAGAGAATATGTCATGGAAGGGCTAAAAGATTTTTTAGCATAACGCTGGGACATGAAAGTGCTCCCAGCATGTATCAGACAAACTTTCAAATGATGCAACTACATGGGTATACTCTCTCAGAAATAGAGAATATGATTCCCTTTGAAAGAGAAATTTACGTTAAGCTGCTCAATAAATACATAGACGAAAAGAATACTTTGGCAGCTAATGAGCTTGCCAAGAGGGGCCGATAATGTCTGATCCAGTTAAAGAAGAAAAGAAACACGAGCATCCCGTGGAACATTCTACAATCTCGAATCGTTTAAACAATGATAGATGGCGCAATAGACGCCGTATGGCATGGACTGCATTGATTTCTATCTTTGTAGTAACTTATATGGCCTTCTTCAAAGTTCCTGTGGAAAGATTGAATGTATTGAAAGAAGTTATTACATGGTTCTATTTTGTTATGGGTTCAGTTGTGGGTGCCTATGTTGGATTTGCAACTCTTGACGATATTAATACCCGTAAACCTAAATAGTAGATGACTCCAGAATTACAACAACTAATACAAAAGAAAAGAAAATCTGCATTGTCTCTAAGAAAAGAGATAGCTGACAACCTTTCGGCATCTGAAAGGATCTTTTTTCTTCTCAATGAAAATCTAAGAGATGAAAGACAGAAGGCTACAGAGGAAATGCCTGATAGCGCATCTGACGATGCTTTGCAAGTTGAGGGCATCCTTGATTCTATTATTTCTTCCTCTGAAGGTGCTTCTCTTGGTGAATTGAAATCTCAAAAGACTCGTTTAAAGGCACTAAAGAATACACTCAAAACCCTAACTGAATCATTATCGGAACAAGAAGGTAAGCGCATTAGTAATCAAGTAGCTCAAACAGAAGAAGCACTTAATAATGCCCTTTCTTTGAAATCAAGATTATCAAGTAGAGCGTCTGGATTCTTTAAGAATTATGGGGTAGATGCAAGTTCAATTGCTGTAGGTGCCGCAGGTGGAGATCCGATTGGGGCCTTCATTGCAAGAATGGCAGGCGGTGCAGTTGAAAAGGGACTAGAATCTCGCAGAGCAAGAAAACAACAAATGCTGGCTGATAAAAGAGGCCTTTACGAAAATGTAAGAGATAGTGGATTAAGTGTTAGAGGTCCTGCTACACCGACATTTAATGATGCTACTGAACCTTTACAGCAATCAGGAAATTTTGGCGAGCAAAATTCTACTATCAAGCTAGATCAAATAGAAGAAAACACTTCCGAAATGAAAAAGGATATTAAGATCCTTGTTGAACAAGAGGCAGAAAGATTAAAGAAGGAACAACAAAATCCATTTGATACTCTTGAAGATACAGCAGAAGGCGGGCGCAAGAAGGGAATTAAAGATTTTCTCGTTAAAGAGAAATCAGACATGAAAAATGATAAGGGCTGGATCAGCAGTATAGCATCCTCACTCGGTGGTGATATACTTGGTGGAGTTATAGGGGGAGTTGTTGGTGGTGCAGCACTTAAAACACTTGCAGCAACTATTGGAACAGTTGCGCTTCCTATTTTATTGCCGATTACGATTGCAGCAATAGCTGGTTATGCATGGTATAGAGCTTTAAAGGCACTACCCCAAGCACTTGCAGACTTACCAAAGAGTGGTTACGAAAAGAAAAGAGAAAGTGGACAGAAATTAACTACCAAAGAAGAATTCATATTTAAGGGTGAGCAATTAAGAAAAGCTAAACAAGAGTTAGCAGATTTAAAAGCAAGAGAGGGTGGATTTTTTGGTGTCTCGAAAGATAATCAACTACATCAAAAGTTTGTCAAAATAAAAGAAGCAGAAATAAAATTATTAGACGATCAGCTTGTGCAAAACATACAAGCCGCATATCCAAACGCTAGTCCAAGTGAAGTAACTAAAATCTACAATAAGGCATCGAGGTTAGAAGGGGAAGCTCCTATGCAGGATTCCCGAGTAATGTTTAAAGAAACTACCGAAAAGGATTTGTATAGACAAAAACTTGAAAAGGTAAAAGAAAGAGGTCAACAAATGGGTTGGTCTCCAGAAAAAACTTTAGAAGTGATGCAATTGGTAAGTAAGCCTGGTGAAGCAGGATTTAAAGTTGGTGATAAAATGCTTGAAGCCAATCAACTAGAAAGGCCAATCACAACTAAACAATACGACAAAGACATGAGTGATATGATTGTAGATAAGAAGTTGGGATCTTTATCTGCAAAGTTTGAATCTGGAACAAGTAATACAGCTACTAAAGCAGGATTAATTTCAACTGGTGCAAATGACCCGGGTGGTAAATCGTATGGCCCACATCAACTTTCTTCTAAGGCTGGGACTCTTTCAAAGTATCTTGAGCAAAGTGCATTTGGTCAGGAGTTTATGGGTCTAGTACCCGGCTCATCTGAATTTGATGCAAAATGGAAAGAGGTAGCTTCGAGAAATCCTGAGGCGTTCGCAGACGATCAAAAGAAGTTTATTTCTCAAACACATTTTGAACCAGCAAGTAGAGTTGCGAAAGATTTAGGATTCAAATTAGAAAATCCTGGTGTGAGAGAAGCTGTTTTCAGTGGAAGTGTTCAGCATGGTGGTATCAATAAAATTTTACAACGAGCTTCTGAAACTCCAGGTTTTGCCGAAATGAGTCCTCAGGAGCAACTGAAAGTTTTTTATGATGCTAGATCACAATATACAGATCAATTAGCTGCTGTTCCTTATGCTGCCGGCAGAGGTCGATATGAAAGTGAATTGCCAGAAGCATTGAAACTTTCTAAGATGGATGTTCTCCCACAACAAAACCAAGAATTTGCAAATTTAGGGAATCTAAGCGCAAAGAACATGCAACTTGAAAGCAGCATGGGATCAGGGAGCAATACAAATATTGTTAACAATACAAATATTGCAAGTAGTGATAATGCCCCAGGCGGTCAACGTGGTATTAATGGTCCTGTAGCTACAAGAGCACAAGAACCTACACTATTAGCAATTCAAGAAAAGTCAATGAAGGGAGCCGTTACATAATAACGGCATCCCTTATAGATTAATCAACCAATCCTTGCAAGAAAGAAAGATCATCGGAATCATCTGAAGATGTTTCACTCGATTCTGTCTTTCCTTCTGGCTCTGGTTGGGTTTTCCCAACAGGAGCTGGTTGCGTTTCTTGTTCAGCAACAGTGCGGAATTCCGCAGGCGTAGCACCAATGACCTTTTCAAAGCGAGCCTTGAGATCATCATAACTTTTGAAGTTACTTGGAGCAATAAATTCTTCAAGTTTGTATTGCTTTTTCCAAAGTTCCTCAAGAGCTGCATCACCACCCTCAACCGCTGCACCAGTTACACCAAACTCTGATTTGTCATAGTTAGCATAACCTTCTACTTGTCCAACGCGCAATTTGAAGTTAGCGCCTTCCCAAAGATCAAAAGGATTAACGCTTTTCTTGAAATCAGAATCATCTTCCTCAAGACCTGTATTATCAGGATGCATAACATCATTGATTTTATCAAAGATTTTCTTCCCAAACTTAAAGAGAAATACTTTCCCTTCATTTTCTGGGTTAGCTGGATCTTTAACAACAAGAATGTTTGAAATAAAGGACAGCTTTCGCTTTTGCTTTCTTGCGATTTCTTTATTAGCTTCGATACCAGAATTCCAAAGTTGGCTGTTATAGTCACCAACTGGATCTTTCTGTCCGAGAGTTGTCAACGAATTCTCAATATACCAAGAACCGTTTGGTCCCTTGAAAGCATGAGAAAACAATTTTACCCAAGGAATGGATTCACCGTCTGTTGGAGGAAGAAAACGGATAGTTGCTCGACTGTTGCCCGACTTATCGAGGGTCGGTCTCCAGAATCGTTCGTCGTTTTCTTTTTGATTTTGGCTGCTGCTAAGTTTTTCAACTTCTTCAGTCAACTTTTTGAGGCCGGCTGCGCCGCTGTTTCGTTTCAATTGTGCAAATGACATATTATTTCTCCTATATTGTCGTATTAAAGTATTTGCATATCCACTTAATCATGATAAAGCACTTATTACATAATGAGTATAAACTATTTATTGATCCTGAGCAAGAGATTTCTTTGCTTCCATTCTATGGCAAGCACTTCTTTAAAATATCTTTCAGCTTTTCTTTGTCATATTTGAGGAATGGCTTGTATTTTGTTGCGGTCATTTTAAAATCTTGCCACGTAATATCATCTGACAAACTCTTTTCTAACTTTGGCATTAACTTCAAAATATCTGTAAGGATAATGAAAGATTCCAAATTAATACTTCCTTGCATCGCATGTTTTACTAGACCCAATTTTCCTTTCCCGACAAAAATTTTTTCACCTTCTTCTGCCTTGGACAAAAGAAACTTAACATCTTCCGAAAAGAAGTAAGTCAGAGATTGTTCTATTTTTTGTCTCTCTGCCAAACGTTGCCTGGCCTCTGGAGTTAGTAAATCACCCACCCACAAATCTTTATTGCTAAGTAAGTTTGCGACAATAATTTTTTCTAAAGTTTCGGGTGTATGTATTTTTGCTAACTTCTGGAACTTATATTTGTCGTTCCTTTTGTTGAAAGTTTCTAACTTTATCTTAACAGCACCATTTAACTTGAAATAATCATATTTTTCAGAGTTAAAATGGAGCTTTAATGCAACATATTTCTTATATGCATCAAAAGGTTTCACGTTCATTCTAAATCTTCTTTCAGACGAAATGATAGTATTTGTTTCACTTGGTTGTCAGTAAATCTATTGAATGTTTCAATCGGAACTTTACCACCCCTTTCAATGTATGCTTCGCAATTTTCATAAAAGCATTCCCAATAACCATTGGAAGATAATTGTGAACAAAATTTCAAATAAACAACGACATCCTTGTGTGGCAGATTATTTGGTCTTCCGCAACAAGAACAATTAAGTTGTATTTTTCCCTCATCTCTCAAAATAACATCTTCTACAATTATTTTTCTCATAAACCCTCCAGATTAATTACATTACCATATCTTCTATACTGATGAGGTAATTCCTCAACAGGCATAATTGTCTCATCGTCATAGAACTTAAATTTAAGTGGTATGTATACCGAGCCAGTATCGAATATAGCTGATAGATGTTCAACTGGACCCCTATATCTTAGGTTTCTAACTCTTATAGTTTCTTCGTTTATGTTTGATAAAACTAAAACGCCCAGAACGCCCTTCCTTGAAAAGAAGTATATAAGACCTTCGTGCGTTTGTAGATTATAGAATGTAATGACCTTAAAATCGTAACCTCTTTGAAGAAAATTGACTGTGGCAAATTCAGTTGCAATTAAGCATCTTAACTGATCAACAGTATGAGAACCCAGAGTTTCGTAAACGTATAAAGCAACATAAGAATTTGTTTCTTTATAAACGCTTATTTCATTCTCTTTATATGTTGCATTACAAAGTCTTTCTGGTTTCTTTGCGAGCAATCTGCCAATAGGTTCTTGTTTAGCATGAGAACAAGAAAATAAAAATAATATAAGAAAAATCTTCTTCATATTAATCGACAAGTTTTAACTTTTTGCCACGTTTCTTTTTCTTAAACATATTCAAATCTATGGCTTCGCTCTCAATTTTTGCCTTAATTTGAGGTGTCAACAATCTGGGAACACTTTCAACTTCGAGGCCTGACTGTTTACAAAATTCGCAAATGGCTTCTATATAAGTTAACTCTCTATCTTTAACAGCCTTTTCAATTTCTTGAGAAAAGTTATGGGCATTGTGCATTTTTATCATTAGTTAATTTCTTCTGTTAAGAATTCTGGGTCCTTAGATAGCCCATTTTTCGCAAGTATAGAATTAAGTTGGGCAAGAGTCATGAATCCGTCCCAATCATCGCCACTGAAGTAGTCCAAAAGCAACTCACCTGATACTGCATCATAAACGTTTTCTGTTGCAAACTTGCTAACAGAAACATCTAGGTGTCCCCATCTATAACGTATATAGACCATTCTGCCATCTTCAAGTGTTCCTTCCCATTGTGAAGGACATGCTGAACAGGTTTGGGTGAGAGTTTTAGGATCTATGAGACTCATAACAATAATTCATGATGTTCAAGGATTTTCTTTAGTTCTTCATCTGACATGAAGCCACCCAGATCATCACTTTCCCAATGCTTTTCAGTTTCTAAGATGTTCTTTTCATCAACAAAAATAGTCACTATGCCGTATCTGTAATGTATTCTTATATTCCCTGTTTTCCACTCTGAGGGAAAACCCAAACTTGTTTTTTTCAAATCTTCAAATTTGAATTTAGGAACTGACGACATAAGTAACCTCCTTTTTTATTTATTACATATCTCTTTCGTCTCTAAAGCCTTTAAAAATCGGAAAACGTGGGGCGTCTTTTTGTCCAACTTTTTGATATTTGAATGTCACAAATTTACCCAAATAGTCTTGCCTGTTTTCCCAAATTTCCTTTCGTAACTCGTCATCAAACCCGCTACCACAATCAAATTCATCATTTGTTGTTGGATCTTTAAGTATCAATGATCCTAAAGTGTTTGCTGGAATTTTGCCTTCTTTTTTACTTGATCTTTTCGCAAGACCAAATTCATCTTTTTCTTTTGGATTCGTGTTCTGGAGTTTTTCCTTGAAATCAATCACCACTGCCTCTGCATCTACAAACTGCTTAATTTTGAGTAGAATACCCTGTTTAACAGTTGATCGGCCGCACTTATATTGACCGAATGGATGTCTAATCATCACACCCTCATAACCTTGTTGCAAATATGTTTCTTCTAATGCTGTAAGTTCTTCGCAATTTTCGACTTTAACCGGTAATACAAGCCTTACCAACTGTGTCGGATCAACTGTATGTGTATTTTTATACCAATTTTCTAAGTCTTCTATCCTAAACACATAAGCCTTATCCAAATGCTCTCTTACATAATCAAAAGCATAATAACAAAAATCTGGCTCACCTTCAAACCTCATGATCTCTGATTGAATTTCGTTGAACGTAGGTCTATGGGTCTTTGGTTTACCCTTTGTAGTATTAAGCATGATTTCGCCATCGATATTATTAGGGAGAATGTGTTCCAGCTTTTCTCTAACAAATCTATTCGGCAACTCTTTGAATTTGCGTGTTACAACATTATCATTTATCTTCAGGCATCGAATACCATCAAACTTAGGGGTGGCCAGAACTGGAAATCTTAAATCTTCAAGATTGACAACGGGAGCTGCAAGTAGTGGACGGGTAATGCTCATAAAATATCGTCTATCGATGCTATCCTTTCTTTTAAATGTTCGTCCATAATAACATCTCTCCGGAAAAATGTCAAGAGGTCCATTATCCTCTCACTATTTCTTGTTTCGTAGGCCTTATTAAGGCTAAATGCACAGATAGCTTTTCTTTCAGATTTTCCATGACACGATACAGTTACTATATAAAATGATTGATCTTCAAAATTACCCGTTAAAGAAATACCAGTTCTAACATCTGAAGGATAAATGCGTTGATTGCATTTTGCACAAAAACAAAGATGTTTAATATGTTCTTGCTTAAATTCTTTCACGAGTATCAAGCAAACGTTCAATGTTTGCAATTCCAGCAAGCATATTTCTTCTGCCTACAACATTAGCACTATGGACAGTAATTTTATTAGGAACAACAGCAAAATTATTATGAGAAAAAACTTGTTCTTCTAACCATAACACAACATCATATCCTGTGCCTACCACTTCAACAGGTTCTCCCAAATCATGGTCAAGAGAAAGTTCTTCAACTATACCCTTTGCAAGCAAAGCTATCGCAGCCTTAGCAGTTGAAACATATATCCAACCGGGAGGGCAATCTCTTTTATCATCCAAATATAGTTTCATGGAAACTTCCGAAAGCATATCTGATTATAGCACTACGGATTAATCCAAGCAACATTTATCTCGGTTTGAAATTCTCAAAAAATCTCTTTTTGATTTCATCTACAGCTTCCTTAGGGAATGGGAGTAGATATTTCAATCCATCTCTTCCCAAGGAAGGTGCCATTAAATCTTTGCTATGTCCTGCACCTAACAAGTGGCCTATTTCGTGCCTTAGAACATTGATAAAAAGTTCTCTATCTGACATATTACCCAAGGACATAGTTGCGCCCCATGTCACACCCAATATTGCTCCGTCTTCACCAGCATCAACCAGAACTTTTCCATTATAGATACAAAGAATAGGTACACCATCTTGAATATTAACTGATCTGCAACCAAGAGCTTTCATTTGAACTTTAAGGTCTGTGATTAAATCATCTGGTTCCCAACCCGGATCAAATTCTGTTTCTGCTTGAACATCAAATCTAACTCGAAACTCTTTTTCTATAGATTCAAATGCTTCTGCAATTCTAACTCTTGTTGTTAATTTGTGTTCTAGTCCTGCCTGATAAGCTATTCTGATTGGAATAGATACGGTTTGATTAGGAACAATTTCTGTTTCTGGCAATTTTACACTAACACTACATCCTGAAAGTAACATGATACATAGAATTAACTTTTTCATTAGCTCCCCTTGTTCAATAATTGGTTAAGTTTTTCAGCTTCATCGTCTGTCACTTTCATGTCATCACCAATTATATCTTTCACTCTTTTCAGAAATTCCAAATAATGATATTTCTCCATCAATTTAAAAATAACGTTTCCTGGTGTTCTATTTTTCTCACCATATTTTCTGATTTCTTCAGGTGTTACCTCTCCGGCAAATGCATCTTTACGAGCTTGTTTGATTTCATTGTAGATGTCAACTAGTTCTATAGCATCTTTCTCGATTTCTTTAAGATGATCTTCAATCATCTTTGACAACTTCTCAATCTCATCTTTTGGAACATTTTTGAGCTGTTGATAGTCTATCAGATCATGTTTCAAATCTGTTGTTACTAAATCTATTTTTTCTATTTTCTTTTTGAATTCACCAAAATATTGTGAAATATCAAATGGTCTGTCTGTGGGTTTTCTGATAAAGCTATTTGAATGAATATCGAATACACCATCTGCCAATGAATTAGCTCTTTCGTGATCCTTTTGATTTGTAATGATGTAATAGTTAATTGGATGTAATGTTCCGGGAACTAATTTTCCACTGTTTTCTTCTGCCAGATTTGCTAATCTGTCATCGTCCTTTGCAGTTCCTTCAGCAAGAATATGGACATCAAGGTCTGTGTCTTCTCTATAACGCTTAGTTAAAATGCTACCAACGAGCACCACGTCTTTTATTTTGATTACTGCACTCAGTCTATTCAAATCATTCTCTATGAGCCTTTGAACCCCTTCCTTCAATTGTGGATTGTCTGAATATGGATTTTGAAAAATTTGTGGAGAGACAGAACTATGTAAGGGATCGACGATTGATTCCCGCAAAAATTGTTTAAATGATCTTATCATAAAAATATTTAGGGAATAAGGTAGACTGGGTGACTCGAAACACCTCTGGAATTTTCCGATATTTACCATCAATTTTCCGGAAATTGATGGGCGCTTTAGGGGACTTAACGAGTGATTGTGTGGCTTTCTCGTTTAACCCTCGACGGTCTATTGAAACACTGCACTAGGGTGTTTCTCATCCAGGCCTTACCACTGCTGAAAGTTAATCGCGTGTCCTTCCACGCCGCAGTCTACGTGATATTTAGTTGCTCGATTAAATCGCATTTAAGATTTATATTTCTGTCTAATAAACGATTAAATTGTATTTAAGGGACTGTTTTAACGATTTTTTCGACATTAAGAAGTGGCGGAAAGTCAAGGAATCGAACCTCGGCGACTTTTACATCGGCCTCCGGTTAGCAACCGGGCACATTACCTCTCTGTCAACCTTCCGCATCATAAAAATGGCACGCCGTGAGTGAATCGAACACTCCCAGTCGGGTTTGGAATCCAACTCGCCAGCCTTGGGACATGACGACGTATATGGTACTCAGTGAAAGAATCGCACTCTCAACTTTCGGATGTAAGCCGAATGTTATACTGTTTAACTAACCGAGCATGGTGGGCAGTAAAGGAATCTAACCCTTACCCTCAGGTTCGTAGCCCGAGATTCTATACATTAAACTAACCGCCCATAAAACTGGGGTGGCAGGAGGGTAATGCTCCCTCTTGGACAGGTTCACAGCCTGACGCTTTACTTTTAAGCTACAGCCACAAGACAACACACTTAATAAAATGTGCTCTATTGTGGTTCCGGAACTTCGACTCGAACGAAGATTTACGGGTTCAAAGGCCGTCGTCCTCCCATTAGACGATTCCGGAATATGGTTGCGAGACCAGGAATCGAACCTGGGACATGAGTTTATGAGACTCAGGTTTTACCACTTCACTATCTCGCATTATTTTTCAATCTTTTTCTTACTGCATTATCTGTTACACCAAGTTGCTTTGCAACCTTGACAAAGTTAGCATTTTTAATCATCTGCTTCAATTGGTTATTAGTCGGCCAATCAATTTTTTCAGAATTTTTCTTACTGCATGTTTGCGAACAATATTTTCTTCCAGATAAACCAAAATATTCTTTATTACAACAAATACATTTTCTTTTCTCCGCTTTGATTAAAGAATCATAAGGTCTATATCCCTTATCGTTAAAAATTATTTTAGGGCATTTTTGTAAACCTGCATGAACTTCCCTATGACAATTAGAGCAAAGTAATACGCATTTCTTAATCTCATTTACCAAAATTTCCCAGCTCTTTTGCCGCCACTTTGAGATTGAAAAATCTTTTTCATCTGGATCAACATGGTGAAATTCAAGAGCAGATGAACACCTATTATATCCACAAGACCTACATTTCCCACCCAACATCTCAATTAATTTTTGTTTCGTTCTCTGGTGCCACTTTTTTACATATTCATATTTTGCAGTCATCTTTTTTCCTATTATGGCTCCGTCGGCTGGACTCGCACCAACATTCAGTGGTTAACAGCCACTTGTCCTACTATTAAACGACAACGGAATACTTTCACAAAACTATGGTCGACCTAGAAGGAATCGAACCTTCCCAGAACGCTTATAAGACGTTCGTGCTCACCAATACACCATAGGTCAATAATTATTTTTCTTTCAATCTTCTTTCACTTTCTTTCATACATTCTTCAATCAATCTTATCAGTGGCATCTCCCACCCCAAATTACCTGTTAATCCAAGTAAAGCAAAGTCTCTTGTTTGTTCAAACCTTGCCTGTAGATAATGCCATTCACCAACAGACATGTTACTAAACAGATAAATCATGGCCTCTTTATAATCAACAACATTATAGAGGCCCAAATTTTCACTTTCCTCAACTAACTCTTGTAATATCTTTTCTCTTTCTTCCTCAGTCATACATTCTCCTAAAATTTGGTGGACCGACTGGGTTACGCTCCCAGACTTCCGACTTGCAAGGCCGGTGTGCTCCTACTATCACTATCAGCCCATGGTCCCTGCCCAAAGAATCGAACTTTGCTGCACCCGCTTATCAGACGGGCTGGCACTACCAGCCTCACCGACAGGGACAAAATTATGGTGCTCCGTCTTAGTTCTGCCCTAAGCTCCCTTGTTCTTCAGACAAGTGCTTTCACTAGATTAGCTTACGAAGCATGGTAGCCAACTCAGGAATCTAACCCGAAACTCAGTGTTAGAAGCACCGCGTGATATACTTTTTCACCAGTCGGCCAAAATCTTTTCATGGTGGACTCGCAAGGATTTGCACCTTGATCTGTCTCCTTAAGAGGGAGCAATAATTCTTTTATACGACAAGTCCATGTTCCTGCATCAATCTTACGTGTTTGAAGATCAATGGCTTTTTATTATATGCTCCCTTAATCAATGTAAATTCCCATGTTTCTAATATTGTCCGCCCAGCCAGGTAATAAGCACTTAAACGGTGATGGCCATCCAAAACACTTACTCTCCCATTATCATCTTGAAAAAGCAGGATGGGTTCAATTCTTTCACCATCATTGATAGATTTCATCAAACTATCAATTTGCTCTTTTCGTTTCAAGCATCTTTGTGTTGCAAAAATGTCTTGAATGTTCAACGGATCAGATGCAATATATTTGTATTTGACCCCGTCTACCTTAATCTTTCCCATAAACACCTTCTTTAAATTGGTAGGCCACCACGGTACTGCCCCGCATTTTCTTCCTTAAAAGGGAAGAACTTCACTTTAAAGTTTGTAGCCCTCAGAGAAACTTATTCGATTTTATTTTTGAATTTGGTTTCCCGAGTTTTTCGCTCTAAGAAACCTTTTGGAAGGTGACTTAGATACGTTTAGAGCGACTATTAATCGCAAAGCGCACGATGGCCTTTGCGCTAACCGCGCTCATCTGCCAATGTCTTTGTCTATTAAATATCTGCTTTAACATATCCCAATCTAATTTAAATTCCCTGCTGATCGAAACCATTTAAAGAGTTAACCTCTACAGGGCACGTTTATTTATACATTATAACTGTTTTTACTGCACTTGTCAAGAAATTATTTTCTCTTTAATTCCACAGGTTTAAATGGTTTAAATGGTTTAAAAGAACGAATTTCCATTGCATGAGAAAAAATGTATTGCATCAATTTTGCTTTTGCGACTTCAGGAGGATACGTTCTTAAAAGTCTAAGTTCCCAATCATTTAAAATTGCCTGTCTATGTTCGGCAACAGTATATGTTCCCTTGTAGCCACCAATGATCCATTCTTTATGCGGGCAATCATTCCAGTATGTTGCTCTATTAGGAACTGGTTGACAATATCTGCCACCCCAAGAAGGTGCGGTAGGTTCTGATTGTGCAACAACAGGAAGATTCTCGTATACGTTAGAATAAACAGGAATAAACCAAGTTGGTGTATCACCCATCTTTATACCGAAGGCATTAACATTGATTCTTCTACTTTGTTGATAGTAAAATTCACCAAGATTTCCAGCAGGCCTAACAATCTGAGAAACAAAGCCCACATTACCATATCTGCTTTTATCATTAAGACCCGTAACATAAATGCCTCGTCCTGTGCTATCTTGTTCAACCCAAACTAAATCAGGATGATTATTGAAAAGATAGGCCCTCGATTCTTCATCTTGCCGAGTGTTCCATCCACCACTAGAAGTTACTGTTATAAATTGTTTGATTTCTGGAGCATCATGTATAGCTTGAGCCACATCTGTAATACTTCCCCAAACAGAAATATGCAACTTTTTATTTGATGGTTTCAACGCTTGTGCAATAATGTGAGTTGAACCTTCAGAAGCATTTGTTCCATTGAATTTACGAGTTGAACCCTGTTTCAGGATTGAACGCAAATAATCTGGTGTTGGATAGTCACCAGAATGAAATGAAAGATTTGGCAAATCCTTTTCATATTCAGCTATTGTTGCTAGTCCAAGCCCAAAGTTTCCTGTTGGCCACCCGACAACTATACCTTCAAGGTTTAATATATCAGAATATAAAAGCAAGTGAACTAAAGATTGTGTATCATCAGGATCACCACCCAAGTCTGTTGTCACAAGGACCCTCTTTCGAGGATCTTCAGACACAACCGGATCGCTTGATCCACCAGAAGACCCACAAGAAATAACAAACAACACTAGAAAAAGAAATCCCTTATTCATATTCCTCAGTTACATCAACGATATTTTCAGCTTCACAAATTTCACACCAACGATTCCAGACATAAAGACCATCACGGTCAAACCCAGAAGGCCCGCGAAGTTCATATGCCCTATTCGATCTAGTTATACCCATCATTTTTTCTTTGTCGAACTGAACAATTTGTGAACTTACTCTACCCGATCCTTCGGTTAGATTATCTCCAACAAAATGTCTTGTTCTCCCCTCCCAAAAACGAGAAGAAACTTCAAATATCCTCCATCGTGCTAACACAATTTCTGGATAAACATCTACACCAAGTGGTTTGTATAACATAATTAATACCGGATCAATACTTCATCACCATCATGTTGAATCATCTTCCACTTTGATGTTTCAACATCTGAATCAATAACAAGACAGGTCAGACGACCACCATACACAAAGCCCGTATCAACATTGATACGATTTTTCTTTGCATGTTTCTTAACCTTATCTGGTTCATCAGGAGTGTGTCCATGAACCATAAGTTTATGCCATGGCTTTCTCGCCATCCAGTTAAAGAATCGGTCTCTATTATCTTGAACCCAGAGAAAATCAAAAGGTGTTTGTTCCTCAAGAGGCCGATAAGGATTAAGGCCTGCATGAACAAAAAGAATATCAGGGGTGTCATGATACAGTTGAGTTGACTTAAGAAAATTATAATGATCTTCAGGAAATCTTTCTCTAACTATCTTTTGAGTCCTTTCATATTCTTCTGGTCTATCAACCATGTCGTGATAACCATCAAATTCATCTGCGCTGAAAAGATTGTATGAATCAAGTGTTGAGCTGCCACCGTTATAAAGAAACATATTTCCGTATGAACCGCCAAGTCCGAGATAATCCATCATCATGTCTTCATGATTTCCTCTCAGGAAGACAGTATCAGGATAATCCTTCTTCAGTTGAATCAGAAGATCAATTACCTGCTTTGACTTAGGGCCACGATCAACATAGTCACCAATAAAGATGAAAGAATCGTTCTTATTGTCGAACGATTCATTAGCAAAAATATAGTCCATGTTCTCTTTAAGAGGAACAAGACAACCGTGAATATCCCCAAATACGAATTTTCTACTCATACATCCATTATATCATATATGGATATGATTGTCAAGCACTAGAAATTCTCTAATAATCTCGAATCTTTATTCTATTTCTTTTAAATCGATTTTCACAACTCTGTCAATTTCTGACAGAAGGATTAGGGTTCTCTTTTTTGAAAGTTTTATTTGCAAAACATCTGTGAACTGATCACTATCATAGTAATGGTCTTTATACACACTAATCTTTTCTACTGTTGCTTTATCCAACCATAATGAAGAAGATTGACGAGCAGGATAAACAATTGTATCACCAACTCTTACAGTTTGTCCTATAAAATCTACAAATGATTCTCTTTCTTCAAGTTCTTTAGACATCTCCAGTATCCTTTGCCCCCTTTCTCATTAAATAATCTTCTGAAATGACTTTTAAAATTACTCTGCCCAAATCTTGATCCCATCTAGGAAGAATTGGTTTAATCACAATACCTTCTCTAATGTGTGAATCATCTAAGGTGCTTTTTCCTAATCGAAGTTCAAAATCCTTTTCTTCAAGCGGACCAATCTTTAATTCTGGAACCAGCTTTAGTCCTAGAGCTTGCGCTACATCTTGTAATGCTGCTGGTAAAACATATACACCATCTACAACTATATCATATACAAACAAAGTTGGTTCTGTTTGACCATATTTTAAATCTTGAACCTTAGGTCCAACAATTTCACCGTAGATTGCAGCATCTTCTAATCCGAAAATATCTCTAACACTAAGTAATTTTTCTTTAAGATTTTCTTTTTCAAAAACATGATGATAAATTGATTTATTCTCGGCGTCAAGTTTCAATTGAATGTTTCTTGAACCTAACATAAACTTTCCATCAATGTATGCAAATCTAGCAGAAGTGCCATGTAGTTTTTCCGAGATATGAACTTTTTCTCCCAATGGAATTATGTTTGAAAAGTTTTTAATGTTTTCAATATCAGTATATTTGTGAAATTTTTCGTGCGGGGCTTCTGCATCACCAGTAACAAATTTTGTAGATGTATCTACCCATCTCTTAATTCGCAAAACCGGAGCAAGGTCTTTTCCTTCAAACGAAAGTTTAGTTAATGATTCGTCACTCATTTTTAAATCGTTTTTGAAATGAGCCACAACTTTTGTCCAAGGCAATAAAACTCCTTGTGAAAGTTCTCCCCTAAGTTTACATGTCTTCACCTTCTTTCCCTGAAGAAAAGAAAGCAAAGGATGATTTTCAGCAGCGATAGCATCTAATGGCACATAAACACCAAGAGTTTCATTAATGAAATCCTTAGTCCTAACTACAGCTTGCCAACCACCAACTTTTGCAATTGATAGTGTATCAGCATTTGGGTGTTTCTCAAGTTCAAACTTAGATAGTGGTGCAATGAATAAACTCATACAATTTTCTCATATACCAAACTCTTCGGGTAAAAGACAGTTCTTAGGAGCATTATAGAACATTGGCCCAATTTCGTCAACAGAATATCCAGCTAATCCACAACCAACTTTAGTTACAAAGAAAATCATTTCTGGATTCTGCGCGGCAAAATCCAGAAATTGTTCTACATACTTTTTTATTTCAGATAATGGTAAAGGTTTCAACTTCTTGTCTTTTGTAGGAATAGCATAAGAGTTTCCCTGCAAACCAACTCCTTGTCCATATTTTGCACCATGTTTGTGCAAGGCCCATGCGGCCGCACCAGCTCCATGTCTACCTGCCAAATTTGAACCAAAAACAAAAATCATGGCCAATTCTTAAATGTTCTATCTTTCATTTCCAACTTAAGTAAATTACTTATTTTGTCAAGCAAGATTTTTGAATCATGCATGTCTAAGGTGATGCACTCATTTTTAAAGCAATAGGGGCAATAACGATAAACCTCAATTTTATCTTCCATATCAGGATCTTCAAATATGAAGTTATATTTAAAGTTGTGGTGTTTACAATCTTGTTGTTTACAAAGTCTCTCGCAGGTCAAAGCGACCTGTTCCTGCTCAAAAATTTTATTACAGACTTCACATTGATAAACTTTATCAACAAGTGTTATTTCTTGTATTCTTTTTGTTTCTATCGTCTTCATATTAATGTCCGTAGTTGCATCCGAGTATTGCTTTCTTTCCGCCGACCACAACTAACCTATCATACGATCCGCAGCAACCATTTTCAAATGCTACTGCATAAGATTCTAACTCTTTACCATTCCCTTGAAGGAAAGCAAACCGGTAATTGTCTCCACAATCATCACCAAAGGTTTTATCTAAGTGGTCAAACGCTGCTTCTTTTGAATCAAAATAGAGTAAATCGTTTTCTGTTGATACATCTCGTAAGAATACAGTATCACATAACTTGCATTTTATGATATACTTGTAATAGGCTAAGATGCCAGTTTTTCCATCATCGACAAAATCAAGCAATGCTTCTATACTAACTTTATGGTCACACATTTTCTGGTACAAACTCAATCAATGCTACAGGACGTTTAACTTCTGTATCAATAACATAATCACCACAACGTAGGCCGTTTGCCAATGGAGAGAATACATTTTCATAATATTCTGCTTCAATTGCATCTTCTTCGGTCTTATCGAAGCTACCAAATGATCCCTTAAACGCTTCTCGTTTATAGTTATCGGCCTTTAACATTTTATAAGTATGAACCTTTGACTTTGCATCGTCTAGCAGCATACAAATAACAACTGCAATAAAAAGCACACAAAAAGCCACAATCAACATTTGAATAACGAATAACATTTTATCTCCTACTTCGTCAATCTCATTTGTATTTCTAAACTTACCTGATTCAACATATACGAAATATCATTCGGATCTGTTGATTCTAAGTACCTTCCCAAAGGCTTATCTGAAATTTGCTTATAATCTGGAAAACATCCAGACGGAAAAGAGGGATCAGATGCGCCGCTTGAAGGATCGTTTGCAAGTCTGTGTAACATAACCCGCTTAATTAAACTTTGCCCTGGATCGGAATCAGTTGGTTGAGTTTGAAATGCATCAAACGTATTTGAGTCTTGTTGACCAATACCGATGCTGAATACTACAGTTCCTTTGCTGCGAGCCTTATCAGATTCTAAAATCGGATACACAATGTCCTTTTTATTATAGTTACTAGGACAACTGTTAGGATAGTTTGATCCATTGTTTCTATTCGGTGCACCATCTGTAATCAACACAATTACCTTCAAGTAAGCATCATATCCAGGGCCGACTACTGAAGCAATATTATCTAATTGCCCGTTTGCTGCTTTTACGCCTGAATCTGTATTGGTCCAACCATCTGCTGATAAGTTAGTGATCTTTTGATTCAAAGTTGCCTTTGAAAATGGTTTTGCAAGCACATATGGGACAGACGAGTTATCACTAAACGTTACAAGAGAAAAAACGTCTTTTGCTTCATCAAAACTGTTAACAAAGGTCTGTGCCGCTGATTTAAGAGCATCTAACTTAGTTTTCTTAGTTCCCTTAATTGTATCGTTCATAGAACCCGATATATCTAAAACCAAGACAACAGCGACAGGACGCTTTTGGGATGCGGCATTTGAATATAGATTCCAATTTGCCTTACCCTTTACTGCCTTTCCAATAATAAAAGTTTCTGTATCAGTGTTCGCATTAACAGCCAAATCAGTGTTTGTGAGCATTTTAGCTGTAATATAGTTTGCAATATTCTTATTATCATAAAACAACTTATGAATATTCATATTGTCTTTAGCGACAAGAACAGCAAGTTTTTCGACATCTGTTTTGGCAATATCACCAATCCTAGATCCCCCTACAATTGCGCCGGCATCTGAAGCCCTTTGCAATCTGACTTTATCTAATTCAAGTTTCCCCGCGTCAATCGCTAATCCTAGCAAGTAAAGCAGAGCAACCAGAAAAATAGATACAAAAACTAGGTATACACCCTTTTCATTATTCATACGTTTCTCCTTAAAAAATTGTTGTGTCGTAAAGTGTTCTTTTAAAATTAAAAAATGGTGTCTTTGAATTGTCTAATAGAATTTCTACTGTAATCAAAGTTTTTCTCAAATTCGCATCATAGGAATTAAGATTTAAAACAATATTTGAAGTATATTTACTAGTAAATGCGCTTCCTAATGAATAACTTCCTTTCAGTGACGGGGCTACAGCAAAACCTTTCGATTGTTTCACTTCCCAGGATTTAACAACTAGTTGAAATCCATTTAAAGGACTATCTTTAGCACTAAAGAAACTAATTGATTCATTTACACTTGTTTTAAGACAATTATCTGTAGCAGTTCCATTATTTGCTTCTTTACATTGTCTATATGCATTGTTACCAATTTCTCTCACCGCTACTGAGAGATATTGACTTTTCTTTATCGTCATTGAGACATCGATAATTCCCAAAAGGATTACCAAGAAAAATGGCAATACTAATGCTAATTCGACCAATGCGACTCCTTTGTTATTAATATGGTTCATTTTTTGCTATTGTCTCCGCTGATACATTAAATGTTTTTCCCGCAATCGTAATTGTTGGAACACTGACTCTCACAGTTATGAAAGAATTCGGTTGTCCTGATTCTTGCAATGAACAATTTTGAACAACACCATTACAAATATTGACTTGAATATTTTTAGTTGAAATGTTGAAAAGTTTCAAATCGTTTATTAAGGAATCCTTAATTTGAGTGTATTTTGATTTTCCGGGAACAGGCGCTTGAACAATACTTTCTCTCAAATTTGAAACAAGATTGTATTGTAAAGAAAATGCCGTATAGCAAACGATACATAATTGAACTAGGCCAAAGACAAACAATAGAAACGGCAAAAGCGATAGAGCAGCCTCTAAAGTCGTTGCACCTTTTTGATTATTCATATAATCTCCTTAAACTACATCCATTATAGCACAAACCACAACTATTTGCAACTAAATCATTCCACGAGCAAAATCTGTAAGGATTTCAATGGTATTGCTACTTGGCTCATCTAAGACAATCTCTTGTAATCTTCTCAAAATCTCACCAACCTTAGGTCCTTGCTTCACACCGAGGGCCATAATGTCTGTTCCGTCTATAGCGAGATTATTGAAATTTGGGACATCTTGACGATTCTTTTCGTGTTTTACGATATTGACAAAATTCATCCAGTCCATGATAAAAGAACTTGCATTACCTTTTCCAGAAGTTTTGTCGGCAAATTTTAAACTCATCCAAGGTGACAATAAATCACCCATTGTATAGATCAATCTTCGTGCACCTTTTGGACCACAGTTGATCGGGCGCATGTGTTCTTTAACAAGCAAAGCAATATCATTTATTTCACTATCCGATAATTTTAAACGTTCACCTATTTCACGAACCATTTCGGCACCAACATCTTCATGCCTAAGAAAATGTCTTCCATTTTCGTCTTCTGAAATAGTTCTTGGTTTTGCTATATCATGAAAAAAAGCAGCGAGCCGCAAAAGTTTTGTTTTAGGAACTTTTGATACAACATGAGCAATATGGTGATCTACTGTAAAAAGGTGATGAGCGTTTTGAGTTACACCTATTGTTTCTTCAAATTCAGGACAAATATATTCCCATAATCCCAATTCGTGGATTGCATCGAATGTTTGAACTGTTGTTTCCTGGGTGACAGACATTAAAATTTTAACGAATTCGTCTCTAATTCTTTCTTGTGAAGCAATTATCAAAGTATGTGCTCTATCCTTTGCGGCACACAAAGTAGATTGTTCAACAGTAAATCCTTGAGTGAAAGAAAATCTAATTAGCCTTAATATTCTTACTGGATCTGACAAAAATATTAACTTCGGATCAGATGGGCAACGTAAAACCTTATTTTGAATATCTTGCAAACCATTATATGGATCAACAAACGTTGATGTATTCAAATCAATCGCCATCGCATTAATTGTGAAATCTCTATACTTAAGGTCATCCTCAATCTTCAATTCTAATTTGTCAGTGTCACCGCGGCAATCAAAGGGTGTTATTTGCATTGGTAAATCATTAATTAATGCAGTCGTGAGAAATCCTAACTGAAAATTAGGAATGGCAGCCAAATCTAATCTATTTTGTATTTCTTCACTTCTTAGTCCGCAACAAAAATCAAAATCATTGACTTCAAGATTTCTAATAGTGTCTCTGACAGAACCACCAACTAAATGTAATCTTGAATCATTACCAAGTGCTTTGTGCAATGATTTAATTAGCGTATTATTAATTAATTTGTCAAACATAATATTTAAAAGGGGCTGCCCGAAGAAGGACTTTCACCTCCCTTGTTTAAAGTTATCGATTATCTTTAAACAAACCAAAATCCCGTCGGATCTTGTGCTACTCTCTCACTCAGCTTCTCGGGCATAAAGGGTCAGGGATTTACTAGTATTCTCCTTTTCACCTGTAAGAGGATTTGCACCTCTGTTTCTCATCCCGGAGGTAATTACTCCCCTTGTTGATGAGTGTCCTTCTACTAGACGATACAGATTAGACCCAACACAATTTACTTGGCCTTGTTTCGGGAAGTGTTAATACCCAAAGTTTATGCGACACACCAAGTTAGGCCGGAAGTATCCACCTAGATCCCCTCAGGAACAGGCTTCAACTTCATCAATCTTTAAAAAGAGAGGCTTTTCACCCCTCGGGAATTTCTTCAATTCTCTGCCCTCGGTACATTCAATCTTACCACGCCAGGATTGATGCCCTTGGAACTTTCAATTGAAGCTAGTTTCGGTATACGTGGCCTCTGTCAAACTAACTTAAAATCTATATTGTATAACACAAATCCCGCTATACTGGGAACAGTCTTTATCACTGTTCTTATATAATATCAAACATCCAAATATTAGTCAAGGAATTATTTTATATCTAACATATTGAAATGTTTACTTAATTCTATTACAAAAATATCCTTTATTGCTTTCTTTTGCCATTAACAACAGCATATAAACCTGATGAGCAAAATTTATGGTTCTTGGCAAATTCATTTATGTTTTTAATAATTATTTTTTCTCCATTAGGGCATTGAACCATATAAATGTGTTTTTCAAATGTTTGATAGATAATATCTGAAAATTCTCTATAGAATATTTTCTTAAAGCAGAATGAAACATTAAACGACTTCCCCTTAAGACCGATCCTTTATGCTCCTGAAATCTCCTCTTTAGTGTTTTATTTGTTAAACCAACATATTTTTTATTGTTAATTTTATTTTGACAAAGATAAATCGAATAAGGTAGCTCAGACATAAGCGGGATTCTGTTCCAATGTTGTCATTCATCTTTGCGGCAATTACTGCCTTGCACCACGTAAGGTTTGCCATATTGCATGTCACCATGCAAATCGGGGTCTCTTAAACCTCGGTTTCATCCTTACCAACTGAAGACTTCAACTGGCGGTTTATTTTCTGTTGCACTATCTAGCGGATCACTCCGTGTTGCCGTTAGCAACTACGCTTTTTATGGTGTCCCGACTTTCCTCTGTTACCAGCGACAACTCACCAAACTACCTTATTCGATTTATCTACTTTATCACAATTTATTTAGATGTGCAATAACACTATTAGCTATTTCTTCTGTCAATCCACCTCGACTAAAACTAGTTTGAAAAAGATTATTTTCAGGAAGGAAATCATTATCATCGTCAATTGAGGCCCAGCTAGTTATTTCTGGATGTCTTGATAGCCATTCCGAAACTTCTTGGCCTCTTTTCCAATCATAGTTTCTTATAGTTCTCCAATCTTCATGAAAATTAAAATGTGCGCCTTCTCTTTCAAATTTCTGTTTCAGTTCTTCAAACGTATGCATATTGCGCCAGCTTGAAGAAATGACAACAAATGCACCTGTTTTTTCAATCAAGTGATTCAAAGCATCAACAGAGGGTTTATGAAACTTGTGCATCCAACAACTAACTTCATCTGTAAAGGGATCCTCTTCAAAAACTTCTTTTGTAACTAGAACACCATCAATATCTAGGAAAATTACTTTATTAGAATTCTTCATCTTTGATTCTCAATTCAGGGATATTTCTGTGTAAACCATTAATGTCCATCCCGTAGCCATATAACCAACCGTCACCATCATATTGTATAGCAGCCCAAGTAGGACTGTGGATTGCATCGGGTTTATTTTGATCGACGAGCACCACCGTTCTAACTTCTTGTGCGCCCCGATTTTGCAAAACATTTTTCATGACATTCAAACTCTTCCCTGTGAAACAGATTTCGTCAACTAACAAGACGTTTTTTCCGAAAACATCTGCATCAACAAAATTTATTTCAACTTCAGCATTACCAGGTAAACCATTTGGATAATGACTTGTAGAAATAACTCCCATCTCAACCGGGAATTGAAAGTTTCTAACAAGGTCAACATAAAAGAAAGTCCCACCCTTCAATGCTACAACTGCGATAACAGGATCAACTTTCTTTTTGTAATACTCGTTGATGTCAACTCCGAGTCTTGCAATCTTTTCTTTAATATATTGTTCTGTGTATAAAATGTTCATACAAAAGTATCCTCTAATAATAGATCAAGAAATTCTTTTATCCATCTGTATTGTTCACCATTAACATCTATGCTAAATTTTGTTACTGCTTCCTTATCTATCCAATCTCTCAATGAGGACCCAAATTCTTGACTTCTAGCATACCAATCACACACCATTTCTGCAACTGCAATTTCTGGCATGTTCTCAACACCACCCCAATATTCTGGATGATGACTGTTTGTTAATACATGCTGCTTAACTGCTAACGTAACCTGGGTTTTTGGGATATCTTTTCCCGCATGTAGATAATCCCATTCTATTCCGAAAAATTTTGTTTTGTCATGCTCAAACGCATTAGCAATCAAAATTCTTCCAAACTCTTGTCTACCCTGAGAAATTAATCTTTTACCCAGGAGAAGGCCGGCGGACCTTACCAATTCGATATGTCGAATCAAATTATCAAGGTGGTCTTGGTAACTTAAAGGCATACTAACATCCAAAAAAAGAATAGCACAAAGTTCTATTCTGTTATGGATTATATCAAAAATTTGTCTGAATGTCAAACATATAATGGCGGAAGAAGTAGGATTCGAACCCACACGTCTTTTAAGGGACCCTCCGCTTTCAAGGCGGTTGCCGCTACCCAGAATCTTTCGGCTTATTCTTCCATTTGGAGCATCGTGAGTGAATCGAACACTCGTCTACAGGTTTGCAATCTGTCACCTGGACCACTCGGCCAACGATGCTTATTAGTATGATTTTCCGTCTCTATATCTTTTTCTTCTTAATTTACTTTCTTTACTCTTAAACATATTCTAAAATGGAGCCCCTGGCCTGGTAACGCTCCGGCGCCTGCTCATTACAAGTGAGCTATGCTACTTTTAACACCACAGAGGCATGGAAGGGAATGAGAGAATCGGACTCTCGTCACCAGTTTGGAAGACTGGGGTAATTGCCACTATACGAATTCCCCGTATATAAAACTCCTATTTAATTTTCTATATTGAAACTTATTTTACAGGCAACGGCCTGTTGAGCTGGTTCCTGTGAAACAGGATGTCGTCGAAATGAATGTTAAAAGAAACTTATTCATAACTCTATTTATAACATCCTTCTTTCAAAATGTCAAGAAATTTTGGTAATGACTGCTGGAAATCGTTAGAAATCAAATAGAAAATTTTTGTGGGCACAGAAGCTAACTTTAAAGTATCTAAAGCTGATTGATAAAATCGCCCCTTGATTTCTACCCAAACATCATATTCTTCCAAATAAAAATCTGGATAATATTTTCGCTCTTTTACTCCATCCAAATATTTAAAATATATTGAATTATTCTTTTTCCATTTTATATTATTCATTTCTAAAAATCGAGCAAAATAGAATTCAGCACCAGAATCCATTTTTTGGTTTTGAAAATAGCAAACAGTTTTTCGTGTTGAATTTTCTCGGTGGTATTTTTATTAGAGCAGGCCCTACAACAGAATATTTTGTTCTTAGATGAAAAGATTTTATAACATTCCGGGCATGTTTTTTCAGCATGGTGAATTGTTATTGATTCAACATACTTTTTTACTTTTTGTCTTGCTTCTTGTGTAAGAAAATTTTTATGAGAGTGATTGCGTTTAGATGCTAAAGACTGTTTAAGTTTTGTTTCTGGTGAATGTTTTCTTTTGTTAGCACATGAACGATTACAATATTTGCCTGTTGCAAAAGTTCCTAGGTGGACTTCTCCACAAGAAAGACATCTATTCATTTAAATGGCGGGAATGACGGGGTATGATCCCGCAGCCTCCCGATAGACAGTCGGGCGCTCTGCCAATTGAGCTACATTCCCGTATCTATCGTCTTCTTCCGTTAACATCTTCTTAATCTCTAATAAATTGCTTAATTGAATTTGCCTGACTCACTTCTTTTCGCAAAGAACGTTCAAGTTTTTCAACTTCTCTCTCAAGTCTTTGTTTCGTATGAGAATCGCTTGTTGACTGCGACATTGCTCTATAAGAATCAATTCTTGCTTTTAATTCATCTTCCATTTATGGTAGCCTCGGTGGGTTCCGACCCCACTTCTTCAGATTGAAAGTCTGAGATCCTAGCCAGTAGACGACAAGGCCGCGGTAATTAGCGTCCCTCGTTCTCTCTAAAACTAAGATTTGAAACTACAATCATCATAGCTGATATTTATATCATTTTACTTATTTTATGTCAAGGAAAATCCGAGAGTATAAATCCTCGAAATTCCTCAACTTTTATTAATCGTATCTTTTTTGTGGATTTGGTATTGTTGCACAATAGTTTTGCCCATTATGAGACAAAACAAATGTTACATTTGCTGGTGTATCTTTAACTGCAATTTCACAATACCAACGTGGTCTTGGGCCATTAGAATGTTCGTCGGGATATGCTCTGTTACATGCAATATCACCTTGTGAAGTTACAAGAGTAGCAGTATCTGGTGCAGAAACAAAGCTCTTAGGAAAAATGAACTTAGGTTTCTTTCGACTGTTATCTGGATTGTATGTGAAATCTCTGCTATGTCCATCAGTGACATTAACATTAACGTTACAAGAAAGGTTGCCAGGATTTGGGTTAGGAGTTGCCGGTGTTTTAGGAATCACTGACTCAATCAACTTTCCAGCAAGAGCAAAACGCCCATTGTTTTTACAAACACGATCACGAGGCGGCTTTCTGCCGCTTTCTCCTCTGCAATTATCTTCTTTCATCCATACAAATACTGCATGTGCCTTTGGTGAAGTGTTAAGCAAATGCTTTTTCATGTTAGATTCAGAAACAGTTTTTGAATAATCACTGTCACTTGAAGGGAAATCAATGTCAGCACCATCATTGTTAGAAAAGCCAGGTGCACCACCAAATGTTGGGTTCAGTTTATGCTTTTCTAAGAAATCTGCACCAGAAAGACTTTGATTACTATTTGCTCCGTTAGGATTGATAACAACTTTACATTGAGGAACACCTTGTCTAGCAAGTGCTACGGCATTTGTTGATGCTGCACCACTATAATCATGTTCAAGTCCAGGAGAAATATAACAAGTTGTCCAAGGTTTCAAATTTGCATCCAAAAAACTCTTGATTTGAGCATGAACAGCATTATACTTATTTACTATACTTGGCTCAAGACTTCCAAGTCTTGCATTAAGATTTGATTCTCCAAAAAGATATTCATAAGGAGCACAATTTCCGTTGCGATAACATACAGTATTGATTGAATGAATTTCAAGTGTTCTTAGACGAGGATCATTCATCAATGAAAGTAAACAACTAGGATCACCAGAGCCATCAAATGGGTTCCCTGGTCCATCCCAGAGTATAGCAATATGCAAATCAGGAAGATTATTCATCGAGGCGAGAAACGCTTGACACTCCCATGTCTTATTAAAGATATGAAATGCGGCGCGGCCGATATTTGTTACTTGATCGCCACGAGATGCCTCAGAAACAGTTCCATCTGGTCTCATAACTTTATTATTTGCATTACCCCAAGCAAAAGTAAATGGGCTTCCATCTAAATTAATACCAGATTGACCATTTCTACCAACCCATCCCAATTCAGGGCCTCTACCAAAAAAATCACCTGCTACTGATACAGCATCAGGCGCATCTAAATCAAGTATGCTATATGAATTGTTGGCTAAAACTTCTTCGATTGGTGCATGAGACAATCTTACATATGCCTTCTTTTTACCACCCTCATTTCGAGTAATGATAAAATCTGGTTGACCATCATGATTGATGTCTGCTGGTAAAAGAAAATTATCTCCAGGCAATCCCCATTGAATTGGTGCTGGATTAAGTTCTGTATCAGTCAACTTTCTTACAAACCAATTATATTCTGATTCTCTCAATGCTATCAATTCATCACAGCCATCACCATCAACATCTGCAATACCAATTTTGTCTGTATCAAGGCCAAAAATTGTTTCAATAACAGGGCCACCAGAAGAAGGGGCTATATACCAAACTCTAAATCTTTCCCAATAACCAGGAACATTTGTTCTTGTTGAAACAATATCAGTTCTTCCATCACAATCTAAATCACCTTGATTTGGTACAAGATCACCAGGATAACCAAAACTTAATGTTAAATCTGAATTGTCAGGCATTTTAAATGTCCATTCTAAAGGAATACCCTGACCAAGATTTTTGATTGCTGCTGGATAATAACGATTATCAAGATACCATTTACCCGATACTTGAAATTCTGATTGTCCTGCAAATGTATGTGTTTGAAGTGCTGAAGGATTTGAAGATGGTCGAACTATGAATTGTGTATTTGTTCCGTCAAAGTAAATGTCTGCTAAATCTGAAAGGCCGTCGCCGTCGAAATCGTTTCGGGCATTGTAAAGTGGATCACTTGAAAGTAAAAAGTAGTCACTAGAAAGGATATTCTGATTTTTCTTCGATGGATTGGAAAGAAGAACCAAACATATACCGATGGAAAATATCGAAATACAAATCAACTTACGCATACAAACCTCATGGTGTTAATCACTGTATTATTTATAATAGAAATGGTGCCGCTGGTAGGACTTGCACCTACAACATCTTGGTTTTGAATCAAGTTCCTCTGCCAATTGGGATACAGCGGCAAATGGTGGGGAGAGTTGGATTCTACCAACATACCACCCGGTTATTGATCCGGGCTGCTCACTTGGCATATCTCCCCATATGGTACTTCTGGCAGGATTTGAACCTGCACGACTTTTCAGCCAGTTGCTCTTAAGGCAACCGCGTATACATTCCGCCACAGAAGCATGTGGTACTCAAGGTGGGAGTTGAACCCACAATCCTTTCGGCGCCGGCTTCTAAGACCGGTGCGTATTCCAGTTCCGCCACTTGAGCATATGGTGTGCCGTCAGGGAATCGAACCCCGTTGCCCGAAGGCAGACGTTTTACAGACGCCCCTCAAATCCAGTATGAGTTACGACACAAATGGTCGGGATTGCAGGAATCGCACCTGCGTGTTCTAGTTCCCAAAACTAGCGCGACATCTCCTGCGCTAAATCCCGTAATTTAAAATAATTGTATTTGAATGGCTCCCAGAAGGGCCATAAAGTTTTGTTATCCCGCGAGGGGATATAAGAGTGGAAGAGGCAATAGGATGTTAAAATTCTTATTCATGCTTCTATTTATATCAAATTCATTGTGACTTGTCAAGAAATTATTTCTCTTTAATTCCACAGGAATAGATAATTATCTTTGATATACCTTTACTGTAAGAATTTCTCCGTCGTAATCTTTAACAGAGAAAACAAGAGAATCTCCTCTCTCGTCGTCATCGGCACCCACAACCTTAATCTCTTTAGCTCTTGGGAATAATTGTTTGACAGCCTCATTTTCATTAGAGGCCTTTTGTTTACTGTCCCATTCATTATCTACATCGAGATAAAAATTCTTTTCAGAGATAAATTGTTTAAAAGGTTTTGCCATTTTACTTCTCAAAAATTGGTGGATCTGGAGGGATTCGCACCCTCGTCCTAAAGCTCTCGTTATTTACTTCTACACGTTTATCTTGTCTTTATTTCTAAATTCTATAGAACGTTACAAACAAACTTTCTACAAACATTCCCAAGCGGTTTAGGTTTTAACCTCACTGAAACCTTGGTACCAAGTGAGTACCGCTAGTGTGTTGACCCATTGTAAGATACTACTAGCTAATCTCTCTTACAACAGGGATTACGCAGCTAAGGCGTATTCAAAATAATCGTCTTGATTTGCATCTACGATTGCGAACACATTTTTAAGTGGCCAAGTGTCATCCACTACGTGCAACAAATAAGTCAACATCTTCAGTCGAACCTATTTCAGACCCAAATTATTTATGCTAAAAACTTATCCAAAGTATGTGGTATTTCCACAAGATACTTCTTTTCTTTAATTAGTATCGGCTCATCCTTGATATGATTGTATGCTTCACGAATGTTTTGACAAAATTCTGTATCAGAACATTCTCCCCTTGCACTATTTGCCCAAAAAACTACCAGTCTCATATTTTCTAAAGTGTAATCTAAAGCTGAATCTATTTTATCAATAGAAGGTGTTTGAGGATGAGGTCCAGGTCCTAAATTTTTATTTGCTCTAAGTTCAAAAACAAATTCTTGCCCTGTTAATGGGCAATTATCTAATAAACTTTCAATAAACCACAAATTATATTGTTCCCTATTACATCGTATTGGTTTTGGTCTTCTAACCTTTTTGTCGGAAGGAACAATAATCGTTTCATCATATGATCGTCGTAAGTAAGAATCTTTGATTCTTTTAAGAATCAAACATTCACCCCTTCTATTTTTTGGGAAATTATATTTTACTCTGACTTTCTGTAACAGATACAAAAATTGGCCGCGGTGCTTTATCCTTCTTCCCATCTTTGAATGAAGACTATTACTTCTTCAACTTTTCTTTTTCTGCTAACTCTTTCATTAATTCTAATGCAGTCTCCATAAAATCCATATCGTCCATATGTTCTAGGACTTCAGGTGACAATTTCGGCCTATCATCTGTTCCGACTTTACGCAATTCCCATGCCAGCAAAAAGAATAGGCAACACCCAGCATTAGCGAGGTGTGTTAATTGTGTTTCTTTATCTTTATCTTGTCCGCAAAACCATCTTGTTAAATGTCTTTGCATTGCACCGAAGGCACGAGACCAGGCCATTCCTCTTTCCCAATTTCGTGCCTCGTATTTTATTGCTCCGAAAGTGAGAATTTTTGTAATCTCGTTTACAGCATCATAAGGAACTAAATCCCAGCGAATTTTATGTTGATCGTGTTTGACACCTTCTTTTGACTGCTTCTTTTCACTCATAATATACTCCCCACTTTAGATTATAACACAAAATTAATCCTCATTCAAGTATCTTGCTATAATGTATTCTTTAACGAATCCACTTCTAACAATATCACCTAATTGGAATTCTATCAAACTAAAAGATTTCATCCTGCGACAAACTTCCAGTAGTTTGTCCAATCCAGAAACTTGCTTCTTAAAATTAATGGATAAATCATTCTGTCTAAAGTCGCCGCATATGATTACTTTACTATTTTTTCCTACTCTTGTCAACACAGAAGATATTTCATGTTCTGTTAGATTTTGAACTTCGTCTATAATGATTACACTATCATCAAACGTTAGGCCTCTCATAAAAGATGTTGACATAAACTCTAAAGCATCTTTTGATTTAAGCATTTCATATGCATTTGGTAGCTGGCACAAATCACCAACCATTTCTTTATAAGGAAGTTCATAAAGAGCCATCTTTTCTTGTAATGTTCCCGGCAAAAAGCCAACGTCTCTTGATGTAACTGCGCTTCTGACAATTACTATATTCTTAACATCACCACGAACAAGATCATTTAGTGCAAGATAAAGACCTACATATGTCTTCCCTGTTCCTGCACACCCATACATCAATATATTTTGTCTATTGAAATACTCGTGAAAGACCTTTTCTTGGTTTTCAGTCAGTGGACTTATATGTTTCAGTTTCAAAGTATAACTAAGGATTTTTCTTTGTCTTCTGTGTTTTTCTTCTTTCTTCTTTTTTCTTTCGTCGATTTCTTCTTGTGTTAATAGGTCTACTTCATCAAACTTAGATGACTTTCCCATTTGCGTTCCTTTTGTTAATAGTCTTTAATCTTCGCATATGGATCATATTTAAACTTTTTCTTCATCTCTTGCATCCTCTCACGAAAATCGCCAGGGGGTTTTACAAGAGAATCAAATGCAATCCCGGGCACACCAAGATGCATTTCTACCTGATTTTCTACCTTACAATTTGGGCAGGGTTGCGTAATAGGAATATTACGATCATCGATCTTATAATGTTCAGTAAAAGTGTGTTTGCAACTCTTACAACCATATTGGTAAATAGGCATATACTATCCTCCACTCACAAAATTATTTATGTAAAGTATATCCACTCAGATATTTTCCACTTATTGTGGATCTCTTTAACATATAAATACTAAGGCACATTCATTGTAATTGAATTTGTGAATTTTGTAAAGGAGATGTTTATGAGATCGCTACTTAAACGCGCAAAATGCCTTTTATGCAGATTGTTGGTAAAACTTCATTTGAAGGATGCCAAGAGTTGTAAGGCTTGCCCTCTTCCGAAGAAGGCAGCAAAGGCCGCTAGAAAGCGCAAATAGCAAAAGGGGAGCTTTATGCTCCCTTTTTCTTTTCTGCTTCTTCCTGTAAGTGCTTCAAATATTCTTGTATGTAAGACTTGGCCGATTCTTCGCTTCTACCCTGCCTACGCAAACAGGCATACATCCCTTGTAGAAAACCAGCTTTAAAATTGATGTATGCTATAAATTTATTGCACAGAATAAAAAATCCGAGCATCAAAAATATTCCAAGAAAATCTTGCATATAAACATTATAAAATATTCAAACAGGTATGTCAATTAAAATGTAGCAACTGCTACTCTCACCCATGTGTCGGTGGCAATACAAAAGTAAGCGAATGACGCATCCACAGCATAATCTCCAGTTTGCCCAGTGCTTGATGCTGTAGCAGGAACAGATACACGTCTTGCACGTAATCCTAAAGCAGTATCAACGCCCTCAAGGTGAGTTTTCAAGTTATCACTTCCAGCAGAATAATTTGTTGCTGTAACTGCGGTCTTAATTCCCCTTGCTTCATCCAAAAAAGTAAACGTTTCTGATCCCTTTGTTGGGACATTATTGAAATAGCTTGCGTAAGAATTAGCATCTACAGAAATTGCACCAGAAGAACCAGTGAAATCATGGGCCTGGCCCGATTTAAATTCTACGTTAAACCATCTTCCGTGGGCAGAGTTTACGACAACAGCGCCATTAAAACGAACATTTCTAATAGAATTTAAATTTACAGCTCCACTAACTCCGCCGATTGCTTGTGTTGAAGATGTATCAGAATTTGCAGCATATAAAGTGGTGCTTCCTGATCCAACTTCATTGATAACTGATCCGCCGACATTTGTGCTATCTATGAAAACTTGTCCAGTAAAAGTTCCTCCACCAGAGCCAAGTCTTTTACGAATGTTAGAGCTAACTCCGGTATTGATTAGACTCAATAGCATAAACAAAGAGCTACCACTACCTATACTCTCTAAAATAACTTGACCTTCAACACCAAGTCTAGGTATAGTTGAGGCAGTATAGCTTCTAAGATTTGAACCTAAGATTGAAAGATGGGTTGCTTGAAAAGTGCCACCAAACGTTCCCCCTTGATCATATTGAGCTGTTATATCACCCACAACCAATGCATCACCTAAGTCTAAAACGATATGTGGACGAGTCCCAAAAGTAACGTTTTCAGTATATACTCCAGGCCCAACATTTACTCTAAAAAATCTCAATGATGAATCGTTGAATTCAGATGAGTTTGATGCAGAACCTATAAAATCTGCTGCCTTCTGAATTGTTAAAAATGGTGCTGAAAAAGAACCATCCGGATTTGAATCGCTTCCGTGCTTGGCAACATAATAAACATTATCATAAATCATATCCTCTGGTTGAACAGCACTATCAGCAAGCGTTCCTTGTCCTGAAGTTGCAAAATCACCTTCATCATTATCCGCGGCAGTACCTAAGGTTGGAAGATTTAACAAATCACTATAATCTCCTGAAAATGCAACATCACTTAAATTAGAAAATGCAGTATCTATACCAGACAAATGTCCTTCTACAGATGAATCAGCGGGCGTATATTCACTAGGAACTAATGATGCTACATCTATTTCTAGCGCATCAAGAACAACTGCCCCCATTTCACCATTAACACTCGATACAGCACCACCGCCGCCACCTAGTGCTGCGATGTCTGCGGCAGTTGTTTTCTTTGTTACACCTGATTGAACTACAGGAACCACTTCTGTTCCTGATAATGGTCCTGCTGCTGTTAATTCGCTAATTTTCTTATCTGCCATAAATTCCTACTATAAATCTAAAACTAAAAAGTCAGGGCCTTCATCACCAATATTTGGTTCAAGCAAAAACAATCCACCATCTTCTAACAATAAATTTTCTGCTGAATCGTCAAGAAAATCGTGTCTCTTTTCTTCTAATTGACTAATAGCTACAACAATTTCTCCTGTTGAAGGATCGACCCAGCCTCTTGCTGTTGCAATAGCATTTGGCAAAAATGTTGGTTTTTTATTTAATCCCCAAAGTGACATGCGTTTATTTATCTTGTCCGTGGGTTCGAATATCGTTCATTAATGATCCAATAACTTCAGCACTAACAGAAGGTGTATATCTTGGTGCTTCACACTTGTACCATATATCTTGATCATGTCCCATCCCTCTTGTTTCTGGATCATGAAGGTGTAAAAATAAGTGTTGCAACTCATGTCTATAGATCATTGCAGCATCAACATTTTCGACTATGAAAACTGTTTTTGATTCTGGTTGATAAAATCCTAGAACAGCACCAGTTCCAAAAACAGTTACAACAGGAACAAAATTAAAAACTTCATTTCCGAAAACATCTGGACTTTCAGCACTGACAATGTAGCATCTAGGAATAGGAAATTCCTCCTGGTCCATAGGCAAAGGTGATTCTGGCCATACCTTTTCATTAACACATTGTAATGCTAATTCAAATTCTAGTTTCTCGTCAAATAATACACCACATGGTTTCAAACTACCCCAATGAGTGTTTGGTAAAAGTTCATGAATATTATCAGGAGAACTATGTTTGACAACGGGATATGGCCCGGGCACTTCAATTGTGCCCGAGTTAATTAGAAATAATAGAACAAATGTGGGCAAACTCCAAAAGAACAAATTAAGACAGACATAACAAAATTTCCACAACGAGGCTATTAAGGTTGACTGCTTTTTTCTTGGCATTTGATGATCCTTATGTTGCTAATTTATTTAGCGAACTGAAGGATCGTGGATTGCTATTCTACGACTTCATCCTCGTCATGAGGACGAATCCCTATTTTTAATTTCTCATTTTGCCCAATTTCTATACTAAATTGGGGAAGATCAGCAGGAAGGTGCTCTCTAAGGACTTTGTTGATATAAGAAATAAGTTCTATACTATATTGTTCTAGTTCTGAATCTTTTCTCTTTGTATCGTAAGTCAGGACGATATTATAGACCCGAATCGCCGCCGACTGTTTTTTGCCCCTGTCCTTTTTCATCGTTAGAATCTTTTGCCTTAAGAGATTTTGAACGCGGCTTTTTTACTTTTGGAGCTTTTGGTGTTACAACTTCGGCTTCTGCCTCCGACTTTTCACCACCAAAATGTTCCACAGGAATAAGTCCAGGATAAACATGATCAATAACTTCTTTCGTCAATCCAACACTTAACTTTTTATCCTTGACAGTCTTAAGTAATTCTGCCTCATCTTTATCTAGTGTTTCTAGTAATCCAACAAACAAAAGTTCCCTCTTTGATTGTTTCAAATTAGATGCACCTTCGATAAAAACATAAAGTTTCTTATAAGCACGATGAAGACCTTCTTCACCAAGGCCTGCTGGTGTGACATTGGGTTTTACATTAGGCGGAGTCCCCTCTGGTAATGCAAACTTAAAACGAGAATCAAACTGTAAACGAATTATACTCTTTAGTGCTTCGCTTCTTTTGTATACTTCTAAAACTTGAATTTTATCTTTATCAGTTTCAGCTACTCTAACAAGGTTGAAAATTTCTGCAACTGTTAGTTTTGAATTGTATCGAAGGGGTTGTGTTGTCATATTAAAAGTCCGCCAAATTCTCCATTAAATGTTTCAATCCATTGCTCACAAAATAATTGAACAGTTTGCTTTTTGCACCCTTTGGTTCTTCCGCAAACTTTTCCAATATTTGTTTCTCAATGTTCTCTGGTATATATGTAAGATCAACTAATTGTTTGTTACGATTATAGTTCCTTAATTGAGCTTCGTTACAAAAATCTTCTGGATTTTGTTGCACCCAAACAAATAATTTCTTTTCTGAAATTCCAGTCTGTTTTATTCCATCAACTATTCTCGAATCTTCACACAAGAAGTTTGGTATTCCATCTCCTCTGTCACCCTTGAGAATATGTTCCTTTAAATATTTTTCTGGTGAATCTGTATAAAGATACTTTTTCAGGATAGGTGAATATTGTTTTACGTTACTATACTTGTGTAATTGGAGAAAGTCTTTGTCTCCTGATACAATTAGGATAGGTTCTTCTTGTTCAAACAATCCTACACGTTTAACTGGAGCATGTTTGCAAAGTGTGGCAATAATATCATCTGCTTCTGCCTTGTCTACCTGGATAACCTTATAAGGAAAGTATTCCTTGATTTCGTCACGAATCTTGTTAAGAGTATTGAAGATAAGTTTCCAGTCAAAACCTGACTCCTCTCTCATCTTCTTTCGCCCTGCCTTATAGTAAGGAAAAATATCCTTTCTCCAATAATTTTTGTCATCGGCAGCAAACACAAGTTGCCCAAATTCGGCCCCGAATTTTTTCTTGTATGATAGAATAGCAGACAATACCATGTGTCTGATAAGATTTTCTGAAAGTTCTTTGTTTGGGTTTGAACCAATTTGGCTCATCAAACTAGAAATAAGGGTTTGGTTAAAGTCAACGACGATCATTTATCTATTCTATAACAAAATCGAAAATATGTAAAGCTATCTTATTTTCTCTGGATCAAAATCCTTTCTCAAGGTATCCATAACTTGGCAAACTTCTCTTAATGAAATTGGTCTATAAGCACCAAAAAGTTTGTAGATGTTGTCCACACCAACATCGAAAGAAAGTCCATGTGGTCCTAATCGAGAATGTGTATGACCGAACAAATGAAAAGAACCATGAAAAGAATGAAGCCATGAACGATGAGGATAATGAGACAAAAAGATTTCTACCTTTTCGTCACCATTATAACCTTTATAGTAATGAACGTCTTTAATGAAACTAAATCTTCCGGAAAGAGGTGGTCTCTTTACATTAGGATCATGATTCCCTGCTATTAGGTGAATTTTTCCTCTAAGTTTCCCGGCAAGTTTTGTTAGTTCGTCAATAGGGCCCCAGCCAAAATCACCCAAATGATAAACATGATCTTTGGGCCCAACAATACTGTTCCAATTTTCTATTAGACATCTGTTATGTTCTTCTAAATTTTGAAAAGGTCTATCGCAGTAGTTTACAATATTACCATGACCAAAATGTGTATCAGCAGTAAAGAATGTTGCCATTATTTTTTCTTCGGAACGTATATTAAACTCAATTCAAAGTGCCCGCGATAGAAACCATTCTCATCTTTCTCATCGGGCGCATCCATCTCATCAACAGCAAAAATGATGTCTTGGTCAACATCTAATAATGATTCGTCAGTGTATTCTTTTTGAATTACGACTATATTTTTAGTCACAAAATTCTTCCTCATCTTTATCTTCATCTTTACTTAAATCTGAAATCCACTTTTTCAATGTTTGAATCAGTTGCTTTCTACTATTTTCCCGAACTTTTTTTGGTATTTCCTTTTCATCAAAAATAAGTGGCGCAACTGGATCAAATGGAAAAAATTGTGGTGCGTTTGGTATATGTTCTACATCTGGACTATCAGGTATTAATTGAGGCCATGGGTAACTTGGGCCCACAACAAGATGTTCTGGCTCCCATACAATTCCTGTTCCATTGCAACTATTGCAAGACTTATAATAAGTTGGGAGAGGTGCTGTTGTGGGTATTGTAAATGGAGAACTTGCTACGTCAGATTGAAATAATTTCCCAGACCCTTCACAGACTGGACATTTATGGGGTATTGCCATGTCGAGCATCCTGTATAAATTCTAATAATTTTTTGACTCTTCCCATTTTGATCATACTATTTGGAGATATTTCACCTAACATAGGATTGGGTGTTTTAAACCACAATTCACATTTCCACTTACACCCATTAAAATATTCAGAAACTAATCTTCTGCATTTTCTAATTTGTTTAGCTTCAGTCATATTTAGTTTGTCTTCCAATCGATGTTGTAAATTTCGTTTATTTTTGAAAAGGGTTTGCTTCCGAAGAATCCTTCCGCTGCTGAAAATGGAGAAGGGTGAGAAGATTCCAAAACTAAATGTTTCTTGGTGTCTATGTGTACCTTTTTGGACTTAGCAAATTTTCCCCACAAAACAAAAACTACTCTATCTCTTTTATCAGAAATTTGTTTAATGACAAATGATGTGAAATTTTCCCACCCCAAATTAGAGTGAGAGCCTGGTTTATTTTTCGCAACTGTCAAAATAGCATTTAACAAAAACACACCTTGCTTCGCCCAAGGTGTCAAATCTCCTATAGTATTTTCTATACCCAAATCGTCTTTTAGCTCTTTGAAAATATTTCTCAAAGATGGTGGCAATTTATTTCCTTCAGTAACAGAAAATGACAGTCCGTGGGCTTGACCTTCACCATGATAAGGATCTTGACCAAGTATTACTACCTTAATTTTCTCAAATGGAGTCAATTCAAAGGCCCTTAAAATGTTCGCTGTTTCTGGAAAGACTGTGTTGACCTTGCGATCATTCTTGACTCTTTCTCCAAGTTTTTTAAAGTAAGGCTTTTCAACCTCTTCCTTTAGAACATCTTCCCAAGTCATAACTATCTCTTTAGTTTGACTCTGACCATATCATTACGACATTTGCGGTAACCCAACAAAAATCCAACAATAAACGAAGTTAGAATAAACCAAAAAACCATTTTCTTTTTTTAGAATTATGCTTTTCTTTCAAAACAATAAGAACCTCTTGAGCGTTACCCAAATGAGCAACAATATCTGCAAAATATTCTTTTTCGGCTTCAGTTAAAGGAACAACAACTCTTTGTTCTGTCAGTCGTCGTTGATATGATAGATCAAATTTGGCGTATTCTAATACACTTATAACGTAGTCAAAAGGATCAACTGACTCCGCTGGTTGCTTTTTAACAACAATCTTATCACTCATTCAATAACTCAGGGCAAGTTTTTACAACTTCAGATGTCAAAATATATTCCTTGAGAGCTAGTAAAACACTTTGATCAACTGGATCTTTCTTCTCTACTAATTTTTCTTCAATAGTTTGCAATCTTTGTTTCAGAGAAGGATGATATACTTCTTTATTAGGCCTGTTAGCGTAATCTGGATCCTCACCAAAAATATTCTTTTCTGTCTTAAATTTTCCCGAATATCTTTCCAAGCAATACTTCTTAAAAAGTTTATCGGGGAATTGACCCTTCTTATAAAGCATTGTGTAACGCTTTATATATTCTAACATATTATTATATGATGCCGTGTCGCGGTTTGATAGATGTTGAATCAAAACCTCACTACCATTATTCATATAATCCAATGCCGCTTGCATGTTATCATATTTAACAGTTGTAACATGCAATTCAGCATCACAATCAGGAACATCAAAATAACTATTGACATCCACATTTACAATATCTGGATGATCGAGCATATCTTGTGCTAAATTGATAGTGTTAGGATCAGTGACCTTTTCTACTGTAAAGAAAGCACTATTCTTTTTGGTCTTCCACCACAAATTTCTTTTCCCCTTTGCAGGATCAAAATCTGTAACATTCAACCACAAAGCATACTTTGAATCATGCCAGTGAAGTGCATATAGTCTTTCGACTAGTTTATAGTTTTCCAGATTTACAACTCGATATACATCTCCATACTTTGGTTTAAATCTATCAACTTCATATGAATTATAACTGAATACATTCAAATCATATTCTTTTATGTAATGTTTGAAAACATCTAGCGTTAAAAGAACATCACCTAAAGAATCGTGAGTTTGTTTACTCTTTGAGATTCCTAAAGCATTAGTTAACCATTCTAAACTAACAGAAATGTCACCATTTTCCTTTGTTAAGATTTTACGAACACTTGGATCACTGACAACTAACTTTTTGCTTAGGAAGATCAAATCTGTATAAACAACATCCTTAGGGAAGTAAGGATAGATTCCTGAGCGTAAAGAATTACTTCTCAAAAACTCTAAGTCAAATTTGGCTGTATTTTGTCCACCAACAATAACCTTTCCTGCCCTATTATCATTTCTTTGCTTGTCAACAAACTCAAAAAGTTTAGTGATCGCTTGGCGCTCATTTAGCTTTGCTTTGCTTTGTTGTTCTATAGGGTTTACTTTGTTAACCAACAATGCTTCAGGGCTAGGGAGTTGTGTTCTGGAAATCTTTACGTCCAACGCCAACTTATCTACAACTTCAAAGTTTTCATTAACTGCAATAGCTGCCAAATTCAAAATTTGGCCTAATGCATATCTTTCGGAAGTTTCTAAATCGAAAATAACTAATCTGCTCATTGTATCACCTTTAGTAGTATTGTATCAGAATTTAAACGTCCATTCAAGTATTTTTCCTTTGCCTTGATTTGGGATAGCATCTTTTTACATGCGATTTTTCCACCCTGAAGTATTTTTGGAAGAACTTCTTTTGGTTTCCTAACCTTTTTTGAAAAAGATTCCTTTTCGTCGAAATTTAACAAGGTTGTTCCTTTGATTGAAAGTCCATGAGGATTGTTGCAAACATATATTCCCAAAAATCTTGTCTTTGTATTAAAGACCCAAAGTTGATTTGCACCAACAAGTTTCGTTGGATTCAAACTCTTTAGATCATATTCTGGATATTCGTTTTGAATCTTTATTTTAGAAACAAGTTGTTCGGGAGTTTTAATCTTTCTCTTGCGGGGCTTTCTAGTTGCTTTTGTTTCGTGTCTAACTTCATCATACCATTTTTGAGCGCCCTCAATAATTCCTTCTATGAATGTTATGAAGTATTCTAGTTGGATCTTTTTCAAATATGAATAGGCCTCTTTTAATTGTGGACACTTGCCGGAACGGGCGTCCTTCAATTCCTTTAAAATAGTTGTTTCATAGTGTTCGATTATTCGAGTGGTTTGAATTGGTAGTATATATTTTTCTTTTAAAAAGGAATAAGAATCAAACATTCCAACTGGGTTGATACTCTTAGTTATTTTCTCTATGAACAAATCTATGTGCTCATCTATTTCACCAACATATGTGGCAACTTGTAATTTTATTCTTTCTTGAACACCAATCTTTGGTTCAGAACTTTCTTCATCTGAATCAACATCAATATCTTGAGCTAAGGCATCTGAAACATATTTGTTGAGATGTTGAATTCCATTTTCTGGTAATGTACCAGAGCGGGTATGAATTCGAGACAACCACCCAGCAGTGTTTACTAGAGATTTCTCGGATACCTTTTTAATATGTTTAATTTGATCGTTGCTTGTGCCGATACTTTCTAAGTATTCGATAAGATACTTCTTCGCATCTTTTGAGGATCTATTTTGTGAATACCAATTCAAGACATGAGAAAAATGAAACTCATCTTGATTATTTGGATCATACTTGGGTTCCCCTGGCGAACCATAGGAATTTCTAATACGTTTTCGGGACATCGTGTGGATCTGTCAATGGATTGATAAGCTGCATTAGATTCATTATAGCAAACCTAACAGCACTTGTAAAGCGCATAGGACCCCCAAAAACGAGCTATACGGGGTTTTATTGTTCTTTCTTTGACTTAGACTGTCTTTTATTGACTGTTTCAGAAAGTAAGTCATTTTTCAAATAGAATCCATACTTTGCTATATAATACGAATCCACTATATCTGAACCGGGACTCTTTCCAATTCCACATCCAAAATATTCTGAAATATCAAATTGTGTTTCTTTCAGAAATGATTCGTGCATCATGTCTTTCTTTGCGTTTCCCTTTCCCGACGCAAACTTTTTAACAACTGTTGGTGGAACAGTTTGATATTCGTATCCTGCTTCCCATATCCTTGATTTCAATGCTCCGCAGGCCTCACCAATTTCAAAAACCTTTCCTTTAGAGCCAAATGAATAGCCTTCTATGAATACGGCTGAGTTGGCAATGTTTGCCCAATTTGTAAAAAATTCGTGTGTCTGTCTTGCTAATCTATAAAATCTATCTTCTTCAGAAAGATAATCTTCAAATCGATCAATATAAAATTTTTGGCTTGAATGGTATTGACCTATTAAAATATTTGGTAAAGACGAATCGAGATATTTTTTCTTATGAGTCAGAAAACAAAATTTGCAATTATCAAAACTCCATTTCTCACCCAAATGAATAGTTAGAGCAGGACAACTCATTGAGTAATCGATGCCAACAATTACCATTATTCCTCCTCAGAATAATCTTCATCGTCATCGATATAAGTTTCTTCATCAAATTCATCCAATTCTTCAAAAGAATCTAACAAAGGCCGTTCATGTGCCTTATTGATTGTTAATTCTTCTCCACAAAATGTGCAAAATAAAACTGGCTCTTTAGTTGAATGTTGGACACTAAAAGATAGATCACATGAATCACAAGTCAAATCAACTTTCTTTTTACGCATCATTTTCTCCATAGTATAGGTGCATTTGCACTATGGCTATATAGCTTAGATAATCTCACAGGTCCCAGCAACACAAGAAAGTTCCTGCATTCCAGATGTCATATCTTCTTTTTCGTAGTTGGAAAGTTGTGACCAGTCAACATCCTTTGGAATTTGTTCTAACAATTTTTCGTATTCTTCTTTGGAACATTCTTGATATGGTGCTTGTCTATAAACATAATCACTGAATGGTAAGAAAGAAACTCCACCAATTTCATTGAAATGTTTATAGGCCCATGCGGCGACTTCTAACCATTCATTTTCTTTAACACTCACTGTTATTGATGGGTTGTGTTCGCAATAATGATTTCGATAAACCTTCCAAAATTCAAGTTGATCTACAGCAGTTAAGTCGCACCTTAAAGTAGAATTGGGAGGAGACTTTATAGGAAAACTAAAGACAGTTGTATGTTCTGGTTTTGTTACATCTGGCTCATTAGGAAAACCCATCTCTTTCATCATTATACAAAGCGGATCTTTGTTATCGGCTCTAACTGTTCTTATGTAATATTCAGAATGTCTTGCATGAATACCAGAAGCACAATCTACAAGCTGAGATACAGTCCCGGATGGTTTAACAGTTGTGATTGCTACACTTTCATTAATATCTAATTTCTTTGCCCACTCCTTATTTGTTTTAACCGCAACCTCTCTCAAATCTTCCAAGAGAATTCCCAAGGGAAGTTGTTTACCGCAAGATGCCTGGTTCAAAAGAGAGTTATCCATTATACCTGTAAGAGATACTCCCAAAAGAGATTCTTCAATAGCATTGTTATACCAAGCCTTTCTTACATACTTGTAATTAACCAATGTTGACTGAAATGTCCCAAGTATCGTTGCCAGTCTTATTTTTCTTTTAAGATCATCTGGCTCATCATGTGGTTTAATAACAACTTCTGATAGGTTGCACAAACCCAATGATCGAAGGATGATTTCTCCACATGGGTTTGTTCCGAAATGATGATCTATATTTCTTCTTCCATATTTCTTTGAATGTTCTAAAGCTGCAATTCTATTAAAGACACCTCTTTCACCAGATTTAGAATCATAAAGTGCTTTCCATTCTGACATGAATATTCCCATGTCAGGTTTTTCTGTATAACAAGCTGAATTATTTGCAAGTGCTCTCTGGGCATTTTCTAACCACCATTGACCAGATTTTGCTTGTCTCATTCTTTCGTCTGACAAATTACTCAAACTTATCAATGCTGAACGTCTAACTCCACCAACAACTACAACATCTGCAATCTTACAAATAATATCATGACATTCCAAAGAATTTAATTTTCTTCCCGCTGCTTCGCGGAATTTTGCAACTGTAAAATGAAATAACTGATTCAATGGTTCTGGACCACTAGCTCTACCACCGAACGTTTTTAAAATCGCTCCAGCAGGGCGTACCTTGCTTAGGTCCCATTTTGGAATTTGTCCGACATACAACATGCTAACAAGTTCTTTAAGTGCTTTTGCCCACCCAATTTTAGAATCATCAACAACAATTGTTGAGGATGTTTCATACATTTCTTCTGAGATAACGGGCAATTCGTTAATGAATTGTCTTTCAACTGAAAACCCAACTCCCGTTCCATTCATAAGAACATAAAGGATTTCATCAAATGCACGAACTGAATCAACTGCTACAAAAGAACAATTGAATCCGGCCAAGTTTTCTCTTTTAAGTGCTGGTCCTGCGGTCATTAGGCACCGCATTGATGGCATGATTTCAAGATTAAGAACTGCTGTTTCCAATTCCCTTCGCAAATCTTTTGATAGTTTGTAGTTAAGAGTTTCTTTAAGATGTTCCTCAAAGAAATCAAAATATCTTCCAACTGTTTCGGTCCAAGTCTCTCGTCTTTTTTCCTCAGGTAACCATCTTGAATATCTTGAAAGATGAATGTATTGCTGATAGACACTTGGAAGATTGGCCGGCATAATTCCCTCCTAATAACAAACTCGGATCAATGACGTGTGAGATATTTAGAAATTTTTCTTACGCACCAGGAAACTTTTTGTTCCCAAATTCGTAAACGAATAGAGGAAGAACTTTTTGTAGAAATTCTTCTCTTTCTCTTTTGTTTGAAAAGACTCTGTTAGCTTCTTTCTCTACAAGACTTTGAATGTCATCTTGTTCCCACCACTCTTTATCTACAGGTCTTGAAGAACGAAATATATCAAAGATGAGATAGATACTTTTAAGTTCCTTGAAATTAAATGTGGTAGATCCAAGGATATAATCTTCAAATGCCTTATACGCAATAGGAACAACATTTTTCACTATTTCAGCTATAGCATCACCATAAACCCTAATTTCATATTGTGCATGAGCATCCATACGCAATTTCAGAAAATGAAATAGATTATGAAGATCAACCTTTGCATACATCTCTGAATATTGAGAAAGGGGAAGATTTATTCGTGCAAGTTCTTTACGCACACCTGTTGCAAGATATACTTCGTAGTCTTGACGTGCCCGGGCTTGTTGATTTCTAAATTGTTCTTCCCATGAGCGATAATCACTTCTAAAGTCATTCCAAGGAATTGCTTCATTAGTTCCACCTTGTTTGTTGGTGGGATTTTGTTTTGTAAACAAACTATCTGTTGGACTATAAAACTCATCCTTCATTTCTGAATAACGTCCTGAGTATTCATTATAACTCCACATTCTATGTCTGTGCCACTGTCTGAAAACAAAGATCGGTGCTTTAATGTGAAACTTGAATTCTACCATTTCAAATGGTGTTGTGTGTTTGTTTCGTAACAAATAACGAATTAGTGCCTCATCTTCGGATGTTTTCTTTGTTCCTTTACCATAGGAAACACGGGCCGCTTGGACGATTGATGAATCATCACCCATACTATCTACAAGACGAACAAAACCCCTATCGAGAACTTTTATTTCTTTTTGCATAATTCCTTCCTAATGTTTTATTTTCCTGCAATGTTACTTCTGTATTGTCGAAAGACCAACACTCACCATTTTCTTCCAAAAAACAAACCCAGACTAGATTGTAATCGGCACCATAATCAATAAGAACATAGCAAATTGCAGGGCCCAAAGGAGTCGTTAACCATATTGGAGGATTAAGCTGGAGCAAATTCATAGGCCGTAAACTGACTTAATGGCAACCCAAACGTTCGTTGCTAACTCCTCAGATTCAAATTCTAAAGTTCTTTTTTCTTCAACACCAACTTCTCGAATAATAATACACCATCTAGGATCAGGAGATGTTGGACTAAATGCCTTTTCTATAGAAGAAACATTTTTGAAATTGATCAATAAAATATCATCTAAATTAATTACTGCCATATCTTGACCATATTTCCATTCCATATTAATATTTCTTCCAGGAAGCAAATTCTATCTCTGCTCTTAAACCAGATTTTGTCCCAGACTCGATTATATCAATAATCTTTTCAAGAGTCAACCCAGATAAAACCATATCATTGACATCCTTCTCTTTCAAAGTTTTTGGCCAGAAAGTAATTTTATATCCATCATCAATAACTTTCCTCATCAATTCCCCAATTTCCTTTGAATGTGGTTCATTATCAAAAACAAAGATTGTATTTTCTTTGTTCAATTCTGGGACACGATCAATCACAGAATGTAAATCTGAGGTAGATGCTGCTAAAGCATTTGGTAAGAACAGGCTATCAATAGGACCTTCAACTACATAAGTCTTTTCAAATTTGTTCCATCTTTCTAAACCAAATGTCATATGTAAAACATCTGTTGCTTTAGCAGATAGGTACCGCATCCTTTTGTCGGCAGAAAGTGATCTTCCTTGAGCACCAACAAGATTTCCCTTTTCATCAAAGAAAGGCATTACAATTCTATGATCTTGAGGTTCGTTTGAATATTTCTTATCAATATACTTCTCAACCCATTGTCCCCACCTATCTGCGAAGAATAGTCTATCTAACTTATTGGAAGGAATTTTTCGAGCAAGAATATACTTTTTTGCATAGTGCTCATCGGGCAAATCTTTGATAGATGGCAAATCTACTGATTTAAACTTTATAGTTTGTGTAACATTTTCTTTTAGAGAATTTGTTTCCTTTTCAGGAGTGTTTGCATTTTCCTTATAACGATGAAAGATATATTCTTGATAAAGTTGTGGGTTCAGAAACTTTAATACATTTGCGGTGCTTGCAGACTGGCCGCAATTATGACACTTGTAAATCATGCTATCTCCTTGCTTAAAGAAGTAGCCTCGTGCTTTATGTTTATCCTTTTGACTATCGCCGCAATAAGGGCAGGAGCAATTAAAGAGATCGTCCTTCTTTCTTTTAAAGTTCCTTAGAGAACCAGAAAGAAGACAAATGTAAGTAACATCATTATAAAAACTCATGTTAATAGTATAACATGAATACTATTTTTCTTCAAGTTTTTTGATTCTTGCTTCAAGCTCTGAAAGTTTTTCAAGTATCAATCTAGGATTGAACCTAATAGTTTTCGCCGGCTCTGTCCCGGGAGTAACAGGCTGTGCTCTTTTCGAGCGTTTAGCCTTTAATACCTTAGGGAAGAATGGAGTATTAACTACAATAGGTTTTGTAGAATCAAATTCTGTCGCTGGGACAAACTTATAATCCGAGAAGTCTTTCGAACCAGGTTCGCTGGGGTGCGAAGATACTGTTACCGTTGCTTCCTTTTCCTTCTTCTTTCTTTTCTTCTTTTCCTGGCTCATAGTAATTCCTATATAGTAAGAGGATGTGTTTCTGTAACTTTATATATGTCTTAATATCTTGAATGTTGGTTGCCAATGCTTTATAATCGTCTCCTGATAAAGCAAACACAACAGGCTCAACTCCCCTTGCTTTCAAGTCAGCAAAAACTTTCGTTGCATTATCCTCATGAATGACAACAAATTTTACGTCTTGCAAATCAAGTGCTTCGGGATCAGCAAGATTCAATGGGGGTCTATCTAATGGTTTACTAATTAAGGAAGTTGTTGCAGAACAAGAACACAACATCATACATAACAAAATCAAATATTTCATTTTAACAATCTCCACCTTTACTTAATGTTTCAAAACACTCTAATACTTTTCCTGTTGCATCATTAACTTTCTTCTGTATTAAGGATGTCTTTTTGATCGCCAGCTCTTCCAATGATTTTTTCTTTTGGTTTTCTCTGTATAGTGTGTCTTTAATGTTTTTCGTTTGCTTCTCAAGTTCTGCGGTTCTTTCAGAAAGAGATTCTTTAGCTTCAATAATTGCTTGGTAGTCTTTTTGAATTTGGACAATGGCCTGTTTGAGGGAGTCATTTTCTAATTGCAAGATTTGATTATCATGCTCCAATTTTTCAATCTTTGAAGAGGTTCTTAAATAATATATATACGCACTTGTAAAAACTGTTACCAATAATACAGCACCAATAATATACTTATTCGTTGCGATATAAGAGAAAAATGGAGCAAACATATTATAACACAAATTTATCTTGGGTTCTTTTCAACATCCAATTACCAGTATGGACTATTTTATACTCATTCTTTATTTTTGTCAACTTATAAACAACAGCATCCACAACTTCCTTTATTAAAGGCTCTGGAGTAATTTCAACTTTGACTTTCATCGGTTCAGTTAATCCAGAATTAACACCAACAAATTCTTCCAGTTCTTTAACAGCACTAACAGTTTCAGCAATCCATAATTGACCTTTTACGTCTGTATTGCCTATGAATGTATATCCAGCATCATATCCTATATCCCATAATGTTCCTTTAACAGAACATTCATGCTCCCAAGCTAATAAATCAAACCCTGGGAGAGGAGCATCGTTCAAAATGAAAGGATTAACTTTTAAATTGTTGAGTATGAAAACTGTCCTCATGAAGATATTTATAAAACAAAAAGGGGAGCATAAAGCTCCCCTTCGACACATCCATGTGAATTTATCTTATCGACAAACTTTATCTTTGCCGTGACAAGAATCAATATCCGTCTTCAACTTATCAGCTAAAGGACGGGTACCCTTGTTGCCCTTACCACTCACTTTACAAAATCCTCTGTAAGAGTGTTGAGCATCTGAAGCGTAGTCATAAACTAATTCTACAATTTCTGACATTCGATCCAGAGTTGGCTTGTTCTTTTCATCGATACATTCGCCAGGGCATACTTCTACAATAAATGGTAGAGAGTTTGCCAATTCAATGTATTCAGTCAACAAAGATTGAACAATAACAATCTTACTTTCAGCTTCCCCGTCTTGTGCATACAGAGCTGCTAAAGCTGCAAGATATTTCGCAACCTTTGCTTGTGCTTTTACTAACGCCTTTTGGGCCTTCGCAATCTTCTTAGCATTACCACTCAAGACTGCTTTATCCAAAGATGCAACTGCCTTAAGAACACTCTTATTAGCTTTATCCAAGCTCTTTAGTGCTGAAGAAATTTTCTTTGCAAGTTTCTTATGTCGGCACTTGTGTCCCTTACTGTAATATTCGATTGTCTTTTCATTAGCAATTGTTTTCAATTGTGTAACAAGAGTCAAAACATCGTAATCAACAGCAACAACAGGGCATTTACAGGACGAACCATCGCCGTTACAAACACCACATTCGTCAAGTCTTGCTTCTCCGTTAGGAGTTCCGGCGCAATCTTTACAAGTAGAAGAATCTCCACCGCAAACACCGCAGGCATCAATTACTGATTGACCATTAGGAATTCCAGCACAGTCTTGGCAAGACGATCCATCTCCACCACAAACTTCGCACTGATCGTATTCTTTTTCAGAATTAGGAACACCATCGCAACCAGCACAGGTTGAACCATCACCGTTACAAACTCCGCACTGATCAAGATATGCTTGACCGTTAGGGGTTCCAGCACAATCTTTACAAGATGAATTATCTCCACCGCAGATACCACAAAGGTCTACTTCAGATTTACCATTCGTAACTCCAGCGCAATCTTTACAAGACGATCCATCGCCGTTACAAACACCACATTCATCTTTTACAGCTTGACCATTAGGGGTTCCAGCACAATCTTTACAAGTGCTGTTATCATTGTAAGAATTTGAATCACAAACTCCACACAAATCTAACTTGTTTGGGCCATTAAGAACACCCTTACAATCTGGTACTGGACACAAAGTTTCTGTCTTATATACAGTTGCAGTTGAAGGGCCAACACGCCATGCTAAACTATTTCCTGTGAAGGTAGTAGTGAAGAAGGAACCAACATTCCCTGAGGGAAATGTCGTGGGTTGATTTGGTCGAGATTTAGGATCTGGACTAAAGTAATTTTTGCAATCAGAACTATTCCAATCAGAGGAATTATTCTTCAAGCAATTTGGGCTCCCAGTTGTTCCTGTATTTCCGGCTGAAATCTTATAAGTATTTCCATCACCGAACCAATCGAAAACAACTTTCTGTGAACCATCTTGTTGCTTACATACTGACTTTACCGCAGGATGCCAAGCAAATGCTGGAGTTGCAAACACGCAACAGCAACAAAGAAGACAACACAGATACACTATATTTCTACACATAATAATTCTCCATTATAAGAAATAATATTTCAGCTCAATTGTAGCACAAAGGAAATTTAATGTAAAGTATCTTTTTGATATGAATCAGAACTGATTCCAGTTTTAATATATTGGATTAGATGTTGTGAATCTTCTTTGATAAAAGAGTGATATTTTAATATCAAATTACATAGGCGCAATAATTCTCCACGAGAGTCTTGTTCCATTACTTTGTCTATGTCCAAAGAAATATCTTTAACTTTTCCTTGAACTTCTATGTAATTTTTGATTCTGGCAACGATTACTTCTTTTTGAGGGCTGGGCAATTTGGATTCATTCTTTTCATAAGTAAATGCAATATTTTGTAACACAATTTCTAATGCGTTACAATAATCGGCGATCACAGTCTTAACAACTTCTTTTTGAATCGCATCTTTCACTGCATTTGTCCCGTTTGTTTCCTTCCAAATATAATTGCTCTACAAACACCCTTGATTACAGGAGAAACTTCTAAAATTTCTGTTATAAAAATTCCTGTTTCAAAAGCTCTTGATTTAACAATATCTATAGATTCTTGACTAGAAACAATCAAAGTCAATTCAATATTATGATTAAACTCAACAACTAAATTCCCTGGCTCATCTTTAATTAATTTTGTTATCAATCCTAAAAGAGGATATGTTTGTCCAACTTCTACTTCAGTTGAACCTACTTCTAATCCAAGATCATCAAGAGTTTTTGGGTCGCTCATATTACACCATTATTTATTCAATCACAACTTCTTCGGGACGTATTCCCAATAATATACTAATGAAACGAATTGGTTTCACTAAAGTATAGATACGGTTATTTCTATGGGGTACGTGTTTATATGCACACCCATTATAATATAATCCTTGTAGATCGGAATGCCAGATGTAGAATATAATTCCTCGATTCATTGCCTCGTCTCTTATTTTTCTGACCTGATCTTCTGAATAGATACATTCCTTTCCTGACTCGTCATCAAAACGAAATGATACACCATCCATATTGAATACATCACCTGGGCGCAAACCTGCTAAAACAGAGTTTGCATCCTTAGGTTGGCCTGGGTGTCTTTCGTATCTTATGTCTGGGATTGCATGAATTTTACCACCATTTCTAACAATACTTTGGCGCGACCAACCCGCATCTGTTAAAAACTTAATTAATATCCCATAAGAAGTTAGTTTAGCATTTTTTGATTCCGTATCAGCATCGTGATTATCTTCTAACTCTGGACAAATCAAAACTTGAATACCATAACTCTCCAAAACTCTAGCATGTTCTACTGCCTCCACAAATCTTTTTCGGATATATTCTTGGAGACCTGCATTGTGTGGCAAATCTGCGACAAACTTTTTATCACCTATATTTTTACCATAAAACGCATTAACATATTCATCCCCTTCTTTACGCATTCCGGGGCCGTTTAAAATGTGTATTTCATGGGTAACTATATGCCCAGCGTCAACAAAAGATTTAAGATATGCTTCAACTTGAAGTTTACTTGCAGGCTCAGGAAAGTTAAACAATTCGTTTGTGGCTATATGTCTAACAGAACGAGCAACTGTTTTAAAACCGATACCCTCTGGTGTTTGTTGTGCGTCTTCAAAAGGAAATTTATCTGGAACGCCAAGAGAAAATGATGAGAGTCCTATTGGACTAATATTTTCAAAAACAGGATTTTGAAGTCTTGTCGGAAAAGATTCTGCTTCATCACCTGAACCACCACCAGATCCACAAGCTAGAACAAAAATTGTGATAATTACAAACAAAACTTTTTTCATATTAATCACTCATATTATATGATATACACGTATTTAGATTCTGTCAACTAATAGTGAAAGTCTTCGAAATCCTTCTTTTTCTTTTTCTTTCTCAAATGAATTGGAGGATCGCCTTGTAGACCTGCTATTCCACCTCCACCAGATGTATTTGCTGGAACATCCTCAACAACATCTTTTGAAAGCGTTATTGATAATTCGGCGGCTAACTCTTGTAGTGTTTGTTCATCGTCTTCCAAAATTGATGTGTCTTCTTTTAAGAATTTTGAAATCGATTGAGCACTCTTTTTATCAGTAGAAATTGCGTCTACAAAATCGTGAAATAGTTCATATGTTAAATCTTCATCTTCGTATAAATGAATTTCTTTTTGTTCTTTCAAAAGAAGTAATGCAGCAAGATAAGATGCAAGCATAGATTTACCTGCTGGGAGTTTTTGAATCAATTTTTTGATATTAAAAATAACTGTATCAAAGATAGTATATGCGGATTTTTCTTCGGGCTTTTTTAGAGAACTTCTTTTACGAAGAACCTTTCCTTCGGCATCGATGATCCCTAATTTAAATGCTTCTGTATCTTTGAAAGGTGTGGTCAGTTTCTTTAGGAACTGATAAAGCAGAAACGAGTCGAAAATAACTGACTCTGTTAAGAATATATTTTTAGTTTTGTTGGACATTTTTGATATTTCTCAAAGCATCTGCCACTTTCATATTTATGGGGATATTTGTTGAGATAATATCTTCCTCTAAGACACCCGAAACTCTCTCGGGCATATATCCAAGAAATATTAGAAATGTTTTTAGAGATGGCCAAAGATTGGTATCTATTTTGTAAAATAACATCCTTGTAGCTGCTTCGCATCCAAAGACGTTATATAAGAGAATGATGTGATTTAGTAATAGTCTTTCTTTTAAATCGCCTGTTGCGGCGAAACGATTCAATAATCGTTTAATATATTTGATGCGCTTAATGTCATCTTGAAATTCTTTTTGATCTATACAATGCGGATTTTCGTAGTTCCGCATTGCATAGATCGTAAAATTTGATTCAGATATTCTGAACTTTTCTGCCATACTCAATTGTAACATAATAAAGTTGTCGCTTACGCTACTTCAATAACGCCGGCTAATGCTGCGGCATCACCACTAACAGCTAAGTTTGACGAAACAAGTGTTCCAGCATCTTTAACTGTTCCTAGAATTGATTGCGCTGCAAGTGAAAGATCCCCGGCTTCGTTAGGAACTACTTCAGGTGTAGTATTATCTGATTGCTTATCGAATACAACTTCATGTGTATTTAATTGTGCGGCAGCATTAAGAGTAAAGTTGCCGGCCATACCAGACCAAGAAACTTCAATAGATGCACCAACTGTAACATCTACTCTTTCATTGAATCGAACAATTACTGAAATAGGATCAAGGCGAAGATATTCTGATTCTCCGAATTCGCAAGCAAGAACATCCGCTGCTCCAGCTTTCGATGTGAGTTGTCCAATAGCAACTAGAACTTCTCCCGTATCTGGATCTTCCCATCCTTTTGTTGTAGCAACTAGATCCTTACCCTTAGGGTTTTTGAATCGAGGTGGATTATTTAAGTCCCAAAGTCCCATATGTTTCTCCTTATTTAAATCCCAAACTTTTTAGTTCACTTATTGTTTTAACAGCACTTGTATGATGAATTGCAATCCCGCCTGCGTCTTTCCACTCTGCACAATTCTTACCATAATCATCAATCAAAATATTTGGGTGGCCATTATAAGTGGCATATTTTCGTTTGTCGCCCCTGTTATCAACAAGATGTGTAACGCTTGGATTATTTAGTCCTACTACCCTTTTAAGCCATTGTGTTTTTTCGGGCTTGGCAGTTGGCATGTATTTAATAGCATGACTTAAAATGTGAGGATTATACTTTTGAATGAATCTCCACAAGGCTAATGCGTCACCCATTGGAGGTAGGTCTCGCCAGAAAAATTTTTTCTTTTTTATGATCTCCCAGCGTAACTCATCTGCCTTTTCTTGTGGATATTCTTTCCAATGGTTAGAAAACCAATCAGGATATCCAAATCCAATTAGAGTTTGATTTGCTCCGCGCTCGAAGTCTGCAAGGACACCATCCATGTCACAATAGATGGTTGGTAATTTTTCTTCTACAATGAATTGCTTAAATGTTTTTGTCATTCATTATTTACGATCATTGCCCTTGAAATGAGGATCATTACATGGGCGGGAAGCTGCACGAGCTAACGCTTCGGAACATTCTACATCACCAGGACACATAGCTCCAAGAGCCTCAAGAGTTGGTGCAGCGGGTAAACTTAATGGTGGCCAAAATTCTGGTCTTTCATTTGTAGAATATTGAATCAACAATCTGTATCCAGTTGAATGAAGGCCTTCAGCAGAAGTAGGACGAAAATCGTCTTCTTGAACAACATCAACATGCTTAGGTGGTGCAGATGTTCTTTGACCTATAGCTGAACGTGGTTCAGGGTTTGCTAATTCACTAGGAGGAATTGCTATGTTTTCGTTTACTGATTCTTTTTTGTTATACATATCCCATGCCTTTGCGTAAAGAACTTCTTCTCCCTTTTCTTCACCATATTCATTTTTAAAATTATCTTTATTGTCTTTAATCCACTGTTCGATTTTAGGATCTGGTGGAGCGGACTCTCCCATTGTTTCGCGTTCTCCTGGAAGGAGTCCGCAATCGTCATCTAATTCTTGCTTCTTAGGACCATCTTCATTACCATCTTTGTGATAAACACCATCATTGGGCATGTCATCTTCTGTTAACACAACCTCATTAACTGCATCAACCAACCCTTGTGGTATATCTTTAAAAGACATCTTAAGCTCCTAGAAACTGTCTGAAATTTCGCATTTCCATAACATCCTTCATCTTTAAGAGCTTGCGACTACTTATGATTTCAAAGAATGTTTTTTCGTCTTGTTTATTTAGGGTTTCGAGGTTGAATAGCGTCTCACACCATATTGGACGATAATAAAGAGTCATATCCTTAGGAACAACTATAATTTGGCCTGTTGTTCGCATTACGTTCTTATTATCATCCATCCGTAATGGGTTCATTTGTGGATCTTCATTGCTCTTGTCGGAACAAGCATCGAGCAATTGATCGGGGTCTTTAGCTGCTTTGACAAGTTCAAGTGCCTTGGCGAATCGTGCCTCAGAACTTAATCTATCCTCTTTTTCTTCTGGATTTTCTAAAGAATATCCTGTCCAAGGTAATAAAATTCCATGATTTGTTCTTACAACAACTTTGCTTGTAGGAACTTCTTTGATTTTGTAAACGTATTCTTCACCTTCTTCAGATTTGATGTATGCACCCTCAAGAAGGAAACAAGTTCTACGATCAGCAATTAATGTATTTCCTATTACTTCCAATTCAACAAGTTTATTGCATACATCATATATTGTTTTCTCAAACAATGCTTTTCTAATTCTTAGACCAATAGGTGAATAGAATCGACGAATTTCCTTTTGAACTTCTGTATCTTCTCTTGCTTGTTTTGCACCCTCAAGATCATCGTCTTTGGTTGTAATATCGCATGAAATGATAGCAACACCAAATTCATTGATACCTTCAGAATACTTTGTAAAGTCGTCCCAGGCGTATAATCTTTCAACACCTTTACGAAATGATTTCCGTAATCTAATCTTGGGTTTGTATGCCCTGTCTCTATTCTTGACAAGAACCCACCCCTTTTCTGGAAAAAACTTGGCCGCGATCAAACTCATATTACTTTTTTCTTGTAATCTGTTTGGTAAAATCCTGGCCCTTTCAAGACAAAACTTGATCGTGATATGAGTTTAATTAAATCATGTCCTTGACACTTTGGACAAGATTTTAAATGAGGCTCATCTATCTTTTGATGAACTTCAATTATTCCACATAACTTACATTGATACTCATAAAGAGCCATATAAGTTATTTATAGAAGGGATTATTTCTTTTTCTTGTCGGCCAACTTCTTCTTACTGGCCTTTGACTTTGCACTAGCAGCAATTTCAGAATTGATAGAATTTGCTACAGCGGCAAGAGCATCAAGGGAAGAACCCCATTGTTTAGCAAGTGCTCCTGGGACTCTATCAAAAGATGAGAAAAATCCATAAAGATGTTGGAGAACTACCAACCTATCTTGTTGACTCATATCATCAACATTAATACGGATCTCCTTTTGCTCAACAGGAGTTGTTTCTACAGTTGGGGCTTGTTGTTCTGTTTGTTCGGACATAATTATTCACTCCAATTCATATTGTATCACTTTATAAAATAATGTCAATCATTAAACTGCTGATTGATAAGACAAACTTCCATTCCAATGAACTGTTTCTGAGGCTGCTCCAGTAACAAAAATTTGTAAATCATTTCCAGAAACCGAGACTGTAACAGCATATCCAGAAGCGTTTTCATGATCATCAAAAATTAATGTTTGGCCAACTAATACTGCGGTTCCGTTATTGTTTCTTCTTACAGCACCAACAACCTCTGCCCAATAACTTTTATTTGTACCAGTATCATCTAATCGAGCAGCAAGAAAAAGTTTAAACCAAGTTACAGAACTTCCGGCAGGAGTAAGAGAAGTTAAAAGTGTTGGAGTTGCGTTTGTTGTTGTTTGACTAACAACTGTTGCTCCACCAGGAGCAGAAATAGTTACATCACCTGTTCCAGAATCAGCACCAGTTGAACTATCGATTGAGATGCCTGAGCCGGCAAGAAGACGAGTAATAACAGCAGAACCAGAAGTAGCAATATTGAGGTCGGATCGTTTGACCTCTCCATCTTTAATTTGACCACTAGTAACTTCAGTTCTTGACATAATAATCCAATAGTAACAAAAATAGATGGGTGAGGGATTTCTCCCTCACCCATTTCACATTTACAAATTAGTAAATGTAAGAAACTAGCAAAATGTCGCCAGTTTGCGGAGCACTGTTATATGTAATTGTGTCTCCAGAAATAGTATAGTCGTTACCACCACCAGCATTTTGCAGAAGACCGTTCAAGAAAACATCTTCTTTACCAGCAAGAGGTGTGTTAGCAAGTGTGAAGGTTACGTTAGAACCGTTGATTGCTCCACTTGGTACTTCACGTCGAATATATTTGCTTTCTTCTACACGAGCATCCAACTGTGTTTGAATAGCACTTGTTACACCAGAAAGGTATCCAAGTTCTGTTGCAGTTACAGCAGAGTGAGTTGGAATTCCGTTTGCATCGGAAATCAAAGCACGAGCAGCAGTAATTGCGGCAGCTTCAACAATTGCACCACCAGATGAAACCATTACGCGGTTGTTGTTAAGAGCAGCACCACTATTTGTACCACCACGGCTTACTGCTAGTTGAGCTTCAGAGCTGAAGTTACCAGAACCGTCATTGATTACAACATGGTTTGCAGAACCAGCAGCTAATTTGCTACGAGCAATCGCGGCAGAAGCATTGATGTCTGCGTTAACAAGAGTACCTGCACCAATATCAAACGAAATATCGTTTGCGTTTTGAGTAACAGTTACCTTACCAGAACCTTGTGACAAGGAACGGAATTGCAAATCATTTGCAACCTTTTGCTTGAACACTTGTGCTCCTCCGCCCAAGTTAGAAGCTGTTACGCTTGCACCTGAACCGAAGAAAGCAGTAAAGTCGAGGTCATCTGTACCAACATCAATTGATCCGTCTGTGATAAGAACCCAACCGCTATCAGCGTTTGCAGTTCCTTCTTCAACAAACACAAAAGCATTTGGTGATACATATGGGTTAACAAAGTCAGCGGCACGGGATGCTGCACCTGAAGCAGGAACAACATAGATACCATTTTCACTTGCATCTGTTTGATCTTTCAAAAGAACACGATCTCCAGTTGCAAGAAGCACTCCGTCAACAGTGTCCCCGTCTTCCAAATCTGTAGAAGGATCGAGGTTTGCTGTTGAAGCAACACGAACAGAAGCCTTGACATCAAGACCTGCTGTTGCTGCTTGAACATCTGCAAGTCTTGCAGCATCGTTAGCAGAAACAGGCGCAGCCAAGTTAGTCAGCTTAAAGTTTCCCATTGATTGATCGGCCGCAAATGCAACAGATCCATCAGACTTAATAAACAATGCACCATCAGCTAATTTGCTGGTTGCGATATTCGCAGAAGCAGCGATTTCAGTGTTTGTGATTGTTCCGGCAATAATTTGTGTATTGCCACGAATTTTTGTAACAGCCATTTTATTTTTCCTTTAAAGTTACTTACCGTATTTATTGTCTTAAGTAATCAACCAATAACATATCCCCAGTTAAGGGAGTATAATTCATAACAAAATTCTGATTGTCAGTAATTGTGTAATCGTTTCCAATTCCGGACACTAGTCTCAATCCATTTAGATACACCTTCAAGGTTCCAGCCTGAAATTTAAATTCGGTTGAATAGGAACTATTCAATCCATCAATTAAACCTGTCGGAAGTTCATTTTCGACATGGCGTATTACTAAAGGCCTTATGTATTGTGTGCCGCTCACAATTCACTCCAATCAATATCCATTAAGAAGCAATCAAAAATTTGGTATGGTTATTTATACATCCCAGACTTCCATTACTGCCCTGGTACTTTCTCTCTATAGTTTCTAACCGTTGTTTCTGTGCCAACCTCTAAAACTTCGGTTTGAAGTTCCAAACTCTCAGATGTTGACGCTTCTTTTGCTCTCTTTTCTGCCTCTCCTTGTTTCATCTTACGTTCTTTCTCTGCCTCAGAACGCTGGAAATCTATTTCTCTCGCTCTTTTCAATTCAGAAGTTTCTTTTGCTTTCGTATCTTTCTTCAATTGCTTTTGTCTTGAACGAACCCTATCGACTTCTGTGGGTGGTTTATCAGTCTTCTTAGCTGGTTCTTCGGAAATGTAATTTTTGAAACTCTTGACCATATATTATTTATTTAATAGAGTTTCCATCAATATCTTTATAGGTAGTTTTGGAAAACCATTTTGCTTTATCCAACAAATCATGAATATCTAAGTCGATAACAAAGGCAGGAACTTTCATTCCTGGAGCCCATTTCTTTAAAGCAAAAAGCTGGTGATGTCTATCGATGATTCTATAGTCATTTGATGTAATGAACGGAATAAAATTGCTTGCTACATTTCCTGCAACTAAATCATCAAATTTTTGATCTACCTTATCTGTATTGATTTCGGATTGGGTTGGTTTAAGTAAGTCAATTGATAACTCTTGTGAAACAACTTTTACTCCCTGAGAAACTAACAGATCGATAAACTCATCTACATAATCAGCCTGTATTTGTGGCATTTCTTCGCGAGTATAACTAAGTCCACTTCCTGAATCAGCGACCTGTTCGGTAAGTTCTTGTCTGACTTTATCAAACATCTCTTTACCAAATCTTGCTGATAACTTTGAAGGTGCACCCAACATGAATAAAGATAAATCCTTTCTCAAGGCAGCATCTCGCATTTTTGATGCGCTTAAACCTGATAACGTATCTGAATCTGGATCTCTTTCACCGGCTGAAACAACATAAAATCTTTCAATGGATAATCGTTTATTCGGATCTGGATGTCCTATATACTTTGAAATTGTTGTTTGAAATTCTGCTACTCTATCAGATCCAACAACCATAATAACATCTGTGAATCCAGCCCTACCCAACTTTTCTACTGCATCAAATGGTGTTCTAACAGAAGGATCTTTTTGGACAAGGCCTTTTGCACCATCTATACCCAATTCAATATATTTGACTTTATCGCTAAACGAAAGAGGATTTTTTTTACTATCTTGTGAATGTGATACAAAAATAAATGGGGTTGCACCTTCAGCACGAGCGTAATTTAACACCTTATTCACAAGAAGTTCATGCCCCTTGGTCGGAGGATTAAATCTACCAAACGTGAACACCGCCTTCTTACCTCTTACCCCCTCAAATATATCAAAAACTGATTTCATCTTAACTCCAATCTTTTGCAACAGTAAAGTTTGCGTAACTGAATTCTAATCTATCAACTAATTTGACTGCCTTGCCACTAATATTATCAACAGCAACAAACCCTTCGGGAGTTGTTACTCTAAAACCATCTGAGGTTTCTATAAATGTGCCTAGACTTTTAACAGATTGCAACTTCCGAATGATAATGTTTTTTGTTTGTGTTAACAAATTATACATTTCAAACACACCCAAGAAAGCTCCCCGAGATTTTCTAATGAAAGATTTGATAGATTTTAGTTTATCTTCTCTTGACTGCTTTCCCTTTTCTGTCTTCAGTGCATCTATTTCTGATTGAAACTTTTGATCAATAAAAGCTAACAATTCAGTAACATGACTTTTAACATTCCCAATAGGTTGCCCAGCTTTAACTTTGGAATTGTTAAAAGTTTTGATGAGATTTCGTAATGTCTCATCTCTAGCTAAACTATTTAGAAAGCTAGAATCAATAGCCTGAAATAGATGTCCTGCTAGAGATAATAGGGCTGTAACTTGTGCGCTCTCATCGGCAGTTAAAGTAGCTGTTCCGCTTTCATCTTTATAATAAGCATCATTGATCCATAATGAATTTGAAGCATTTTTATACTTGTTAACATTGGCACCAAAGGATGCTTTCAAATCTTTAATAGAGTCTCCAGTGTATGTTGTATGAAACACTACGCCCAGTTTTGTTCTTGCAATTTTTTTACCCAAATCGCTTTCTAGTGGCACTGCATATGTTATTGTATTTGGTCGGAAGGCAATACACTTCTCACCATCTATAACTACAGTCTTTAAATCTTCAGCAAGATATAAAAGATCCCCTTGTAAAATTTCTTTAATGTTTAATGGTTTTAACAATGTGAATACTGTTGCCAATTTATCTGCTAAAGGCCCCGAATGATTTTTATAGATGTCTGAGGTTGAATAATTTACTTTTGGATTTTTGTTGAAAGCACTTTTTGTTGCAACAAAAAATTTCTTTGATTGAGGATCAGTCCCAACAACTATAGCTGGAGCACCATCCCATTTTACAGTGACATTAACACGCGAATTACTATGACCCAAAAGCATGTTACGCAAACTCAAAAGAAAATTGATAGCTTCTCTTAAACCTATAGCGCCCCTATTGAATATTTCATCTTCTATATGTTCAAGGTGAATATTCTTGCTTTCAGCTAAATGTTGTTTAAAGTTTCTCATTACCAGGGATCGCCACTAAATTTTATTGAACTTGCAAGTTTTTCTGATTCAAACTTTGCTCTCATTTTCATAATCTTTTTGCCACCAGCGGAAACTCCAATCGATTCATTCCCAATCTTTTCTAGTTTTATCTGCGATTTTTGGAGAGATTTAAGTTTATCGTTATTAAGAGGATCGTCAATCTTAGCTGTAAATGGTTCTTTGTTTCCCATTCCTGTTGCCTTGATATAAGGTGGATAAAGACCCTGAGATGAATCCATCCAGTCAGTCATAATATATTTCTTAATGTCATTTTGAGACATTGAATTTAATTTCTTAAACATCGCATCTCTAATAGATTCTAATGCTTTCGATCCCAATGCTTGAGTTTTAGATTGAAGTGCTGGGTCTTTTCTAATTTTTGATTTTCGTTCTGAAGTAGAAGAAGGAAGTTTATATTTCTTAATCGCATCTGCTTCAAACTTTTGATATACAGATTTCAAATCTATTTTCAAACTTTTTTCTATTGTTCCCATCCCAGGATTTTTAAATCCAATATCTCCCTTACCTTTTGTTGATTTGGCCGAGACACCCAAAAACTTCTTATCTGAAAATTTGATTAAAATGTCTGTTGGATTTTTTCGTGAGTCAACGTCTTTACCAACTGCATTTGCTAAAACACCCGGACGGGCTGTCCACCATACCATTGAAACTTTTCCAGAAAAGCCATTAGCTTTAGCCCATTTGATAACTTCATCGGCCATTGCTGAAGCACGTCTATCCTGTGCTAATAGCTCTTGCTCAGTGGCAACCTTTTTCTTTTTCTCATATTGCTTCTTTGCATCATTATCATACCATTCTTGACCATTCAGATAATATCCGAGCAATATTTCGTTAATATCTGCAAGATCGGTGTTTGAAGCCATTTGAACCTTTAAGTGAAGCTAAATCATATTTATTCTGTTAAAAACTTATTTAAACTCTTAGCACTATTCAATCTAAGATTTGCAATATCTACAAACTCAGGGTCCATCTCTATACCAAGATAGTCAAACCCTAGATTTTTGGCAGCAATAAGAGTGGTTCCGCTCCCGGCGAAAGGGTCTAATACGATACCATTCGATGGAGTAATAAGAGTTATCAAATATTCCATCAACATTATCGGTTTAACGGTTGGATGAGTGTTTAATCTTTCTGTATCACCCCTTTGATATGGGTTATCAATGGATGTCTGTCTACCGTCATTTACGTTCTTTTTGACCCTATTCTCAAGGCCTGCATCTTTTTCTTTCTTACTAGGTTTAGCACAATAGAAGAATCGGGAAGTGCCTTCTTGTTGCGAATCCAAGATTGCTCCAGCTTCCTCATCTAATATAATGTTAGCTGGCCATCGGCACCTGTCATCTTCAGAATCATACTGTAAGTTGATTCGGGTATCATTAATATTGATACCACCTGTTCCATATTTTAAAACATTTTCAGCTATTGTCTTTTCAGAAATCGGCTTTCTTGCTAATACGATTGGTTCATTAGCAGGTTTCAACGCAGTCCCCCAGCCTTCCCACTTTTTTGCTTGATCTTCTATTGTTGCTCCAAGTTTACTATCAATTGCTTTTGAAATGTCCATGTTCTTTGGGAATCCTTGACCGTAAAGCCATTGCAACTGATCTCTTATCTCGAATCCAGCATCTTCAACAGCACAAACCATTCTATGGTAGGTTCTTGTTCCCCCAAAAGAAAGTAAATGTCCACCAGGTTTTAAAACTCTTAAAATTTCTTCCCAAACAGAAATATTATAGGCAACACCAGAAGCATCCCAACTCTTTGCCATAAACCCAAGTTCATAAGGAGGATCTGTTACAACAGCATCAATAGTGCTATTAGGAATATCTTTTAATCTTAATCGGCAATCGCCTAATAGAATTGTGTTTTTAATCATCCGAAAATTTGATAGCACTGAAATCTTTTTTCTCAGCAGTCATACCTTTACCAAAACGAGAAACATCAAATGCTGGCTTGTCTTCTTTATCATGGCCCGCGTCGATCAGTCCTTCTTGTGCTTTTTGCTCAACATCAAAAAGACGCATCTTGGACCTATCCACACCAATAATAAAACGACGATAATAGGCCAAATCTCCATAACGATTCTTTAACTGAGTTATTGCCATCTGTCCTATTTTATCAAGTTCCTCTGTTCTTGTCAATGCAATCATTAAATCCGCAGTCATAGGAACACCAAAACTTTCAGAGGTATCATCCAATCCAACATCACTTGAATTGAATCCTGCTCTATTTGTTTGAGTTGCGCTCCACAATGGGACTCCCGCTTCGCAGGCAAGGCCTCTTAATTCTTCTGCAATAGCTTTAACATATTCATAACTATTTGTTCTTGTCCCAGGTTTAATTCTTGAGCTAATAGCTATATTCAGATAATCCACAAATATAATATCTGGAACAAATTTTTTCTTTAATGCCAGTTCTGTTATCAAATGTCTAAAATGATTTACTCCAGCTTGTGCTGTAGGATATTCTTTTACTTGTAATTTTCCTAAGGTCTTATTTTTAACACCTTCTACTTTCTTTTGCCATATATCTTCAGGAAGTTTATCAAGTTCATCAATAGCAACATTTAAAAGGTTTGCATCTATTCTTTGAAGGATTTTTTCTTCGGACATTTCAAGAGTAATGTATAATACATTCTTACCATCCATGAACGCTGCCGCAGCAAGGTGGCACATTGCAAGAGTTTTTCCGACACCTGTTCCTGCTAGGATGATATTAAGTGTTCCCTTTTCTGTCCCACCACCTGTTATCTTATTCAAGTATGTTAAATCGAATGGCACCTTTTCAATCTTTCGGTGCATGTATTCGTATCTTTCGTGGTAATCTTCTGTATATGAATGACCAACTTTAGGATCAAGAGATATTGATAACGCATCTTGAAAATATTTTGTTGCTTGACCTAAACTCTGAGGAGATTTTGTCTGTTGAAATTCTTCTGCTAAAAGAACACTCTTTTTAAGAGCACCAAAGAAAGCACTGCCCTTTGCAAAATTATCTGTTTGCTCTAATAAAAATTCTTCATTAACAGGCTTCTCATAAGAGAGATGAGAAATAATTTCGGAAACTTCTTTAAAGACTTCAGGTTTCAATCCATTGATTTGACTAACCTGTATTAGAAGTGATTCTTTGGTAGGAAGATTATTGTATTTTGTTATGAATAATTGTATCTGCGAGAAAACAATTTTTTCGGAATTATCTTGAAAAAAATCTGGTTGTAGTATTGGAAGAACTTTTCGAGTATAACTATCACTACTCAGTAAACCACTGAGAATGAGTCTTTCCAATCTATCCGTTAACATCATATCGTGTTTCTATTGTATCTTCTAACAATTCTAACGCGATACCACCAATTAAGTCAACAAATTCTTTACCCATTTCATCTGGAAAAATAACATCTTTTAATTCTGGAGGAACAGTTATGATGTCATAATTAAATGTGCAAATCAATTGATCGTTTGGGGCATCTTCCTTTAATTTAAATCCTAGATACTTATATGTCACTCCAGCCCATGGCTTTTTCTTTAATCTAACAAGCCACTGATCCTCATCATTAGGATCTGCAACCAACTCGTAATATTTTGCTAATGCCCTCTTGGGCTTCTTAGGAGTCGGACTCATTTAGCAATTCCTCAACTGTATCTTCTGCATCTGAGATACCATACAAATATTCTTTATTTGCAGCAACATCTAACAAAGATAGAACTTCATCTGTAAAATATTTTTCAGGATTATTTGTAATGTGTTTTTCAAAGACAGCCTTTCCATCTGGAAGTTCTATCTTTGTTGATACCTTCTTAAAAATTCCATGTTCAACTGCCAAATCTACAAGACCATAATAGCGATCTAAGCCAGCTTTCTGAGAAAGCAAAGTTGTTGCTTCTGCACCCTCACGAGTCAACCGGCCTTTGCTGTTCTTGCATCTAATGATTGCACCAGTTAAATTCCCTTCGCTATCTTTATCTTTACTTTTACCAAGAGCAATAATGCTACTTGCTGCATATTTTAATCCACCACCACCAGCCATCTCTTTTGTTGGGAACATTCCCATTGTTTGATAAACATGGTTTGTAACCAGGAGGGGAAGTTTTGCTTTACTTAACTTTAGTGTTACAACACGAAATGCTGCCTTAATTTCCTGGGTTCTAGTCATATCTTTCACTTCTTTACCGCTTTCACTATCACCCATTTCTTTTGTTGTTGAAAGCATACCCAAGGAATCTAACATTAGAAAAATAGGACGCTTCTCTGTTTCATCCTTCTTCAAGTAGTTTTCGATAATTCTAATTGCTTGTGTTTTAAACTGTTGAACTGTTTCTACAGGAACAATCAAGATTCTTTTCAAATCTAATCCTCTTTGTTCTAGCATCTGCTTATCAAGTGCACCTTCACTTTCAAAAATAATTCCGAGTCCACTGGGGTTACTATTCAAAAAGTGTTTAAGAATTGATAAAGCAAAATATGTTTTTCCTGTTGCAGGTTCTCCCGCAAATGCTGTAATCTTATTGTTTGGCAAACCCTTAAAAATACTTCCCGATAGAAGCGCATTAAGTGTATATGATCCAGTATCGATGTATCCTGAAACATCTGAGTATGTTCCATCTGAAACAACAGACGCATAATCATTTTCAATTAAACCAAGAATATCTTTAAATGCATTATCTTTTTTAGCCATATTACCCATCAATGAAAAATGACGACAAATCTCTTTTCTTTTCTGTTCCCCACCCTATAGCATCCAATATGCTCCGAAGAGGCTCTTTAAATGCCTTATCGAATTGTATATCATAATCGATATACTTTTCAAGTGAAAACTCCTCAGGAAGTCCATCGACAATAGAAAGAACATGACTTTGGACAGGATTGGGTTCCTTCAAATATAAAAATCTGATTTTGTTCCCATCTTGTATCAATGGATATTTCTTAGTGAGTTTCTTTTCTTTTACTAGCTTGTTATATATCAAAGAACCCCTAACATGAATAGGTGTTCCAGATTTTGCAACATTTTGATGATCAAAATATTTCATGAGTCCATTACATGAACGAGGAAAGGAAACTTCTTCCGGAGGGAGATTTTTAAATTCCTTTTCTACATCTTGGATATATGAATGTAAATCTGTTTCGGATTTGTTCAGGATAAGTTTAATTGCTTCCTTAATCTTGTCTCGACAATATTGTGGAGTTGAAGATTTGATTGCTTCGATTCCCATAATCTTAAGTTTGGGTGTTGTATATCTAACACCTTCAGCATCATAAACATTCATTATATAACGCTTCTTAGATGTCCAAATACCTCTATCTGCAATTGATTCTCTTTTCATTCTCATCTTTTGTGAAAATGCATTAACGTAATCTGCAAGAGCATTATAAGAACGCTCAATTTCTTTTTGCAATCCCTGATTAGAAAACTTATCAAGAAAATCAACAACCTTTTGTGGCTCTTGTGGCTTGTCTCCAAAGCCAGCATCTACTATAAAAGATAAATTTAAATAGACTGAATCTGTATCGGCCGCTATGACATAATCAACATTCTCTGTCTTCAAAACCTTGTTTAGGTATAAATTCAAATCTCTTTCAATCCAACGAATGGCAAATTGTCCTGAAATAGTAACTGCCTCAGCTTGACGCACATCAAAGAATCGAAAGTATTCATTACCAAGAGCACCATAGGCGGCGTTTAATTGAACTTTTTTGGCAAGCTGAAGATTCTTGTATTTTGAAGCATCAAATGAAATCTTTTGCTTGTATGCAACTAATTCTTTATCTGACAATTTTGTAAGGTCAATCATAATTCAAGGCAGATATATCTACCAGTCTTTTCAAATTTTGAATAAGGTATACTAGCAAGGTCTAACATTCTTTTAGATGCTTCCATACTGTGCAAGTATCTTGGTTTAATTATTTCATTTAAATAGATAACGTGTGTAATTCCAGATTGAATGATCGCCTTAGTGCAATCAGAACAAGGGAAGAGTGTAACATAAATTGTGCAATTCTTCAAGCCCATTTGTGTTGTATTTAAGATTGCATTTAGTTCTGCATGAACGCAATAGGGATATTTGGTTTCGTTTTCGTCCTCAGAATCTTTTCCCCAAGGTAATTGATCATCTGGACATTTATTTGGGAAACCATTGTATCCAACACCAACTACTCTTTTACTTGGAGAAACTATACATGCACCAACTTGTGTGCTTGGATCCTTACTACGTTGCGCCGAAAGAAGTGCAACAGACATGAAATACTGATCCCAACTTATATAATCTGTTCTTTTCAAGAGGCCTTCTTTTTCTTCTTTGATTTCTTTATCGCAGGCAATTTTTTATGCTCGACCTTATATTTTTGAAGTGTTCCTGTAACTCTAAAAACTATATCTTGATCTACAACTCCTGCAAGTTCTACTCCCAACTTATCGATTTTGAATTGGCCATCGTCATCTGTTCCGATTGCTAAAACAGAAAGATTCTGTAAAAGTTTATCCAGACCAACATTAATCAATTGTCCAAAAGGTAATCTTACAAGAGTATCAAGAGGCTCCTCAGAAATTAGAATGTTTTCTAGGACCTCAACATAATCAACTTCACCGGGTTTCTTATTTCGGAGCTTATCCATTTTCTTTACAAACTCCTTAGCTTTATTTGATTTTGGCATACACTATAGCCCTCGTCTTTTAAATTCAGCTTCGACCCTTTCAAGTTCATTCTGTGAATCTAACATCTTATTCTTGTAAACCTTTCTATCTTGATACATTCTCATTAAGATAGCTGGGAGAAACCCCTCTTTATCTGTTTTAAAATGATGTCCGTTTGCTGCCATTGTTAAACCCCTTTCTTTCAAATAGGACAAATCATATTCCTTTTTCAAGAGTTTGTCAAGATCAGTTGTTTTAAATGCTCCTGGAACTAACATTTCTGGAGATATATTATATTGTGCAAGCAAATGAGGATACAGAGAATCTAAGTCAAATGATGCAACCCATTTATGCATTCCAACTTTAGGCTCTTTTACGAAGGCTCCTGCATATCTAGTTTCCTTATCGTGTTTTGCTTTCTGTGGCATTACAAGATGTTTGGGACGAAAATCATTGAAGATAATAGTATCCCATAATCTTACTTGAGCAAAAGTGTCAACAATATTCACTTTGGCATCATAAGCAATTGCACAAAGCATCTGAATGAGTCCCATCTTTTGATCTATCTTTGCAACAAGTGCAACGTCCTGAATGTTATATTCTATGAACTTTTGGTGATCATTGTGATACATATCTCTCATATCACCCTGAACCTTTCCTTCACCCAATTCCATTTGTGCGATAGTGTTCAATTTATAGTTTTCAGCAGTGCCAACAAACTTTCGATACATCTGGAGATAATCAAGTGTCGAAATTCCTATCAATTCAAAATTATCATATTCTCTTCCCTGTAACTTAACCTTCCTTGTTCTAAGTCTTTTCCAGGGAGATAAAGAATTAGAGTCCTTTTCAGAAAGGACACGAGAGATACGATTGATCAGATATGGTATATCAAACTCCTCAATATTCCAACCACTGATAATATCAGGGTCTAGTTCTTGCCATTTTTGCACGAAACGAGATAGCAAATCTTTTTCGTCATCACACTTAAAATAAAATACATTTTTGTCTTCTGTTTTAAACTCTTTTGTGCCATAGACATAGAATTTGTCTTTAAGTTTAATTGTAATAGCGATAACTGGCTCTTGAACAGATTGAGGATTAGGAAAACCATCTTCATATGAGGTTTCAATATCAAGAAACATTACTTTGACCTGATTAGGATCATAATCTACTTGTCCAGTAAATGTATCTGACAAATAACAATAATGATAATTTGTATTACCATATACTGTGAAATTGTCTATACTCTCGTATTTCTTAAGAAACTCTCTTGCATCCTCTATACCAGAGAATTCTATTTTCTCAACAGATTTACCTTCAAGGGTTTTAAATTTACTAGATTTGTTTGAGGATATGAAAAGTGAAGGTTTGTATTCTATAGAACGATGAACACGAGAACCATTTTTATATCCTCGGTATAAAACTCTATTTCCAACTGTTACGCAGTTAGTATAAAACTCTTGACTCATAACACCATGATAACAGAATTAAAATCTGTTGTCAAATTTTTAGATTCGTGGACGGGAGGATAAGTCCTGTGGTTGCTTTAACATAAATTTCGTTATATTTACTTCTTATGTCCTTTGCTGGACGATATTTAAAAGCAACAATTTTATCAGGGAGTTGAAGAGGTTTGGTCTCATCTTCTTCATCAAGCATAAAAAGAAATGGTTGAAGATGAACTTGCGGGGCACCACTTGGTCCTGGGTTAAGTGATACAAAAAATGGTGCTTCAATATTATGAACCTTTTCTATTCCTTCACCAACTGTTTCAACTAATGCCAGAAGTTCTTCACCAGAAACTAAACGAACGATATAAACTTTGTCTTCATTAAATCCCATAACAATCTCCTTCACTCATTATAACAAAACTATTCAAAAATAGCAATTACAAGTTTGCTATTCCAGAACGAAATAATTCTGCCTCGGCACGTCTTCTACGAACAAGACCGGGAAGAACTTTTCCTTTAGCCTTGGACCAACGTAGAAATTGTGCTGGAACTTTTTCGTATTCCCCATTATTTAAAAGTTTCAATAAAGTGGAACCCCCAAAAGCTCCAACTCCAAGATTATATGTGAAACAAACTAAAGCATCGAACATCTCTTGTGTCAAGTTTACTTTTACAAGATTGTTAATCGCCTTTTCAAATTTCACTAAATCAAATGCAAGATATTCTTCGGCCTGCTGTTCTGTAATAGATAGACCCATTGGGACTGGCTTTCCTCCAATGAGTGTTGTTCCGTAACCTATTGTTGGAACACCAACTGCATCCAAATAAGCATCTAGTTCACACCCCTCGAATTGTTTAATTAAATCGATTCCTTGAGAACTTGTTTTCATTTGTTAACTCCTAATACATTTATGCAACTATTTATTGCACAAATGATTAGAAGCTATGAAACTTTGGTAAGTTTTCTTTCCTTGATGTCAAGGTCGAATACAAAAGGATCGTTTATTGGTTTGTATCGAAGGGTGCAAATAGATGCATTTGCATAAACTACACCATCCTTCTCAACAATTCCATAACCTTCATGTATATGACCAAAAAGGTGTAGAAGTGGTTTAATCACATTTACACGTTCTAGGAGGTCTTGACAACCAACATTGATTTTATCGTATTCTGTAAAATCACAAACACCATAAACTGGACCATGAGTAATCAGAACATCGGTATTATCTGGAATTTTACTCCAGATTTCGGCCAGTCGGGGGCCTCTCGGGACATTAAATGCCCAATTACAAAATTCCGGTTGCCAGGGGCTTCCGTAAAAATTTACACCTTCAAATGTTATAGCTTCATCTCTTAGGTATGTTATGTTACTTTCGATTTCTATAAGTTCTTTTGCTTGTGTAGGATTGCGCTCGAAGGCCCAATCATGATTACCTGCAATCACAAGAATTTTTTTGTATCGAGAAGAAATACTGCTCAACCAAAGTCCAAAATCCTCTACCTCAAAAAGTGAGCCTCTGCCACAAGAATCTCCAGAAAAAAGTAGGACGTCAGCTTCAGGTAGCTTATCAGTTATAGAATTGTGATACGTGTGCGTATCTGAAAAACAAACTAGTCTCATATTATCTTTTCTGCAAAAATTCAGTGCTCTCTATCAATTGTATCATCTTTTGCTTGGCTTCGCAAGGACTTTTTCCAATAGCGGTAATATTGAACTTTTCGCACGATGCTTGGAAGCATGGAACAGGATTATCGATATATTCCACGATTTCTATATTAATCGTTACAGTAACGGTATCTTGTTTTTTATCAGCCCACAAGGTCTATTTGCCAGTTGAGCCAAACCCGCCTGTTCTATTCGTTTTGATTTTTGGTTGTGATTGTATTTCTTCTATTGTGCAACGAGTATCAAGAACAAGTTCCGCTTGGCATATTCTGTCTCCATGATTTATCACAACATCTTCTTTAGATGTATTTAACAAAATTACACTAACTGGTTGTGTATAATCTTCATCAACCACACCTTCTGCGTTTACGAGAGTTATGCCCTGTTTTAATGCAAGGCCAGAACGGGGATGCAAACGTAATGAATATCCAGAGGGTATATCGAATATCAAACCAGTCGGAACTAAAACTCTACTTTCAAGACGCAACAATAGAGATTTTGGAGCAAATGGAAGATAGGCATGAATATCAAAACATGCCGAACTTTCTGTAGAATATTTTGGAAGAATTGCATCGTGAGTTTCACGATAAACTTTAAGCACAGGTTTCATAATAATTTTAGAATACTTGTTTCTTTGCTCCAATATTATACTTCGCTTCTAACTTCCATTCTTTCTTTTCTTTGAAAGGAAGAATTTTTATTTGCCCTATAGCGCATACAGGAGATTCACTTTTCTTTGCATCAACAAGATTTAAAAGGCCCCATTCCGCTAATACGTTTGCTATTGTATTTCTTCTTGCTAAATCATCTTCACTTAATGAAGAAGGTTTACCATCTAACTTAAACAATTCTTTGAAATGAACAAGGTAATATCTTTGTCTTTTATGTAAGATATGGCAAGATTGATACAAGACTTTTTCGTGACGGGATGCAACACCTATACGTGTTAATGTTTCACGAATCTTGAGAAAATCGTCGGGTTTTTTAAGCGTAACTTCAATTAAGCTATCAAGTATATCCATATTATCCTTCATACTTTAGTTCTCAGAAATATTTATATTCCTCGAAGTCTTGATAGCTTTAATCTTATTCCACGTCTTTCTTACCCTTCTTGCCCCCTTTTTCCATTCTTGATTGCATATATGCTAGTTCATCTTCAGAAAGAATTTCCAGTGCTTCTCTTGCTGTTTTGTTTGAATATCCATAATATTCTTTAACAATATTGATGTTTTCTTCTTTTTCTTTTTTGATATATTTGAAAAATCTCTTTTTCTTTCTGATTCCGAATCTCAAAAAATCGAATTGAATCATCTGCGGCAGATAATATCTTTGATTCATTTCTTGGGCATACATCAAAGTATCGGGTTCAAAAGATAGATACCTATTGATCATATAGGCATTATATTCCTTCTCTTCCAAAGAATCTAAAAGATTGTCTTTGTTGAATGAGATAGAATTTAAAAAATCGAACAAATAGGATTTACGTTCTTTTACTTCCATTGACAGTCGATCATGAGTTGCACGAGACACGCCAACAAGCAAATTTCTGGGTCAGCACTCATCGCGCTTTTATATTGATAATCAGCTAAGTGTAAAATAGCTTGAGGAACACTTTCGGGAACCATTCTTCCCCTCAGTGCATCATAAATTTTGCGATAAATCTTTGCTTGATCATTATCTAAATTTGATATGACCCATTGACGAACCTTTTCAAAGTCTTTATCCTTAAGAGATGAGAAAAGCGAAACAATATCAATTTCAAATGCCTGAGAAAGCACACCCTCATTAATTTCACCATTAATCTTTGCATACTTTTGCAGTTCATTAATCGTTCTGCGATAATCAGGAAAAAATTGAACAATCAATTGTCCAACTACTTTTGGTTCAAACTTTACATCCTCTAACTTAAGAATTTCAGATATTCTCTTATAAGCTGATTCAATAAGTTTTGATTTGTCTTCTTTAGGAATTCTAAACTCAACAACACCACATCTTGAATGTAAAGCATCAATAATTTTGTTTTTGAAGTTACAGGTAAAAATGAAAGAACAGTTCTTAGCAAATTCTTCCATTACACCACGCAAAGCTGCTTGTGCTTCTGGTGTTAAATAATCGGCCTCATCAATGATGATAACTTTTTGTCCACCAAGAACTGAAAGTGATGAAGCATATCCCTTAATCTTTGTTCTTAAAGTATCGATCCCTCTTTCGTCAGATCCGTTTACAAAAAGATAATCGGCATTAACCTCATGGCACAATGCTCTTGCAACAGTTGTTTTACCCTGGCCGGCACCACCAGTTAAAAGAAGATGGTTAACTCTCTGTTCTTTAACCATACCCTTAAATATTTGTTTTGTTATTTCTGGAAGAATACAGGACTCAATATCACGTGGACGATATTTTTCAACCCAAAGAAAATGCTCACGTTCTGACATATTACAACTTTATGTTTGTATCTAAAAGTGCCGCTAATATATCTGCTTTAGCTGCAATTTCGGATGGTGATAAGTCCGGTGTGCTTGAATTAGCTACAACAGCATTAGCGCATGTTGCCTTAAAAAGCAAATAAACATTATATTTCAGAAAGTCCAAACTAATTTCAGTTGGAGTGAACTTAACTATCTTTTGCTTCTTTGGTTTCTGTGTCTTTTTTGGCATTTGCGTCTTCCTCTAACACCTGGATAACTTTTTTCCAATGGTTCAATTTGAATTCAAGTTTGGCTTTTCGTTTAGGAGATTTAACATGCTTAAGGTGTTCTTCAATTGTAGAGACTGCACCATAAGCGTAATAAAGAGGATCAAGTAAAAGACGAATCTTTCCGCTAACTCTTTTAAGAACTGCCTCTTTAATCTGAGGATGTTCAGAAATTTTAAGTAGGTCGGGGATGACGTATTTTTCTTCTTTATTCATTAAATGCCGCTATTTGCTTCTGCTGCTACCCAATATTGGAGAGTCCCAGATACATGCTTCAAATTAACAATTTCAGTTGAGATATAAATCTTGTATGTACCATCAACAATCTTCAAATTATCGAAGTGTAAAACAAGTTCAAAAGTCTTATCTGTCTCTTGTTCTGATTCGACAGTGAAATTTCCTAAAGCAGTATTCTTATTATCAAGAACAGTAAAAACAATGCTTTTTCCATTTCCAGAAATCGTAAGGTGTGGTACACCAAGAACACTTGCGGCCTTCTTCAAACTTGACCAATCCTTTTCATTCAAATCTACAACAAGTTCTGCCTTAGGCATTTGAACTTTCTTGTTAAAAGATTTAACAGCCGAAGGATCTGCATAAACAACGCTAACGTGTCTCTTACCAGCAGACATTACAACGTGGTTGTCCTTGAAAGTGAAATCGGGGTTGTCAATCAGATCGTGTGCTGCAAGGAACTTAGGAAGATCATAAATTGCAAAATCCCTAGGAAGTGATTCAGCAAGTTTTGCTTCGCCGAGAATTGCATTAGAGGGTGCAATAGTTGTCAAAACATCACCCTTTCTAAATTGAATTGATTGGTTGATTGTCGAAAAATTTTTGAGAATTGTAACAGTATTATCACTTAATTTCATAATATGCCTTATATAAAAATAAAACCTGGGAGGAAATACTTAACGCAGTTTAAGGAGGTGACCTCCTCCCAGGAAACTTCTGTTTTTTTAGAACTGTTGCGAATTATCCAAGCGATACTGCGTTACCTTGCGTCCTCGAACCGTACCGGTATTCGTATAGATGATATAACCTTCATTGCGAAGATCAAAAATACGAGCTGCCAAACGGCGGACACCTAGACGCTTGCGGGCCTCAGTCTTTGTAAGCTGATTGCCTGTGACCAAGAAATTTACAATCTTGTCCAATTGTGTAGTTGCCATATGTTTCTCCATTTTATTAATATTGATGAGACTTTCCCACCATCACTCATTTACTGTAACAAAAATTCTTATCCTTGTCAAGGCTTGATTTTACTCATCAACTTATCCACATCAATATTTGTGGCTAAAATTGAATCTAAATCCATTCCCTTAGGGTGGGGTTTCGGTTCCTTCTTTTCTATTGATTGAGCAACATCCTTAGTCTGTTCATACTTTTCAAAAAGACTTAAGAATCCAGTCTTTATTGTTTCGTCAAAACGATTAATGCAAAGTTCTAGTGCTTTCTTTCTATCCTTGAACATTGCATAAGCATTAGCTATATGAACAAGCCTACGGGTTGAAATAACTTCTGAAATACCATCTTTATCAAAAGTTGTTCTTATAGAGTCTGCCCATTGTAGAAGCAATTCAATAAATTCGTCGTCGTCTTGAAGATTGCTTTGAAAGACCTTTTTTAAGATCGTTCTTTCTACTGCGGCTTTAGGATAAGGTTGTTCAAAGGTTACTGCGAATCTTTCTAAGAAGGCCTCATTCAAAACATTTGTTCCAACAAACTTATCGCTTTCTGTTCCTTGACCCTTAGTATTTGCAGTTGCAATTATGTTGAAACCCTCTTTAGGTTTTACATAACGGTTTATCTTTTTCAAGTAGATTCCCGATCCTTCGAGGATCGGTTGCAAACACATAATTTTTGTAGAGGCTAAATCAACTTCATCTAATAAAAGAATATCACCACCCTCCATAGCCTGGACAACCGGTCCATCGTGCCATGTCGTTGTGCCATTTGACATTCTCATACCACCCAAGGTATCATCTTCATCTGATTCAATAGTTATATTGACTCTGAACAATCGGCGCTTTAATAAAGCGCAAATTTGCTCGGACATTAATGTTTTACCATTACCAGATAAACCTGTGATAAAAATCGGGTAAAATTTTCGTGACTCAATGATTGTTTTAATATCATCGAAGTGACCAAACTTTACATACAAAGGATTAAGTTGTGGGATTAAGGACTGCGTTTCCATTTACCTCTACGTTATAGGATTATTCTATCACAATCAATTTAAATTTTCAAGCAATTATTTGTATGAATTTGGATAGTATTCCTTTACTTCCTACTTTAGATTGCATGTATTTAAGAAAATCATCTGATATGGATTCTTTATATCTATAATCATTAGACATTTCATGCCCAGTTGCCCTCAAACTTTTTCCACCCTTGATAATAAAATAGGAATCATAACCCACATTTGAAAGTTCTACAACACCATTTTCATGAAAAGTTTTTTGTGCATTTTTTACTGTCGAAGACTGCGAACCTTTATCCATTACATTTGAAACATAATGAGATAAACCGGACGATGAAATATAAAAACCTATAACATTTGTATCACAAACATCTTTTAAAATTTTCAATAAACATTCTGTGGTATCAGTATTTGTCATGAAACCACCTTCAACAGATTTGAGTAAATATGTTTTCTTTTTCTTTTTGCTATAAAGATATATAAGTTCGTGTTCATGAACATATCTAGGATATCCTTCGTCAGATTGATATACTAAAGAACCTGTTGCCTCTCCGTCTGTTAAGAAAACAACATTGACAATATCAATCTTGTTCCTATTTTTAAATTCTGAAACCATCTGTGTTGCACAAAATAAAGTTTCGTTTAAGGGCGTTGAACCCAATCTTTCTGTTGGAGGGCATGTTCTTTCTATACCCCTTTCTGTTGCATAGAAAGAAGCAACTGCCATCATATTTGTAAATGCCAAAGATAATTCACTTTGGGTCATTTCTGAGGAAAAATACTCTCTCAACTCAAATCCCTTCCTAATCAATATTTCAGATAGGTTAGATTTATGATAATCGCTTATAGGGTAAATACCATATTCTCTGCCTGTTGATTTTATATCATTGAAACCATAAACAGCAAAAGGGATTTTGACTTTTCGGCAAAAAAGAACCAAACAAATTAATTGTTCTATTGTCCCGCGCATGTTACCTTCCATGCTCGCGGACATATCTATATACATTATCAGTCCATGACTTTTACCAGTTAAAGCTGTTGTCATCTTCTCGAATATATCATCGTTATATTGGTAGCTATAAATTTTGTTCATATTTAAGATACCAGTTTTTGATACCCTAATTAACGAACTTTCCTTTGCTCGTTTTTTCATTTCAAACAAACGCGCCATATAACTAACAGTAGGAAACGTTTTTAATTTAAATTCATCAAATGCTTTTTTGGCATCGGACCATTCAGATGCATATCTAGCATAATGACTTCTTATCTCTTTATGAACTGTCTTAAAATTAGTTACAATTTTAGGAAGATCAAATTTACCTAAATTTAGGTATGCTGGATCTTTTGCATTATTATCTTGTAAATTTTTTATCGCTTGATCTAGTGCATCTTGGGTATCTGATTGAGCTGGGTCATAAGAATCTTGGATCTCTTCTGGATCGCCTTCTTCATCGCTCGATTTCTCCTCAGAATTATTTTCATCTTGATCCTCAGGAACTTCTTCCTGTTGCTCATCGAGATATTTTAAAAGTTTATGAGATAAATCTATAACTTGATTAATAGTTTTGCAATTATCTATCAAATCTATCCACTCTAACTCTTTTTCGGAAAAATTTACTTTTACAAGCCCATGTGATTCAAGTTTGTAATAGATATTAATTCTATCTAAAAACTTGATTTTATTAATATCCTTTCCGTGCGTCTTTAACAAATCTCTTTCAAAGATATCCTTGTAAGCTACTTTGAATGACTGCTTAAGACCAGGAAACTTTTTTTGTATTAATTTTTCTATACGAGAATCTTCTAACAAATTAAAGACAGACTTAATCCTTAAATCTTTCGGTTTAACAATCTTCTCCATGAAGACATCTTTTTCTGTGTATAGTGCATGGGCCACCTCATGCGCTGTTAACATCGAATAAAGGTCTTCACTCATCTCCTTCCAGACAGGAAGGATAAGTTTCCGTTGAGAAATATTAAATGCTGCTGTAGATACTTTTCTATGCTCAACAACTATATTTTCTGTGGCCATGAGCTTTGCCACGATTTCCAGCTTGCGTCGTTGTTTGTCAGCCTTCATATGAACATTGTATCATATCGGGGAACAGTTGTCAAATAATCCATTATTTGTGGATTCAAGTTTTGTGGAAAACAAAGATTGGTTCGTATTTAAACCATATTTCCTTGGATTGCTCTGTTTTCTTCTTAGGCCCCTGACCGGCGGTGACTTCTTCGTAGGTAATTAATTTTGTATTTGCTCTATCAAGGACCTTACAAAAATTCTTTGCCATCGGTTCCCCTGTATCAGGATCGATTCGATTACCACCCGGCATTTGTGCGAGGCACATCTTTATCTTCTTAATAAACTTCATACCCAAAGATTCTAAGATTTTCTTAGAGTCTTCTTCAAGAGGAAGAATATCTTTACCCAATTTAATGTCCGCAATATTCCAGAGTAGGTATCTATCATTGTTTAACCACTCAACTGCTATTTCAAGTGTAGGTCTTAAAAAACCATCTCTCCATTCTTCATACCCATTAAATTTATGACAGGATTGATTGGCGTCTTGTGAATAAATTTCTTTACAGAAATATGGTGGACTTGTGAAGACTAAATCAACCTTCCCTTTATATTCATGAAATCTTTCTTGCTCTCTCATTTCTTCAGAACCACATTGAAAAATTTCATAGCTATTTGACTGATTAATAATCGGCGATTGTCGATAGGAACATTTATTATAGAAATCTGCTAACTCATGATACTTTGTTCTACCCTTCTCTGTGTTGTGATCTGTATTAGGATCAGTACCAATATAATGATATTTTTGTCCCTCTTTGATGGACATTGCACCCAATATACGACCACCCCATCCAGAAGAAGGATCCCACAATGTAATTACATCTTGCTTCCCAACTAAGTCTTTTGTGAATTCTTCATATAAATGTTTTGCGGTCAAAGGAGGAAAGTTAACAGCGTATTGGCACCACGATATTCTGAAAGCCTTAAGACCTAAAGGAAACACACGTTGTCCATATTCATAGAGTCTAATTTGGCAAAACTTTCCTTTCGACCAATTAAGATTCGTTTTGCATTTATCAGGTATCATATCGCTGATACTGTTAAATTCCGACTCATTCATTTTCAGCCACTTAGCTTTCTTCAGTTCCTCATTATAGCCCGTATAAACACTTTCTTCCTCTTCCTTTGTTTCAAGCCAATAATCGTATTCTACATTGTTTAATTTTTTGCTTCTGAATTGTGTTTCAAATTTTGCTATCCATTCTATTGCAGAGGTAGATGCTATTAGATTCTTTTTCAAATCATTTTGAGAAGCATTTTTTGGCAAACTTTTGACGGGGTTTGAATAATGATAAAAAGAGTCTCGCTTGAAATGTCTTTTTGCGTATGTGATTGTTTTCTCGAATAAAGACTCTTCCTTAAAATGATCGTAGATAGAAAGGCCCTCATTCTTATTATATGCAATCTTCGTTTTCATCATGGTTGGAAACCATTGATTCGCTGCATTACCAAGAACAGAATTGTTTCTGATTACATCATATGTCTGTGTCAATTCATCCTTAACAATAAATTGTGTTGTATTGAAGGCCTCTAATTTCTTAAACTGATCAACTATTTCTGCTTCATCAAATCCTACACGAGGAGGTAAACCCTTTTCATCCCATAATTGGACTACTGAGGCTCTCATAGTTCTCATCCATTCAATAAATTCATTTTGACTCATCCAAAGAATCTCCTCAAATTTCTTATTGATTTCTGGATTGTCTATCAATTCATTATTCTTTTCGTAAAACCACTTACCCATATTACACCAATATACGACTGAAATTTTTCTCTTTCTTAAATCTTAACACACGTTGAAACTTATCTGCAATAGTATTTTTATGACTGATTACTATAATATTCATACCACGAAAAATATCAGATGTCAACAATTGGAGAATATTCTCTGTGGACTCTAAGTCCAAATATGAATCCGCTATTTCGTCCAGAATAAGTAGGTTTGTATTAATCGAGTTTTTAACCTTTGCTATTTCTCTCCAAGTAAACAAAAGAGCCAAATCTAATCTTTGTTTTTCACCATCGCTAAAATTTCCGTAAGAATAATCATCCCGACCACGAGCCTTAATTGCTTCCTCAAAATTTTCATTCATACTGAATGTAACAAAGAAGGACATATCATTCAAATATTTATTTGTATACTTGTTGATAAGTGGTAAATATTGTTTAATGATTCTTGCTTTAACTCCAGTGTCTTTCAATAAAGCATTTGCTAAGTCTTGCAAATTTCTTTCCTTAATAAGCTGCTCCTTTTGTCTCTCAAGATTATCTATCTCCGATTTAAATCCAGATAACACATCCATTTCTTCTGCAACTTTATTTTTCGGTTTCTTTAAGTCATCAACTTCTCTTTCAAGTTTACGAATAAAGGTTTTGATTGCCATGATAGAAGAATTTTTCTTTGCTATATCAACTTCAAACGATTCAATTTTTTTATTGATTTGATTAGCTACTAATTTCTTTTCTTCTAAACGTTGAACATTTTCTGTTATCTTTAACATCCCAGATTCTATTTCTTCCAATAGCTGCGTTTTCTTTTCAATCTCTGAATTTTTAAAAAGGTCATCTAAATGTTGTTTACAAGTTGGACAATCATCGTTCTTTTTATAGAATTCAATTTCCTTCTTTTCTTTACGAGACTTGTTCTCTAATTTGGATTCAAGTTCAAGAAGCTGTTTCAGTTTTGCATTAACTTCTATTTCAAAGGCAACCAATTCTTTCTGCTCTGAAATCTTAAGTTTAATTTCTTCTATTTCTGATTCAATTCTACTAATCTGTTGATGATTACCTGCAATTTTATTTTCAGCATCATGAATATGCTCTTGGTTATCTTTTTCTAAATCACCAATATACTTCTCATGAACTTTGATTTTTTCGACCATCAAAGAAATTAAATTCTCGTTTTCGTGGATTGCAGTTTTGTTGTTTGCCATCGCCTGTTTTAGGAGGGTGTTCATTACAGAGAAGATTTGTATATCCAATAGCTCCTCAATAATCAATCTTCTATCTACAGGCTTTAATAGCATGAATGGAGTGAAGTTACTTGCACCTAATACTATAATTTGAGTGAATGACCGACAGTTGAATTTAAGGATCTGTTTTTCAAGATATATTTGATAATCCCTTGCAGATGAGTCCTGGTTAATCAATTCACCATCACAATATATTTCAAAAATATTTGGTTTGATTCCTCTTCTGACAAGATACTCTTTAGACCCAATATCAAACTCTACTTCTACCAAACAATCTTTTTGATTGATAGAATTTATCATATTATTTTTGATGATATTTCTGAATGGTTTATTAAAAAGCCCAAATGTTATTGCATCTAACAAAGTGCTTTTCCCTGATCCAGATTCACCGACAAGAATGGTAGTAGAACATTTATCAAGTTCTATAACAGTTGGAGTGTTACCAGTTGAAAGAAAGTTCTTCCAACTTATTTTCTTGAAAATTATCATTCAATATCCAATGACAAAGCCTCGTTGTAAAGATTCGATAACAACAAGTTCAAATCATCTTCCTGAGGTATACCTAAGGATGATACATGCTCTTTTAATATTGTTAATGTATCTTTTGCGCTATCTATTTCTTCCTCTGAATATGATTGTAAAGTTTGATCAACTATAGAAACGTCAGCAGGGCTTGAAGCATAAACTTTATCTAGGAACTGATCATACCAATATGGATTGTCTTTTCTTTCTACAATGATTTTTACATATAGTTCTTTTAAACCTTCAAAAAAATCATCATTGTTTATTAGCTCTCCATTCCTACGAGTGATTGCGGATTTCTCCTTCATGACTTGCTGAAAGGTTTTATTCTCGTCATTGTAAAAAAGTTTTGTGAAAATCTGTCTTTTATTCTCTATAAAAATCAATTCTCTTGTTTGTGTATCAAATGTATGAAATCCTCTTATATCACCCCAATCATTCCAAGTCATTTGATATGGTGCACCTAGATAGTAAATATTACCCTTATTCGACTTATGATGAAAGTGGCCACTAAGAACTATATCGAACTTATCAAAAAGATTATGGTCAAAACCATGTTCTCTATTAACTTGTCCGGCGTGCATTTCAAAACCCTTAATCTCAAGATGTCCCATACAAACATCTGAGTTAGTTTCTTTTATTGCATTAAAAGTATTTTCTTCTCCCCCTTGTGGAGTCCACGGTAAAAAGAATATTGGAAGATTATCTACTTCGATTGTTAAAGGTTTATCATATATTGTTATGTTAGTATATCCTCTCAGTAACTCATAAACACTATTAATATCGTTTGTATTCTTATAATAGATGTCATGGTTACCCAAAAGGATATCCATTTTAATATTATGTTTTTGTAAGACATCAAAAACTCTGTTGCGCCATTGAAACAGAGTATTGAAATTGACATATTTGCGACGATCAAAAACGTCGCCTAGATGAATGACGTAATCTATTTTGTTCTCTAACAAATAGGGTATGAACTGCTTTTCAAAAAATGAAATGCAATATTCGACAAAAACAGGGCTGTCATTTCGACAACCAGCATGATTGTCAGTAACTATACCAATCTTCATTGGAAGATTATAACATATTTCAATTATTTGGTAAAGTTAAAAAAGTCTTCCAGAAATTATCAAAAATTTTGTCGGTGATTGATTGCAGATCAGAATTATCCATAGAGTTTAATTCTATTTTATTCCAAGTTAAATCTGCGGCATCTAAACTCGTGGGTTGAGAATAGCAATAATTTCCGTGGCCAAATGTATTTGAATTGATGATACATTCAACAACATGAATGGTTTTTTCTAAACCAGCTCCACTATTCTTATATGGACGAATTGCATCCTGAAGGTCTTTGATTTGTTGATCGTTCAAAACAATACCCAAATCTTTCATCATTTTTGTTGTAACTTCTTTAGTTGACAACGAACGATTTTGACAATTGCTGTATAGACTGTCCAAAATTTTTTCTTTCGATACCATATTAACTCCAAAGTCTGTCTTTAACGTCTATTAATCTTTTTAGCATGTTTGTTTCTTCTAAACTATCATCCTGTTCTATATCAAACATCTCTTTGATAAGTTCACTATATTTTTCTTCCTCTTCCTTTGTTCCATTAAAAATTCTTTCAAATGCTTTACCATTTGTTCCAGTAGGGACAAATCTATGCGTCCTTCCATATTTCTTATAAAGTTCGTCAACATATTTTGTAAGGCCGCAACGATCACTCGGATCTGTTCTTTTGAGAAAGATGTCATGCCACCAAAGATATAAAACCTTCATCTCTCTTGCAATTTCAGAATGATGTTGATAAAAATATTTTTCATCTTCATGAAGATTAGGATCAGTGGCGTCTTCTATTCTTTGATCAAGATTTTTCAATCCCAATTCCCGCGAACCCCTATAAGGGGCTAAACGTGTAATAAATTTTGGCCAATGTAATTCATTCCAGAATTTATAAAGAGCTAATTGATATTTCTTACCCTTCCGTTCCAAATCTGACTCTTTTTCATATCTTCTATCAAACTTTTCATGATCAAAATTATCGGCCCAATATTGTTCTCCACCTAATTCAAGTTCAACATATTCTGTTAGAAGTGCAAAGCATGAATGTAGCAATATTGTATCTTTATCATAATAATTGGGTTCTAATGTAGGGATTTCAACCCTGTTATATCTATCATATGTCCGAAACGCTATCCAACGTTCAAGATCATTTAATACTTGGATAGGATGCTTAACATAGTATTGCCATCTATAAGAAAATGCAGACATAATTACTCCAGAAATTTTTCTAAGGATTTCTTTTTCTTTTTAGTTGTTTTTGCTTTCTTTTCGTTCTTATGCTTTTCAAAATTGTCCATAAATTCATGCATGTAATTATTTGAATGTTCTGAACCGTATTTTGTTGGAGCATTGACAGGTGAATCTTCATTTGTTTCAAAGAAATCATTTGTCATTGCTTGTTCAATCATTTTAAATTTGGTGTATAGATGTTTCTTTTCTCGGGCAATTCTTCTAATGAAGGCATAGTAAACTATTTGAGTGAAGTATGCGAATGGTTGTTTTGATTTGTTAGGATTGAAGTTATTGATATACATGAGACAATTTTCTATGCCATCATTGATCATATCTTCTCTAAATGTGTAATTGATGAAGTTTGATTTGTTGGCTAGTTTCTGTGCTATCTTTAAAATACATTCACCTATGTATTCTGAAACTCTTGGTTTTGGAGTCCCTTCTTTTTTGGATTTTAGAAAGGCTTTACGGTGCTCCTTCATCGCTTTGAGGAACTCCTTATTATCCACGTAGTGAATTTTATCTTTTTCTGCCTTTGCCATATTTCACATTAACATCTTCTTAAAGGAAGATCAAGTTATATTATACATGAAAAGGACTTAGGCCCAAAACAACGAAGTTGTTTTGGATGCTTCGCATCAAACACCCTCACTTCGTTCGGGTGTTTGGTATCTGGTATTTTGGACTTGGTATATACTAGAACTGGTTAGTTACTGGTCAGTACCGGAAGGACTACGGATATATAGCACCCATTTCAAGTAAAAACAACAATTATTTTTGTTCCATGTAAAATAAATTAAAATAGTGGGTTGGATTGCAATATTAAGGTAATAATAGGGTCAGATATAAAATTGACTCAAAGACCTCAGCCATGACAACGCGGCAGCTTAGGATTGAAAGTTAATGGGGTTCTTCTTTATCAGGATCGATGTCCCAACCCTTCAAGAATTCCATATACTGTTTCTTTTGAGGATCTTGTTCCTTTTCTATCTGGCCAGGAAGAAATGTTTCGTCACTGATTTCATAATAGTGCTTTTCAACCTCCATCATGGGATCAGCTATCGTAACAACCTTATCTTTTGGAATTGCAAAGAATGTATCGTCACTAAAGGGCATCCATCTTGTTAAGAACAATTGATGTCCTTTTGTTGAAGCATCATAGCTCCATATAAGTCTTAGAGGATCTCTTACAAAAACAATATGATCGTAGTTAACATTTTTATCACTATCACCATTTAATTCGGCGACAATTTCTTTATCAACGTCTTCAAGAAATCCAATGATGTCATCTCCATTCGTTAATCGGAACAATTTGAGTATTGACATCCAAATATCCTTTGTTTTGTCTACAAAGATATTTAGCTCTTTTTGGAAGCAAAGTCGATTTTATGAATCTTGTAATCGAATTTTTCGGAGTTGTATATCTTAGCTCTCTCCAAAAAATGTGTTAGTGCAAAATTCTTGTATGCTTTATAACTGAGGTCATCAACTATATCATATAATGTAGCTTTATTTGAATAATCTCCTACACGTAAAACGCGGCCGATGCTTTGCAATGTCTTGATTCTCGATTTACTAGGGAAGACAAAAATGATATTATCTAAGTTTCTTATATTGATGCCTGTGCTGAATACACCAGAAGATGCAACAATAATAACACCTCTTTCTTTTTCTGTTATTTTTCTGACTTGTTCTCTTGATTCTGCATCTGTTTCACCAGAAACATAGAAGACCTTTCTTCCCTTTGCTTTCTTTTTAATAGATTCATATAGAATTTTTCCATGTTTATCAACATACTGAAAAAGAACCATCGTGTTATTCTCTAAATTAACTGCTAAGTTTGTTATGAAAGAATTTCTTTTGTTATTTTCTATAATAAATTTAACTTCATCTCTGTATGTTGAATCTCTCAAGTTCTTACATTCTTCAACATCATATTTCAATAACAAACAATCTATTTTAAGTTTTGCAAGATGACCCTCATCCATCAATTTTTTTGTTGTAGTAACTTGAAAGACAGGACCAAATAAACCTTCTAATACAAGTTTATTTGTTTGTGTTCCATCAAGTGTTCCAGTTGTGCCAAATCTATATTTACAGGTTTCAAGATTTTGCATTATCTTTTTAATAGATTCAGCTTTGTAAAGGTGTGCTTCATCACCAATGACAACACCAAATTGTTTAAACCAAGATTTGGGTAGCTTGTAAATTGATTGCCATGTAGATACAACTATTCTTTTATCTGTTTCTTTAGATTGAGATTCATAAATCCCATGACAATGTTTTGTATTAAATCCGTATGATTTAAAATCATCAATCATCTGTGTTACTAGTCCAATTGTTGGAACTATTATCAAAACTTTTTCTGTTTCAAACCATCTAATCAGAGTGTAAATGATTAGGGATTTTCCTGAAGCGGTAGGACTTAATAGTAGATTTCGACCCTTTGTAATAGCCTCTTGAAGTGCAAGATATTGTGCATCTCTAAGTTTATGTGGGAGAGATAAATTTTCTATGAATGAATCTATCTTTTCTTTTGTTACTTCTTGCTCACATTCATAAATCTCATCGTCTATTTCTATATCATATTCTCTTTCTTTAGCAAAAACTTTTAGATATTTTACAAGACCTAGATATAATTGGCACGTCAGAGAATTGAAAAGTCGAATGTAACCATCCCACATCCTAGACTTATAACTAGGCATGAATTGATATCCTGGGACTCTAAATTTGAAATATTCTGATAATTCTTTAAGAATTCCAGAATCAGCTAAAATAACAGCATAAACTTCGTTATGCTTTTTAACTTTGATTAGTTCTCGATACATCACTTACCTCAGAATAAGAATCTCTGAGGATATTTATTACAGCATTTTTTCTCGTTGAAATGAATTTGTATGTCAAACTAAACAATGCTATTAACAATAGTAATACCACAACCAAGGAAATTGATAAGAAAAGATTTGTATTTCTTCTATTCAATTTAACTCTATCAGCCATTCTTTTGTTTATGCGCCTTGTGTCCATTTTAAATATTCAATTGCGTTCTTAATGTGAAAAGAACGGTTGTTAATAACAGAAATAATATCCTGGAGATATTGAACCTTTTCCCTATTAATAGAGACTTCAAGTTTCTTTTCAATCAATTCAGAATCAGCATCAAGATATTTTTCAATATCACCCTTCAATACAACGTAATCAAATTGCTCCCAACCTCTTTCTTGAAGTGTTTGTTTATCTAATTTCCCTGTATATAATTCCCATTTGTCTTTTAATAAGACATCTAATTCGGTTTGTTTCTTAGAAAGTAAAACCTTTTCTCTAATGTAAATTTTGTAATACTTATTATGTAGTTCGGGGATTTTGAGTGATTCACCATCAAGATTTGTTCTATCTATTTTGGAATCTTCTGACCAGAAGTCTTCTATCTCCTCAATCTTCATTATGATTCACCAGATACGATCTATCGCCTTCTAAAAATTCAACAGCATGAATTGTGCAGTGTTCGTTTCCATTTATAGGACTAAATCTGAGATCAGTCACATTTCCGCAATTAGGATATGCACATCTTCCCAACTCACAACTGCAATGAACAACAAAATGCTTTTTGCAATGATGGCAAAGAGGAGAAATCTTATATTCAACAGGATTCATTCTTTTTCAACCAAGTGTTTCCCTAACGAGGGTCTTTGGACTGGTTTCGCCACAGGAATGTCTATAATATGAACGGGTTTATTTAATGCTTGCATTTCTTCAATCATATTTTTTGTTCCAGAACTTTTACCATCCCAAAATGCAATAAGTAAATCACCATATTCAGCCATTCTTTTATTTCTTATAGGACCAGCACCTAAACCATGTTTATTCCATTCAGCAGGGAATAATGTGCAGGGAATCTTATTCAAACTGGCATATTTCATGCCTAGCTTGTCAACACCTCTGGCACCACCAGAAATAACTTCTGTAATTTTTAATTCTTGTTCTTTCAAAAGATAATCACAAAAAAGATCGAACAGCTTTGATTGAAAAGCCTTATAATCAGTAAATGTTCTAGTCCCTGCTATTATTACTCGCATCTTTTTCAACTTTATATGCTTTCCAATTCTCCCATTGAGAATCTTGAAGATTATAATTCTGAAAGTCAAGATAATCGTGCTTTTTGTCGTCATAGTCGACCACGATTCCCCAATCTAATATCTCAACAATGATAGCATATCTCATATTTCCTGTAAAGGGAAACTCCAAAAGCAATTCATCTCCCTTTTTGAGTTGCAAGATCCAGGGTGGACTGGCCATATGCTTAGACGTTTCTAGCAGCGAGTATAGCAAGGATTCTTTCGTGCATCCAACCAACAAGTTTTGGATTATCGATGAAAACTGAAGTTAGTCCGTTTGCAAGTTCTGTAACGAATCTTTCTTCTTTTCTTCCATCTACTTCGATAGGCCATTCTCGGACGATGCCATGCATTACTTCGTGAATGACAGTATCGATCATCTCGTCAGTTGGTTGAACTTCCTCAACTTCAACTAATTCTTTATTGAAGTCAATTCGTCCATGCAACTTTTCTTTCTTAAGAGCTTTTTTATGCTTCTTGAAGCCATAAAAATTCTTTTTCGCCTTTACTTTGTATTCGGCGTCTTTAATCTTAATCTTTCGTGGTCGTCTAGTAACTTTATTTTTCATATAGCACTCTATGGTTTTCTAACATTGTAGGTGTCATATTGAAATCGTATCGAGGAACTAAGATAATTAACATCGGCGTCAGTAGTATTAAAAGTCAGTGGCCCCAATGAAACTGGAAAGGCATCTTTGAATGTAAATTCAAGATAAGGGTTTTCTTTGCTTGTCAAAATGTGTAAAGTAATATCTGAGAAAAGATTTTGCAATTTTCTCCCGCCATCTGGGTTTGGATCTTGTAGAGGAACATTCTTCCCATCAAGATTTTTCAAACGGCCTCGGCGAATGTTAGCATATTGATCATGTGTTTCAGGAAAAGCTAAACTTGTGACCCATTGAAAGATTTCGTACCAATCTCTCATACCTTCTTGAACCTTAAATTCAACCTCAAGTTGTCCATAAACTACTTCATCTCCTGGGACATGAAATTTGTTTACTACAGATGGAACCTTTATCGGTGTAATTTCAACACCCGGCAAAACAATTCTTTGCAAGTTAAAGGCAACATCTGGGATACGATGAATGGTAAACTCAAAGTTTAATTGAGACTGAAAATTCTTATTTTCTGTCTGAAATGGCATTGTTTACCTACTAGTGAATGGAATAAAGTTCTCATTACTATTTATTTTTACACATAACAGCAAAAGAGTCAACTTGAATGATTCCAGACTTGGATTAAAAGAAATATCAGTTGGATAGAAAATAAATCTATCCACAACTCAGAATCAGGGCCAAAAAAGAGGCGCTTACAACGGCGCCTCTTTTTCTTTAATCTTTCTAATTCAGATTAGAGAAGATTTGTAATCTTAATCTTACGGTAGTATACGTTTGTGTTTGAAACAAGCGATCCGTCTGAGTTACCAGCAAGGTTGCTGAATGGGTTGCAACGGAGTCCGTAACGTGTCTTGAATCCAATTTTTGGTTGGAAACTGTTTTCACCAACCGCACGTACCATTTGGAGAGGAACGTATGGGCAGTAGAAAAGACCAGCATCATAAGCATTTGAACCCTTATATCCAAGAACTGCGAAGTTTACGTTGTTCAACGCATAAGGATCGATGTATACTTTATAGCGTCCGTTAAGAACACCAGCAAAAGTATTTCCTGTTTCATCAACATTCAAGCTATTTGAAAGAGAAGTTGCATTGTCGAGCAACCCTGCTACTGCAAAAGCAGAAGCAACGTCAGAAGAACAAAGCAAGAAGTTAGCACGTCCACGACGGCTTCTCTTTGCGATTTGGTTAGCATCACGTTCAAGTTGGTACATAAGACCCTTGAACTTTTCAACGAGCCAACGACCATTGCTATCAACATCGAGATCGAAAGTTCCCGCAGTCGCAACATCGTGTTGAGCACCGACTTCAGCGATACGGTAGATTTCACGGATAACTTCACGGTTGATTTCTGCAAGAATTTCAGCAGAAAGGATGTTAGCAAGTTCGCTTTCAGCATCAAGACCGTGAATTGCTTTAAGGTCTTGTGCAATTTCCATTGTGTATTCTGCTTTCAACGCACGAGTCTTAGCTTCAACAGTTACTTTGTCGATGCTAAGTGCCATTTCAGGAAACTCAGGCTCAGGAGCGCCAGTGCCGAGTTTTTCGCCGTCGAATGTAGCAAGACCAGAACCAGAAGTAAGAGCGCCAGTTGGATCGAGAGGATCTGTATGGGTTCCTGTTCCGCTGAAAGCTGTATCTGCTTCAAAATGAAGTGCTTCTGCACCGCTTTGTGAAGTGTAACGGCTCTTAAGAGCGAAGATTAATCCAGTAGGACCGTCCATTGGTTGAACACCACAAACATCGAAAGCGATCAATTGTGGCATCGCTCTACGAACGAGAGCGATCAAAACTGGATCGTATCCTTTCAAGTTTGCGTTATTTGGGAATCCGTTTGCAACGTTAGCTGGAACAGCTTCGTTCAAAGTTGCGTATCCGCCTGTGCCAGAATTGTCGTTTTCCTTCTTTTGATTTTCGAGAAGGATAGTTACGACAGCCTTACGATAGGCGTCTCTGATAGGAGAAAGTTCAGGATGATTTAGGACCTTCTCCCATTTCTTTTGTAAGTCTTCAGTCTTGAACATTTTAGCACTCCTTATCTATTAAGCTATGCAGTTCTAAATTTTATTTATAAAACATTACTTTTTCAAACTTTGTGAAATCGCAACAGCATAATGATCCATCTCATCATTAATTTGTCCACTCTTTTGAGCTTCGATTCCACCTTCCTCAACAAGGGCTCCAGCTACATCACCAGCCTTGGATTTGATTCCAAAATAGCTTTCTTTGATGATTTGAAGTTTCTTACCATACTGTTCTTTTGAAGAAAAATCTACAGCTACAATGAGCTTTTTGAATTTTTCTGCTTCAAGTGCGGTAAGCCCTTCACAAAGAGAGGTGACTAATGCTTCTTTTTCACCCTCATTGATCTTCTTTGACAAATCAACATTCTTGTTGATTTCATCATTCAATTCTTTTTCAAGTGCTTCGATTTTTTCTGCTTGTTCTCCGAGCAAATCTTTCTTGCTTTCAGGAACTTCAACGAAATGATCTTCCAAAAGATTCTTCAACTTTGACATGAATTCTTCTGCAAGTTCTGTGCGAAGACCAGCTTCTACAGCTACAGAGTTTTCCTTCAACCATTCTTCTACAATGTAGTCGAGGTAGGAATTAATACGTTCTGCCATATTTTCGTGCATCTTGCGAATCTTTCGCTTTGACACTTTAGAAAACGCTTCTTGGAGCTTCTTTCTTTCTCCAGAAAGTTTCTTTTGAACAGACGAACGAACAGCAGTTTCAAAAATAGTCTTTACGCGACCCTTTGTATCTTCAGAAAGGAAATCACCAGCAGTAAGAGCGGCAAGATGTTCCTTAAGTTCTTCGTCTTCATCGTCCTCAGACTTATCAGCGTCTTTATCTTCGTCTTCCTTCACTTCTTCCTTGTCTTCATCCTTCTCATCTTCTTCCTTCACTTCATCCTTCTTCAACTCGTCTTCAACTTCTTCGTCCATCTTGTCAAGGTCTTCTTCCCAGTCATCCCCTTCCTTCAGTTCTTCTTCCTCTTCACCCTTTTCATCATGTTCTTTTACTTCCTTGTCCTCGTCCTTTTCTTCCTCTTCCTTGACTTCTTCCTTATCCCAATCTTCTTTATCTTCAGATTCAGGAAGTTGTGCTGCTTCTGCATTTCCGTGCTTACCAGCGGCCCAAGCAATAGCTTGACCATCTTGAGATGGCTTTACTGCTCTTTTACCAACTTTTCCTTCTAGTGAATCTGGAACTTCTGCGCTTGCGTCAGATGAATGTGTAGGGAGCAAAGACTTGCTCTTATCTTGTTCGGAAGTTGCTTTACGATCTGCCCACTTATCTGGAACTTGTTTCCCAGCATCGGAAGGATGTGTAGGGAGCAATTTGTTTTGATCTTCTCGAAGTGCCTTGAAAGACTTCTTTGCTGCCATTTGAAAATACTCCTAAATTGTCATTCAACAAAAATTTTTGTATATGATGAAGATATTTATAAATTATTCTTCCCTAACTCTAACATATATTTCATCTTCCAATTCCGCACCATTATCCCATATGGAAATGACGCTGATTTGATACTCAAATTCATCCAATCCATCAATTACCATCAATCTAAGTTTTGTTTGACTGACACCAACAATCACTGGAACATCGCTTAAAAGTATTTCAGAGGTAGCATCTGTTTTAACAGTAGGCTGCTTCCGCGGCCATTTTACAGCCGTTGCGGAAGCATCTACAATGTGGTCTGAGCCGACAGGGATAGCCCTTCCAAAATCCAGGTCTACTGGTAGTTTTTCGGAGGGCTGTTTGGTAAACTGTTGACGGCGATCTATGGCCATTAATAACCTGCGCCGTGTTTAGATTACAATTTGAAAATCTTGTTTGCGCCGTTATCCCATTGAACAGTGATATCCCCACCGTTTGGTGTTACAGGAAGACCTGTAGCAGTATCGATATAAGCAATAAGGTTTGAAGTAGCTTCAACACCTGTGTGCTTGTAAAGAACGATAGCTTCGGATTGATCACCAGTTACAAGAGACCAAGTAACGTCAGCAGCATCGGCAACACCATTTGTTGATGTCTTAGATGCAAGAGCTCCAGATACAGCTACACGAGCGGCACCAGGAACATCGTCCAAGAAATCATGAGTAGCAAGGTTAGGTGTATAATCGGCCAAATCGACAAGGATAACTCTAATGTCATCATTCAGCCAGTCAATATCGCCATTAAGAAATGCTTCACGACCTTTATCATAGAGTGCATTTGCCATTGTCTTTTCTCCTATAAATCTGAAGTAAGATTATTTTCTCACGAGATATTTATAATTTCTTTTACTTGCAGACAATGTTACAAAAGCTCTGTCTCTGTGGTTGACTAACCATGGAATACCTAATCCTTCATTTGTTGGGATTCCGTCGTGATTATCTTCAAGCGTAATTAGTTGTTGGAATACCCTTGTGTTTCCACCGAATTGTTCTTGAGAAGGAATTCCTAATGGCAATATGACTGATTGTTTTAATAGAAGTGGAAGCCCAAATTCTTCTTCTGACTCAATTCCCATTTCAAAAATTTCTGCATTTAAGAAATCTTCCCCGGATTCTATATTGCCCGCATCAATAATAGAAAGATTGACTTTCAAACTTCCAAATGTTTCTCCGCTTCCGATAGAAACTGTCCCAAGAGGGGCGGCAGATTGAATAAGATTGATGGTAGGAACATTTTCTTCAGAAGGAATACCTATAGGATCAATTTCAGGAACAACATTTACAGAACCAAAAGATTCCCCAGTTGCAATTCCAGTTACACCCAATATCTTTACAACCTTATGAGATCCAAAACTTTCGTTCGATAAAATAGATGTAACTTTTATCTTTTTCAGAATTGAGTGTGATCCAAAAATTTCAGCAGAAGGTATGCCAGTTGTATCAATTTCAAATACAAGTTTAGGTGTACCAAAATGTTCTCTTGTAATTAATCCAAATACAGATATATTTGTGTTACCTGTAACAATAATAGGACTAGGAACAATTGTTTGATTGAATCCTTGTGGATGCAAAATAAAGTTTAATTGAGGTATACCAAATGCTTGTTGTGTTGGTATACCAAGTCCAGGATTTAAGTGTATTCTAATTCTAATTCTATCACTGGTCGAAACATCTTCCGCAGAAGGAATAGAAGGAGGAACAACAAAAACAGGACCAACCTCTATATTAACATTAGGAACACTTTCTTCACTTGGAATTCCTGTAGGTTTAATCTTAAGGTTAACTTTAGGAGCAGGAACAACTTCTGCCGAAGGTATAGATATTTGATGAACAAACTTTTTGACTTTAGGTATACCAAATGCTTCTGCGGAAGGGATAGAAAATCTATCAACTTCTTGTGTAACATTCGATGAACCAAACATCTGAGCCGAGGCAATACTACTTGGATTAATTTTGTGATTAATCTTATGTGAACCAAAGGCTTCAGATGAACCTATAGAAGGAACAATTATACTAACTGCACCAGGAATAATAGTTGGTGCACCGAATATTTGTCCAGATGGTATTGCAGTTGGTTTTATTTTATATCCAACAGAGTGTGAGCCAAAGGCTTCAGAAGAACCTATACTTGATGGAGCAACATATAATTTCAATTTTGCTAAACCAAATGCTTCAGCAGAAGGTATAGATGATTGATACAGTTTGAGGTTTAGTTGCGCTAAACCAAATGCTTCAGCAGAAGGTATAGATGTTTCATCTATTTCAGGAATAACACTAGGAGTCCCAAAGACTTCATTTGAAGATATAGAAACAGGATAGACATTTTGATTTATTTTTAATGTTCCAAATGCTTCAGTAGAAGGTATGCTAGATGGTTTAATATTTTCATTTAAACTATCAGAACCAAATGCTTCTTCGGATGGTATTCCTGTTGTGAATAGTTTTAAATTAACTTGCGTATTACCAAAAGTTTCTTGAGAACCAATACTTGTAGGAAGCAATGGTGCAATTGGAGTTACAATTGTTGGAGAACCAAAAAATTCATTAGATCCTATAGAACTTGGTTTAATAACATAACTAAGTGTATGAGAACCAATTGTCTCACCAGAAACTATACCAGATGGTTGAATGTGGCTATTTATTTTTGTGGCACCAAAAATTTCTTCAGAAGGAATAGAAAATGGAACTATCTTTGATAAAATATAAATTACACCAAAATCTGATTGAGAAGTGATCCCAATAGGGTGTATATGAACCATTAATTGAGGTGTACCAAATGCTTCCTCTGAAGCAATTGAAGTAACACTAACACTAATACCAGATGTAACTATAGTTGGTGGTGGAACATTTTCGAGTGATGGTATAGTAAAGTTATCTAGTATCACATCTAGTTCTGGTGTACCTACAGATTCTTCGGAAGCTATAGAACTTGGTTGTAAATACAATACTAATGTTGTATTACCAAATGCTTCTGAAGGAGCAATAGAACTAGGAAGAACATTTGTATTTCCTACAAGTAATTCAGGTGTGCCAAATACTTCTTCTGTTGGTATACTTGTCGGATTATGTATTTTTGAATTAAATTTTGCAAGGCCGAAATCTTCTTCAGAGTTTAGTGTGAAGTTGAAAATTTTGTGAACAATTATAGGTTCATTTACATCTTCTTCGGAAGGAATTCCTAGAACAATTATAGTAGATGGTGAACTTACAAAAGGAATTCCAAAATCTTCTTCGGAACCCATATCATCTGGAAGTATAGTTACAAATCCTGTAGAAACTGTTGGAGTACCAAAAGCCTCTTGAGAATTTATTGAAATAGCATGAATGTGTTGAACTATTAGGGGTGTGCCGAAGGCTTCGCCACTTGAGATAGAAGTTGGAGCGATAATTGTTTGAATAATTAATGGTATACCAAAGGCTTCTCCAGAGGCAATACCAATTTCTTCTGTTTCTAAATTTATTTGATGATTTCCAATCGCCTCTTGTGAGGTAATACCGACTGGTAGAAGTGTTATCACTCCAAATGCTAAAGTTGGAGTACCTAAAGCCTCATCTGAGTTGATGCTTGAAGGGTTTATATGTTGTATAAGAAGGGGAGTACCAAACGCTTCTTCAGAAGGCGGCCCGGTAGGAAAAATTGTTATAACATTTGTCATAACAAGTGGCAACCCAAAATTTTCACCACTTGGAATAGAAGATGGTTCAATTTCATGCACAATTATATCTGTCCCAAACGCTTCTGCTGAAGGAATAGAACTTGGTGCAATAATAAATTGATTTAATTGTGCAAGGCCTATTGCTTCTGCTGAAGGAATAGCATTTGGTAAAATATTTTGATTTACAAGATGAGAACCAAATGCTTCTGCACTTGCAATACTAGTTGGAGAAATAATTTGTGTAGCTGGTGCCGGTTGAAGATCAGTTAAATAAGTTGGTTCAGTGAAGTTCGCCCAAGGCATATTCTTCAATTGAATGATTTCTGAATTTGATAATGCTCTATTATAAATTCTTAATTCTGTAAGTTTTCCTTCAGAATTTGTCCCATCAAATCCTTCTCCAACTTGAACGTTAATATTTGTGGTATTGAGTGTTTGACTTGTTCCACTAGTAGCTGTAAGAGTTTGTAAAACTCCTTGTAAATATATTTGGACTTGTCCTGTTGTTGTGGCACCAACAGGAACAACAACTGCCACGAAAGCCCAAGTTTCGTTAGGTAGAATTACGTTGTTTGGTGTTCTTACAGAATGTAGACCAAAATCCATTCTGATAGCACCATTTTGGGTATAAATTCTAAATCTTTGTCCAATATTAAGGATATTTGAAGTATTAGATGAATAATCTACCCAGTTTCTTGCTGTATCTGTATCTGGTTGCACCCAAAAAGTAATGGTTCTTGCTGCGGCACCAATAGGATAAAGTGTGCTTGTTCCAAAATTGATGAATTCTCCGTTACTGTTAGTTGTTTCAACACAATTTCCGGAAATTCTATGATTATTTGTTCGATTTATTGATATAACACCAGAAAATGGGCCATGTTTCTGAGCAGGACCAAGATCATATACTCTTTTTCCAGTAGTAGCAAATGTCCAATAGGACACAAGACCCTTTGAGAGAGGGTGGCCAGGGTTTATTTCTACCCCTGGAGGTGGTTGTGTTAGATATGATCTACGAAAAGGGTACTTGGCACTCACTTTTCATTACCTCGAAAGATTATGATGAAGTTAGATATATGCCGGTATACTGTTTAGTGTGGTTTCCTTCAGTTGCGTTAAAGGCAAGTCCTGTTCTATTTTCGACAACAAAACCCCACTTCTTTGGTAATACCCCACCAAAGAATGATGCAACAGATGGAATAACGGCTTTATATGTTAATCCTCCGGCATCTGGTGTTACGATTGTCCAGGGCCCTCGAAAATTGTTGGGGTTTCTCATAGTGACCGCCGCGT